AAGCTGCCGACGGATGGAAGGATTATGCGAGTTACATCGTGGCGATGTGAACGCTTGGAGCGTTTGGGCTGATAGAATTGTGAGGATTTAAGATGCAAGGAACGTGCGAATATGCCTACCGCAAGAACGGCGATGTCAGCCTGCATTGCCGGTATCTGACGGAGAAGAAGGCTCGACACGACTGGTGTGCCCATCAGTATCTGTGTGGCAGAACAAAAAAGTGGGAAGTTTCTACCGAATCTTCCCACTGTAAAATCAAAACCTAGCGTACACTCACTGAAACCATACGATCTGGAAGGAGTTGTGAAAAGTATGGACAGAATTCAAATCACGAAGGAAAATCTCATGCAGATGCCGGACTATGTGCCGCTGCGCGAGAAAATGCAGTTCGTTAAGGAAGCGGCAGACTTGTGCTTCGACCGCATAGAACTGAAAATCGATAAGGGGCTGGACAGCGTTCCCATGCCGCCCATGTACAAGGAAAACACGGCAATCAAGAGCCGCGTCCTTATGGCGGCATATGCAAAGCTCTATCTTGGTGAACCATATGAGTTCGAGAATAATCAGTGGCTTATGACAGAACCAGAATATGACCGATTCGCATCGAGCCATATTATGAACCAGCTTGAACGTCTGAAACGCTGCGACGGCGAAGTCAGGGACAAGGCGTTTGACGCGATTTCGGATATGCGTGACCTTGAAAAGCGCCTGAACACCGAAATCTACGGACTGACGCAGGTCATGAATGAACCAGTCACGCGCATCATCATGGCATTGCAGCAGCAGACCACACCAGAGGCGGTCAGCGGAGCACTGAACGAGCTAAAAGACGCACAGAAGGCATTCGCCGACTACATGGAAACGAGGCAGAAACAGCAGGAGGAAGCCTGATATGGCGGTATCGGTAAACGCAGACTCTTACCCTTATGAGAGAGTTCAATCCGGATACACCCGGCTGCGTGGAACAGAGGAAATCCCAATTAAGATACTGAAATATCTGATGGACTTGCCTTTGCCCGGCTACATGCCAAAGGATGACAACGACCACGCCCGTGTCCGGCTGATGAAATATCTCTGGTACGATGGTGCGAATCCGCTTGCAAATCCGCTTCCCACTCCGCAAGAAAAGCTGTCCATGCTTTTTGACGGGGATAATCCAGTTCTGAACGCAGCGGAAGACAAGAAACGGCACCCGAAGGGATACCGCATATACCCACAAAGAGTTTGGGGGCAGAGCGATACAGAAGCGGACACGATACTGAAACTCTATATGGGAAGAACCATTGCAAAAGACAATTTCCATACGGTTCTCGGTTTGCAGTTTGAAATCCTTGTAAACGTCAACATGGAGAACACCACGCGGACAGACGCATATTCCAGAGCCTACAGTATCGAGCAGTGTATCATCGAAGCACTTCACGGAGTGAACATCACCGGAATCGGTGTCATTGACTTCGACCGGTACGCACACACCGACAATGGAAGTAAGAGTATATTCGACTACGGAAATCATATTGGCCGCATGCCGCACATGAGCGTGGAGTGGTGTGACTCCGAAATGGATATACCTGAATAGAAAAATATTTTACCCGCGCCGAAAGAGCGGCGCGGAAGAGCCGAAGAGGGCTATCGACACATTAGATTGTGCCGGTAGCCCTCGTTTTTACTTAATACGGCAATCAGAAAGGCGAGGAAATAAAAAATGCAAGACCTTTCTCTTGAAATGGCAAAAGCTGTTCGGCGGTTTGAACCTATCGAAACCGAAGGCTTGACCCTATATCCAATCCAAGTCAAGGACATTGATGAATTCACAACAGCACGACCCGCAATCGAGTTTATGCAGCAGAGTCTCCCTGTGGCGATGCTTTCAAAACCTCTTTTGCAGTCGTACTACACATTGGAACTTGACGCGGCAAAAAACGGACAGCCCGGAAGCGGGCTTTTCTACAAGTGCATTCTGTTTCTTTTACTCGCAATGCGAGTAGGAAACGGCCTACCATCCGAAAAACGGATAGAACTTGTAGACCTTGAGTTGCAAGCAAATGACCCGACACGGCTGAAAAGTGTGCTTATTTTTGTGAATGGGGAAGTGAAAAGGATTACCCCCATGCAGTTTCAGCGTCTGCGACCAATTTTAGCGGCTCAGAACGGCATTGAACTTGTTTCAGAGAACGCTAACCCTGAGTTGGTTCAGGCAGAACGCGACCTTGCAGAAATGAACGCGCCGAAACTCCAATACCGCATAGATGCACTGAAAGCTACAGTTGCCACTTTATCTGGGGCGGATGAATCTGACATGGAAGAGTGGCCAATCTTGAAGCTTCTGCTGCGGCGAGATGCGGTTCAACGACTCGTTGGGTACATCACCTGTAGCTTTGCAGAGGCGCAGGGCGGAAAGTGGAAGCATGGAAACCCGTTCCCAAGTCCTCTGTATGACCGTGAAATCGACTACTGCGGCGGACTCATTGATATGTCAACGTTCGCCGGCGGCGCTGGTATGCGGGCTGTCCAAAATGCAGGAAACCAGACCACATAATACACACAAACATCTTTTTGAAACACACACAAAGGAGTGACAAAAGAATGATTCGATTTACTGACTCCCGCCTTTATGCAAAGGGCATCGGCGAAGCGATCTGCACCGACAAGACGACCGGTCAGATTCTCTACTTCTCCAACAAGTTCCAGACTGGCAATGTCACGCCGAGCGTCACCATTGGCGAAATCCGCGCCGGCCTCGGCAACGCTATTGCTACCACGCTCCCGTCTGACGCTTCCGTCAACGTCGAGTTCACGGCAGCCGACTTCAACCTGTGGGCGAAGGCCGCGCAGATGGGTGCGATGCTCCGTCACAACGCTCCGGTCATGGTTTGCCAGACCGTTACTGCGAACGGCACGGCGCTTTCCATCGACATCACCGAGGGTACGCCTGTCGCACAGAAGGGCTTCTCCAAGATCTTCTGCTATGTACAAGAGGTCAATGCTGCTTCTCCGATTGCGACCGGCGGCGTTTCTTACGACCTGAACCCGACTACCGGTGCAGTCACCGGCTTCACTGCGACGTCCGGCAAGACCTACAAGGTCTTCTACTTCGTCAACAAGGCCACTGCACAGATTGCAACCATCACCACGGCAATGGACCCGAAGGTCGTTCATTTCATCGCAACCGTCGCTGTCTTCTCCACTGCTTCCGGCTCCGCACAGAACGAGGGTACACGCGTCGGCACGCTGTACATCATCATTCCGTCTCTGAAGTTCGGCGCGAACGGCGGCGTTACCGGCGATCAGACCAGCAACGATACCACGTCCCTGTCCGGTCAGGCAATCGCCTATGACCCCGACGTTATCACCGATGGCTGCGACGAATGCACGGGTGCAGGCAGCGACCTTGCGTACTACATCTACCAGCCGTGCGGCTCCGGTGTTGAGGAAATCGAGGGTATCGTTGCCAGCATCGGCGGCATTTCCCTCAAGGCGTCCAGCACCTATCAGATGCAGCCGCGTATTGCCATGAAGAACGGCGAACTGGTCAAGGGCGACGCTGCTACCTTCACCTACACCGCAACCGGCGCTCCATCCGGCACGACTGTCGGCGAGAAGACCGGCCTGATTACCGCAGGCACGACCGCTGGCGATTTCACCATTGAAGTCAGCTATGCGGCAGGTGAAACCACATTCAAGGATACCTGCGAAGTCGAGGTCACTTCGACCTAAAACAAACTGCGTCCCGGAGGGGAGAAATCCTCTCCGGGAAATGCGCGAGTCCATCATTTAGAACATGGCGGATTGGCGCATTTTTCACATTCAGGAGGCAGATATGTCGATTGAAAGTTTTGTGAACAGGTTCAACGCGGCACTCGATGAGTCTATCCGCAAAGCGATGGAGGGGCCTGTAACTGACGGCGTAAAGGCTGCAATCGTCGAGGCTGTGCAGACGGAAGTCTATGACGCTTATGAGCGAGGCGACTACATGCCGTATGTGCGTCGTGACGAAGTTGGAAAACCGGGCGGTCTCCAAGATTGGAGCGTTATGGAGTCGAAATACGACCCATCGACTATGACGTTGGAGGTTCAGGACAAGAGCCGGGATGATGATACTGGGCGTTTGATTGCGCCGGTTGTAGAAAGCGGCAAGGGCTATCAATGGAAGAAGTCAGAGATTTACAAGTCGAAACAGGCACGTCCATTCCATGAAGAAGCCCAACGAATCGTAATGCGTGAAAACTTAATGTCTGACGCGCTCCGATATCAGCTTAAAGAAGATGGATTTGACCCGAAGTAACAGGAGGAAGATACAATGGCAGATTTTGAAAAGGTTCAACTTCAAGTAGAAGTCGTTCGGACGCAGCTTGATTCGCTGATTAAGGACGTAAATAACTTGAAGGCTCAGAAACTGAATTTCACCGTTGATTCCTCTGGGCTTGAAGCAATTAACCGTTTTAATAGCTCCGTGCAGGCCATAACGCAAAATGTTGATGGGCTGAGTGGAAAATTCACGCGTATATGGGCAGGCGCGGCGGACGGCGCACCGACCAGAACGATTGAAACCGTCAACGAGGGGCTTGGCCGGACTACTGAGATTATTCGGACTCTGGACGAAGAAACGCAGCAATACACGACGGTTCAGACGAAAGCTACCACCAACTACGATGAGATGGCGAAAGCGGCGCAGAAAGCCGCTGAAAAGGCCGAAAAGGCCGCGAAAGAACAGGCAAAAGAAACCGAGAACGCCGCATCCAAGGTCGATACACTCCGCAAAGGATTCGCCGACCTCGGCTTGCAGATGAAATCCGCAGCAGAGAAATATCCAACCGGTACATTTTCTGAAATAGAATCCGACGCAAAACAGGCGAGTGCTGCACTCGAAAATCTGTATAGCAGCTGGAAAAGCGGTGCTATCAGCGATCAGGAATTTGTCGCTGGCGTAAAGGACGCTTCTGGTTCGCTGAAAAACCTTCGTGCAAACTACGCGCAGACCCGCAACGAAACGGACAAACTCACAAACTCTACCAACGTGCTTGGCGATACGTTCAGTCATATCGTTGGGAAAATTACCGTCTGGCAGGTCGTTAATGCGGCTGTTGCAAAGGTAAAGCGGTCGTTCACGGAAGCTATCGACACGATGAAGCAGGTCGATACGGAAATGACAGCTATCCAGAAGGTTACTGGCAACACTTCCGCCGAAATGGAGAAACTGGGCAATACAGCGTATGAGGCTGCATCCAAGTACGGCGTTGCTGTCACTGACTATCTGGAGTCTGTCGGCACTTTCGCAAAGGCCGGCTATAAGGATATGTCGGAAGATATGGCAGAGCTTGCAACGAAGACGCAACTCGTCGGCGATGTGACTTCCAGTATTGCGAACCAATTCATCCTTTCCGCTGATGCTGCTTTCAAATTTGAAGGCAATGTTACTGCCCTCAATACCGTTCTCGACAAAGCTAATGAAATCGAAAACAACTATGCCACTTCCATTCAGAAGATGGCAGAAGGATTTCCGATTGTTGCGAACGTTGCATCGATGGCGAATATGTCCATTGATGAATTGATGGCGGCACTCGGTACAATTACTGCGGTCACGCAGGAATCCGGTACGAAGGCAGCTACCGCTCTCCGCGCACTGATTCTGAATATCATCGGCGATACCGAAACGGAAATCGAAGACGGCGTTGCGTGGACGAAGGAAGAAATCGAAAGTCTAAACGACGCACTCTGGATTTACGCAGAAGACGCGATGAAAGCCGCGCAGGAATCTGGCAAAATCGTTGACCCCATGAAAGCCATTGCGGCTCTTTCTCAAGCATATAAGGACGGCCTTCTTTCCCAAGCAGAATTGGCTGAATTGGAATCCAAACTTGGCGGCAAACTCCGTACAAACCAGCTCGACGCGCTCATCACAAACTATGATATGTACGCGGAAATGCTGGACAAGGTAGCGAACTCCGCTGGCAGTGCCGACAAAGAAGTCGAAATTATGCTGACGAGCTGGGATGCCAAGGCAAAAATCCTCAACAACACATGGACGAAGTTCATCGCCGACACTGTTGATACGAAATGGGCAAAGGGGCTGCTTGACATGCTCACTTGGCTCATTGAAGGATTCGGGAATCTCGGAAACGCAATCCTTATTGTTGCCGGTATCTTGGCAACGATAAAGATGCCGTCAATCATCTCAACGTTCTCAAAGTTCGGAGCAGGAATTTCAGCTCTGGCTCAAAAATTCGTACTGCTTACTACCAACACGACGGCCTATAAGCTTGTTACTGATGCCACTGTTACATCTGTAAGTGCGATGCAGGCAGCAATAGGCGCTCTGACAGCGGTTATTGCAATCGTCACTGTGGCCTATAACAAAATCAAAGCTGCACAGGAAGAAACACGACAGGCAGCTATCGACGCAGGCGAAGCCTCAACGACAGAAGCAAAAGAAATCGTATCTTTATATCAGAATTATGAAGACCTACGAAAAGCGGTTGAAGATGGCACGGGTTCAAAGACCGAGTTCATTGATGCTTCTGATAGACTGATTGACAAACTCGGAATCGAAAAAAGCAGCGTATACGATCTCAAGAAGGAACTTGGAGGGTTAAGCGGGGCATATAAAGAAGCTACTGCGGCAAAGATTGAGAGCGCATTGTATGATGCGAAATCCGCAACGGCTGCAGCAGAAAAAGGTCTTAGAACTGCAGCCGAAAAAGCATGGGGTTCAATGCTTGCAGATTCTGGGAACTTAAAAGACCCATCATCTATTCTTGCTGACTACCAAAGCTGGATTGACGCGCGAAATAAGATGATTGACGAGGGGGATACATCATCTATCGCGTACAAGGAAGCCGAAAGAGTAATTTCAGCATATAAGCAAGCCGTTGAAGAATACAACGAAGCTGTTGAAGATCAAACTTATTTGGAAGGTGCGCACAAGGCCGCACTAGACGGAACGCTTGACAGTTACCTGAAATCCGAAGAAGCTGTCAATGATTACGAAGACGCGCTAGACAGTGCATCGGAAAGCGAAAAAACAGTCGTAGAAACGCTCCAAGAGTACGCAAAGACGCTGAAACAGCAGGAAAGCGACCTGACGACTGCGTCTCAAGCTCTCGCCGAGTATCAGCAAAATGGCCGAGTCTCTGCATCTACAATGAAGTCGCTGATTTCCATGAGCGATCAATATGTAAATGCGCTGACAGACGAAAACGGCAAACTCGATGTATCAGAGAAAAAACTGCGTGACCTCGTAGAAACAATTTTAGACGATGTTGACGCGACGAATGACCTCATCGGTGTCACAAAGAAGTCCAGTGGAGCAATGGGGAGTTTCGTCACCGGTCTGAAAAATGCAGCGAAGCAGTCCGGCGTAACAGACGATGCTATAGATGGTGTTGTTGCACAGATGATTATCTTCAACAACACTGCGCTGTCTGTTTCAGACAAAATCGCCGCCCTTCAATCCCTTGCACTGCAAGCAGGCGTGACGCAATCCGCGATTGTAGGCATTAGCCTGAACAACATCGGCCGGGATGCCGGTATGACTGCCGAGGATGCTCAGAAAAAATACGGTATGTCTGCGGCAGAAGCGCAGCGATATGTCAAGAGTCAGGCGGAAAAAGCCAAAAACAACGATCAAGCACTGATTGACTATTGGAACTCACTTGCGTCGAAAATCCCGGAAACAAAGACTTCTTCCGGTGGTGGCGGCAGCTCCTCCGATGCAAACCTTGAAGCGCACAAGCAGAAGGTCGAGTTGCTGAAATCCGAGCTGACTTTACTGGAAAAGCAGAATGCCAGCGAGGATTCGCAGAAGGCCAAGATGAAGCAGATCCAGCAGGCGCTCCATGCGCAGGCGCAGTATCTGCGGTCCATCGGCGGCAGCCAAGCAGACATCAACGCGCTCTCTGCTGAATGGTGGGAGTGGCAGGAGAAAATAAACGGGACACTCAAGAACACGGACGATCTTCTGAATGAACTGCAAGGCGTTATGTCGGATAAGCTTTCCGATCTTTCAGATCAACGGCAGAACGAACTCGATGCCATTGACGCGCAGATCGATGCGCTCAAGCAGCAGAAGGAAACGCGTGATGAGCAGCTTGATCTCGAAGAAAAAATCCTTGCTGTCCAACAGGCGCAGGCTAAGCTTGCAAATGCGCAGAATGAACGTACAGTTCGGCAGTATAATGCTCGCACCGGTCAGTGGGAATGGGTGGCTGACCAAAAGGAAGTTGACAGCGCACAGAAAGCCTTGGGCGAGGCTAAAAAAGACCTTGAGGACTTCAAGGCAAACATGGCTTACGAAGCTGCACTGGCCGAGCTGGAAGCCAAGAAAGACGCAATAAACGCCCAGTATGATGCGCTTGAAAAGAACTACAACAATTTCCTGAAATCGCTCAAAGAGAAGACACGCGGAATTGGAGAAATCCTGCAAGACATCTGGAAAAACGCAACGCCGGAACTCCGTCAGATCATTAAGGAAAACGCAGAGCTTTTCAAACAGTTCGGATTCGATGTGTCGCAGCTTTCCGACGCCGTAAATGACACTGCCAAGAAATTGTACGGTATCTCCAAGAATGGCGATAAGTACGAAATCGGCAGCGATAAGGGCTTGGATTTCATCAACAATAAGCCTGCCGGTTCTACAATGACAGGCGGCGATGGCTCCACATGGACGAAGAATGCGGACGGAACGGTCACAATCGTTGATAAGGACGGCGTTACCTACACGGTATACCCGAACGGCGGTTCTGGTGGAACAGAAGATTCTACCGGTGGCTCGGCTTCTGGCCCCAAATACAGTGGCACCGTCTTTGCAAAACGATTGGACGGAAAGGGCGATGACTACAAGATTTCCAGCGCGGACGGCCTGAATTTCCTGAACAATGCACTCGCCGGTGAGAAACTGGACGGTGGCGATGGTTCCCATTGGGTGAAAAACGAGGACGGAACAACATCCATCACAGACAAGTATGGCATCGCATACAAGGTCTACGACCAAGGCGGAATCCTTCGCGGCATGGGCGGTATCAAAGCCACGATGCAGGACGAGGGAATCACCCCACCGGATGTAACGGCTATGTTGAAGAAACACGTCCTGACGCCAGTTGAGGACAGAAACTTCAGCCAGAACATGGACAGCATCAGATGGATGATGTCTGGCAATGGCGTTGGTGCAAATGCCGTTCACAACGCTTCGTATGATAATCACAGCATTGGAACCCAGAACAATGGCAACGTGTATAAATTCAACGGCATTACAATCAACGAACCACAGGCAAGCGGCATGACGTTGAAACAATTTGCAGACATCGCACACAATCTTGGAAACTTCTCCTAACACGAACAAACGGAGGAATCAAAATGTTATATCAGCCGACGAATATCTATCCCAGCATGACTGGAGCGCTTGGAAACGGCGTAATCGATGCAAATAACGACCTCACAGTGAGTTGGCAAGTCAACGGGAATTCTCCAATGACTGCGTTTCAAATCACCATTTATGCGAACAACGCAATATCTACGCAGTTGTTTTCTACCGGAAAACTGACGTATGGATGCCCGTTTTATGGAGTAGATTATGCCGGAAATGTGCAGATGTTCCACTACACAATCTACCAGCAGCAGCTTACGCTTGCGAAAATTGAAAATGGGCGCGACTACAAAATCGTCATTCAGCAATGGTGGAACGAAAACGATTCCGTAACGCAATCCAGCGCAAGTGTGTTTCGTGCAAGGCGCAACCCAACACTTGCCATCGGCACGATACCGACACCGTTGAAGTCACGCTCATTTACTTTTACTGCATCTTATACTCAAGAACAAGGAGATGCACTCAACTGGTGTAGATGGAGGATTTCTTCCAGTGACGGAAAAGAAGAAATCATTCTCGAAGACACAGGAAGAATTTATGGTACTGCTGAACTCACGTTCCCATACGATGGTTTTTTGAATGGACGCACATATCTGATAGAGTGCCTTGTTCAAACAGAAAACGGGGTTGAAACATCCAGCTTTGCCTACGTTTCTGTTCAGTATACGGTCAATCCAATCCAAGCAAACCTGACCGTTTGCCAATCGACGCGTGGGAACGGAATCACTGTAAAGCTTCCGGAAATCAAGCGTGTTCCGGGAATCGCAAATACGGGTGTCAAGATTTCTGACAGCTACCTTACGATACCGTCTGATGAAAACGCGAACGTAGAGTGGTCTGTTGAAGATGGTACGCCACTTTCGATAAAGCAACCGTTTGACATCTGCTGGCGAGGGAAGGGCCTCCCTGAAGGAGATATACTTTCAATCAAGTGCAATACGTCTGTTGATGGGTTCAACCCCACACAAGTAACCGGCGGAATAAGCGGATACCCATTTGGAACCTATGGAGCGGCATGCGTCTGCGCAAACCAAATTTCACAGATCTATACAATTCTCTTAGGAAATGGCCGCATGTGGTACAGCTATAATTTGCAGACATGGACTTACTTTGGAAACGTTCTTGACACAAAAAACGCTGACTGGTGTGGAATTGCATATGGAGATTACACATATGCCGCTGTGTCGAAAGGCAGCAAAGAACTAGCCCATGCCAATACTATAAACACATGGGCAGTTACAACGGCAACTGTTGGCCTTTCTGTAATTTGTTTCGGTAATCACCTATTTGTCGCAGCAGGTGAGGGCGCCGTTTATACACGAAACACATCTGATGGAACTGGTTGGGTACAATCAACCGCTCCATTTAGCGGTACTCCAACTGCGATTGCGTTTGGAGAAGTTGATGGAACGCCTAAATATGTAGTCGGGACTGAAACAGGCAATTTATACGCTTCGTCTGACGGAAAGACATGGACTCTTTCAACGTCAGGGCATGGTTCACTCAGTTCTATTACATTCTTCAATGGGAAGTTTTACGCGGCACGATTGGATGATAACAGTATACTTTCCAGCTCAGATGGGACTCAGTGGAATATACTTTCGTATATATCCGAGTTTGAAAATGGAACTAGGTCTATCTGTGGCGACCCAACCGGACACTTGTATGCAACAGGAAATGGAACCGGCAACTACGCGTACAGTTCTGATTACGGAAAAACGTGGAGTGTTTTCCCGTTGGGTACGTCATTAAACAACGCATTCTTATTTGAAGGAACAAACTGTGTTTTTCTTGTTGGAGAAGGTGAGAATTCTGGAGCAACGGCCGTCTACGCTGGTAGGAATGAACTTGTAACACAAGAGGCGGTGCTAACGACCAACGTAACATCAAATGTGGAATTCAATGCGTTTGAAAACATCATGCCAAGCAAGTCAAATTGGAGAGATGTATGTTACGGGGCTGGAAAGTACGTCGCGGTCGCAACAGACAGCAATATGGCAGCTCACTCTATAACGGGAGAAAGCTGGACAGCTTCCGCAATCCATGAAAGTGTAACGCGCTGGTATAGCGTTTGTTACGGAAATGGCATTTTCTTAGCAACCGGTCAGGACTACTTTGCAACGTCTACAGATGCAATAAACTGGACTACTACATCTTCCACAGGAAATACCTTTCAATGTGTGCGGTTCTTGAACGGCAAGTTCTACGCAGTCGGCACGGGTATATACCGGTCTTCCGATGGTGTTATATGGGAAAAATGCAACGTTCCATCTGGTAATGGATACATGATTACGTCGATCACATACGGAAACGGAATGTATGTTTGCGTAAAGCCCAACTATGCTGTGTACTCCTACGATGGATTAAATTGGAGCTATACGCCCATGCCTCAAGGTTCGTGGCGCAGTGTAGCGTTTGGAAACGGAGTTTTTATCGCATCGGGACTATTTTCTTACAGTGTTTATAGTTCCGATGGTAAAACGTGGTCAACCGCAAGTATTCCTTCCGGACGGACAGAGGGACTTGGAACGTGCTTCGGTGATGGTAGATTTATTGCTACTACGGCCGCAGGTGTTGTCAAATCGGTGGATGGACACACATGGGATGTCATCGTGGATTCCACCACATGGGAATATAGTGCGTGCTGCTTTGGAGGAGGGAAATTCCTCGCCATCGGCAATACGTCTGATGTCATGCTTTCCGGATCTGTAACAGCTACGGTGGATATCCTTACGAATAATGGAAGTCAGAACATTGCGTCAATTCCGTATATGCAGCAATGGGCCTTCATCATTGACGGAGAACAAAATGTTCTTGGCCTTTCATGGACAACCGACGGCAAAACAACGGCTAATGCGTCATCTGTGAATATCGCTCCAATCGCAGAGGTAACGTCGATCACCGCTGGTGGAGCCGTGAACATTGACTATATTTTCGTGAGCAAGGGACACATGAGCGAAGAAACAAAGCATAAGTTTGAAAATTGGTCAAACCCATATCATCCCTATGACATCCCAAGGCAGTTCTATGCCGATTTCACATCTGATTTGAACGGTGACACATTTGGGAAAAGCTATTTTTCTCAGCTTTCAGTATATCGAGATCAAACCGATGCGTCCATTACAGAGCATATCTTTAACTCAAGTGCGACGGATGTGCATTCGTTTATTGATGCAAGCGCAAGAAATGGAGTTCAATATCGGTACACGGCTTTCGGACTCTCAGATTTTGATCAGTCTTCTGCAATTACGAGCGATGTTACGCAGATATGCGTGTGGAACTGGGCAATTCTATCTTGTACGGAAGATTCAGATGGGGTCTATCACCCACAAAAGATATTTGCATTTGGGAAAAATCTGTCAAGCGGGGATATCAGTAACAACAATGCACCGCAGATTTTACAGAACTTCACAAGATACCCGACTGTTCAACCATCCCCGTTCAACTACAAAACTGGCACGTTGACCAGCCTGATTGGTACGATTTCTAATGGCGTATATTCCGACACTGTTTCGGAAAGAAACGAAATCATGGACTTGTCTACCACACAGAACACGCTATTTCTGAAAAGCAGAAAAGGCGATTTGATGAAGATCAGAGTCAGCGGAGCAATCGAGTCCGGAACGATGGATAATTCTGCGGCGCAGGCGCAAACCATAAAACTTCCATGGGTAGAAATTGGGGATGCGTCAGACGCACGAATTATCATCACGGAGAATGATGTAGCGTGGCCCCTTTAACAGAGAGGAGATTCGGCTATGGGATTAAACATTGTAAATCTCGAAGCACAGGCTATTACGGTCAATCTGACAACCCCATCTGCTCCAACTGAAATTTTATATCAGTTGCGTTCTAACAACTCGGTTATTGCAGAAATCACTTCAACTGATGCCACAAATTTCTTTGAGGCGACAATCACTGGGCTTGAACTTGGAGGAAAGCCGTATGAGATCTTTGCCCATGACATTGATGGCATAACCTATTGGGGGCCGCTGTCTTTCAATTCCGGTTATTCGATTCAAATAGATGCGAACGGCGGCACAGGCAGTTTCTATGACACGGCTGCATATAACAGTGTCTATACACTCCCGTCTGATGGTTTTTGGAAATACTCCAGCAAACTCCTTGGCTATAGCACTAACTCGGATTCCACGTCAGCGCAGTTTAACGTTGGCATGGGTATTCGGATGTACCAAAACTGGAATTTGTACTGCGTGTGGCAGGAAGTAACTTATACACTCAGCTACTACAACACAAGTGGAAGTTCTAAACCATGGATGCAGGAAACATTCACATATGATGCAAACGGGCCTTATATCACTGTAACAACCGACATCCCAGAAAGAACCGGATACCGATTTGTAAAATGGGAAATTTTTCAGGGATACGGGACTTCCCTTGGATATGTAGAACCTGGCGGTACAATTCAGGTTGGAAACTCGAATGCCAGTGCCATAGCCCAGTGGGAACCACTACAGCGGCATACAGTTTCATATAACGCGAATGGTGGCTACCCGACACCATCTTCGCAGACCGTATATGACTACGGAGAAGTTATAGTCAGCGAAACGATACCCTCAAGGAGCGGGTATACAGCATCCGTATGGTGGGCAGTCGATAATGCAGGTGGCGGGCCGTTTGGCATTGCGCCGGGTTCCCCGTTTAATGTCCAAACGTTCGACTGGACACTGTATGCCGAGTGGTACAAATATGAAATAGCGGTCGTAGCAGCAGATAATGTTGCGTCTGTGAGTCAAGATGTTAAGGGTCTTCCATATATTTTCTACGACGGAACGACCCAAATCACAGCAACGGTGAGCTGCACGCTTGAAACAGAAGCAGGTTCCACTATTGAATTTGACGGCTGGTACGATAGTAACGGTCAGAAAGTTTCAAGCAGCCAAACTTACACGTTCTCAGACATCACCGCACCGATAACCCTTATTGCAAAAGCAACGAAGACCGCTGGTTCCACGTTCACAATTTCATACCTGCATGGTGCCTATGGAACTGGAGAAAACCAAACGCAGCAGAAGACGGCCGGTACGGCAGTTACGCTGAAAGGTGCTATTTTCACAAGAGAAGGATACACGCAAACCGGATGGTCTACTGCGGATGGCGGAGCAAAATCATACGCGCTTGGCGGGCAGTACACACAAGATGCCGATATCACGCTATACCCGTTCTGGAAAGAAAATACGATAGACCCGTCGAAAACGTATCCCGTAACGTATTCTCCCGGAAACGATGGAACCGGTTCAGTGCTAACAGCAATAAAAGTGAAAGGCGTTCCTCTTTCTCTGGAAGGAGCACTCTTCACAAAAGTTGGATACGCGCAATCTGCATGGGCCACTTCTACAGGTGGGGGAGCTGTATATGCTCTCGGTGGATTGTATACGGAGGATGCAGCAGTTACGCTATACCCAACATGGGGCCCACAGCAGGTCATTCAACCGGGTTCAATGATGGAATCTTCATGGCGCATGAACGACTACATGAGCCAACTCCGCACATCATTTACAAAACTGTGCAGACTTCGTTTCCTTCAACCGGACGGAAGCACGGCGTTTGCAATCGATAATAATCCAGGAAACAAACGAAGTGGAACGTTTATCCAAGACGGAACCATCACATGTAATTTGCAGAATGGACAACGCAGAACGGCAAACGTTACGCTCTCCAACGTTGACGCTGAATATGATTACAACGTCAATAACATCTGGTTCGGGCAGCAAATCGCCATTGATGAAGGGCTGGTTCTCTCTGACGGTTCAGAGTATTACATCCAGCAGGGGGTGTTTTATATTGCGGAGCCGCAGGAAACGCGCAACCCAATTATCCGGACGGTTTCTCTTCCACTGGTTGACAAGTGGGCATACCTTGATGGAAGCTTGTTTGGAAGGCTTGAATCGACATACGAGGTTCCAGTTGGGACAAATATCTTTAAGCCAATAGAAGCCATCTTGCAGTTTGATAGGGGAAACGGATATCTGGTTGACCATGTTCCACCCGTATTTACCAGCTATTACAAAGGGAAAACGCAAGCATTGCCGGACGGAACGACAGCAAACTTGACGGATTCTCCCTATACGCTTCGGGTAGACAGTGACGATGGTACATTCGCTGACGTATGCCTTGGGCTTTCAGAAATGGTGAACGCTTGGATTGGTTATGACCAAACGGGAGCACTCCGCATTGACCCATCGCAAGATGATATTGTGGATTCAAACAAGCCTGTTTTGTGGAGGTTTTCACAAGATGAAGCACAACTTCTTGGAACAACATACACGATAAAAAACACCGAAGTGTTCAACGACTATATTGTTCTCGGAGAAAAGCAAGATGACAATCCGCAAGCTGCCGGACGTGCGCAGAATCTCGACCCAGCAAGTGATACAAACGTTAATATCATAGGCAGAAAGACGTACAGAGAAACCGCTTCCGGGTATTACACAACAACGCAGTGCCGTGACTTGGCAGAGTGGAAATTGAAACGCGCAACAGTTTTACAAAAGGCAGTATCAATTTCTTGCATACAGATGATGCACATCTCGGAGAATAACCTTGTTGAAATCGTCCGGACAGACAAACCAGGTTCTCCGGTCGAACGACATCTGATTCAAGGCTACACTCGGCCACTTGCAACCAATGGAACAATGACCATTAACGCAGTATCGGTTGTAGATTTCCCAAACGCGACAATTACAAGTTGGCCGGAATGAGAAGGGAGGTGCATACAGATGGGGGAGAAAAAATATTCACAGCTCGTGCTTAGACTCAAAACAGGAGAAACATTCTATGTAATTGGGGAAACAAAACGGTATTGGCTTTGCAAAGGAACGCAGTTCAAGAAGACAAGCCGACAAATTGATAGCGTCAAAAGACGCTCGACAAGAAAGGACATAGACGATGATTAACAGATGGTTGATTCGCAGAATGCTCGACGCCAACAGCAGCGAAACAAAAACGTGCAAATCCTCCATTGAATCCACATACGGAATCAGCGCCTGCATCCACTTCTTCTGCGGCAAGTGGATTCCACCCCCCATTGCAAAATAAAACAGAATCATTTCCCGCACTGAAAGAGCGGTGTGGAAGAGCCGAAGAGGGCTGTGAGCGAAGCGAAAGATGGCTACGTTCACTGTCCTCTTTCTCTTTGCCTATACAGACAAAACGATTGGAGAAAAACAATGGATATTTTCAAAGACATCGTGACCGTCTTCGGTGGTATTACTACGATTGGCACTGTACTGGTGATTCTTGTCCGGCCAATCCGAGAGTGGGTCATGGGAGATAGCGCAGTCAAAGCCGGGATGAAGTGTCAGCTTCGTGCGGATATGCTGCACACCTATTATAAGAACAAGGATGCACAGAAAATCCGGCAGTATGAAGCCGAAAACTTCGAGTATTCGTACAAAGCCTATAAAGCCTTGAAGGGAAATTCATTCATCGACAAGATCAAGAAGGAAGTGGACGAGTGGGAAGTGGTGACGTGACATGGAGTGGAGCAAAAAAATCTTAATTTTCTCATACCTGATGCTGGGTGTCTTCATAATCATCTTTTTGGCTGTTGAAGACAAAACAGCTGCTGCAACTGTTCTTTGTGGTTGGATTGTAGAATGCGGTGGTGCTACTGCGTTCTACTTCTGGAAAGCAAAGAACGAAAACCGGAGCAAGTACGCATTAAAATTCGTCCGGGAACTGGCCGACAAGTACGGCCTCGACGCAACGGCACGAATTATTGAGTCAGTTCTTAAAGACTGAGAAAGGAAACTATTATGAACAACAACTGGTGGCAAACTGTCGTCGAAAACTTATTCAAGGTCAAATCTCTCGTTACAATCTTGCTTACCACAGCATTCGTCGTGATGGCGCTCAAGGGCGGAGTGGAACCGAAAGATTTCTATTCTATCATCGTTATGGTACTCACGTTCTACTTTGGATACCAAAGCGCAAAGGGCGAAGACAAGAACAAGCCAACACACGATGACCAAGAATAATCATTGCATCCGTATGGAAGGAGGAACGTTAAAATGACGATTCAGGATGCACAAAAGAAACTTATCTCCGTAGCAGAGGCTGAAGAAGGGTATTTGGAAAAAGCAACGAATGCACAGCTCGACAGCAAAACTGCAAACGTCGGCCGAAACAACTACACAAAGTACGCCCGCGATCATGCGAAATGGGGGACTTATCAGTCCCCCAAGCAGGGGCTTCCATGGTGCGATATGTTCGTTGACTGGTGCTTCATCACGGCATTTGGATTCGACCTTGGCATGAAGCTGACGTGTCAGCCAAAGGGCGGCTATGGTGCTGGTTGTACGGAATCGTACAACTATTACAAAACTGCCGGACAGACCGTATCCATTGCAGATGTCCAGGAATGCGACCAGCTCTTCTTCGGGAAGCCCGGAAACATGACACATACCGGACTTGTGTACAAGGTGGATAGCGCGAAAATCTATACCATTGAAGGAAACACAGGAGCTGGAAGCAATGTTGTGATTGCGAATGGCGGTGGAGTATTCAAGAAGTGGTATTTCCGCAATTCTTCGGCTATCGGCGGCGTTGGAAGGCCCAAATGGGAACTCGTCACAAACACTCCACAGAGCGTGACACCATCGTCAAAACCGAAATCTACGTCTGTGACCTACGCAGAGTTCCAAGGCGGCATTTTTGCAGAAATCCCATTCTCCTGCATTGACTGCATCGAACACGTCAAAATGAGCGACGCAAGAGGCGAGACGACTGGCAGCGTAGCAATTCGCGCACAATGGAATGGCCGGTATCCAGACATCGTTATCAACGCCGAGCTGTTCAATTACGGAAAATACACGCCGGCCTCTGGCGTCAAGCACAAGGGAACCATGGAATATCAGGGGTGGCAACCGTTCATTGGCTTCAAGGATTACAAAACACCCATTCAGGAACCGCGTGGAGCCGTCACATCACCAGATGCAGTTGGTGGCTATCCTGCTATGGTTCAAAACGGCACGAAGGATTTTAGCGTCCCCAGAGGGCTGGAGGGCAACAAGTACCGGACGGCGATGGGACTGCGCGGGAAGACCCTTGGGATTATTGTCACTGAAAAGCAAGTCCCCATGGACGTTGTTGCAAATAAGTTCGTCAATGAGAAGTACGATTTCGCAATCAATCTTGATGGTGGTGCTTCCAGCAGTTATGTAACACCTACAAAGGTGTGGGCGCGTCCGAACAAACTGCGTGGATTCGTTGCAATCTGGTTGAAGGGCGGAAGCGGAAACTACTTGAGCAAGCGGCAATACGGAAACTATTACGCGCAGACGAAGCCGATAAAGTCGGAAGCCTGGATAGAAACGGACAAAACAGCATCGAAAGGTGTCAAACTGAAAGTCATGGCGAATGGACTGAACCTTCGCGCTGCCGCTACTACTAGCAGCGAAATCCGATTCGTACTCAATTTTGGTGAACTGGTCACATGGTATGGGTATCAGACGAAGAACTGGTACTATGTGCGAACAGCCAGTGGAAAAGAAGGATACGTCAGCAAAAAATACGTCAGGAAACTGTGATAGCGGAGGGAACACACAATGGACGAAAATCAGGAAATGAAACGGTTTGCGGACAGACTATGGGAATATTTCAAACCTAAAATTGAAGAACTGACACGTTCCAATGTGTGGTACTTCCGCGCTCAAGTTACGAAACCGGCGCTGGATGGAAAAATCACGGTGCAACGTCCGTTCGATGGGGAAATTGCGCTCCCGTATGTATCAAGCATGGCAAATGCCGCTGTTGGAAGCCAGGTCACTGTGTTTGTGTTTGGTTCCAGCATGACAAACGCTGTCATTTGTGGAAATGGTTCATTGAGCATTCTTGGCGGTAGCCCATCGTCTGGCGGCGGAGGCGGCAGTGCCGAAAACGCCGTTCTCTATGTCGCACAAATACTGAGTGCGGCACAACAATCGCAGGCAAGAAACAACATCGGCGCAATTTCTGCTGATGAACTTTCTGGAAAACAAGACGCGATTGAAGTAGCTGGGCTTCTGAAAGGGGACGGGAACGGCGGTGTAACAGCCGCTGTTCCCGGAGCAGATTATCTTCAAAGCGCGCCTGTTACCTCTGTTGATGGGGAGACGGGTGCTGTTGACCTGTCTAAGTCCTATGCAACCCCGACTCAGCTTGCAGAGAAGCAGCAGAAAATCATGGTCGATGGTATTCTGGAAGGTGACGGGAGTGGAAATGTTCAAGCTGCTACGACCCTAGAAGGAACTCTGGTTGAGTATTCTGGTGGCGGAGGTGGCACGACGGATTATAACGGACTAGAAAACAGACCGCAGATAAATGGTGTTACACTTGAAGGGAACAAGACATCATCTGAGTTGAGCTTGTATGGTACGGAAAATGCGCCGCCATACCCAGTAAAATCCGTTGACGGAGCAACCGGTGCAGTGGTTACAAATGCGGTCAAGATAACAATCCAGAATCTTACTGCTAATCAGAAGGAACAAGCCCGGACGAATATCGGGGCTGGCACGTCGAACTTTAGCGGTTCGTATAATGATTTGAGCAATACACCTGACCCATATACACTGCCTGTTGCAAATAGCACCACTTTAGGAGGCGTTAAACCTGTTTCTAAGACAGACAGCATGACACAAAGCGTCGGTGTTGATGAGAACGGAAAACTCTATACATCACCGGGAAGTGGCGGTGGCGGAACTTCCGGTGCTGTTACAAGTGTTAATGGTAAAACCGGAGATGTCGAACTCACTGCGTCCGATGTTGGCGCATTGCCATCGGATACAGAACTTCCTACACCATTCTTTGTCGGCTGTGGCATTCATTCTGAGAATACCTATGATGAGAGTGTCACACACACAAAGACGTATGACGAAATCCTTGCCGCTTACAAGGCTGGGCACTCGTGTTACGCGAGAGTGAAACTCTTTGGGGCATCCAATACAGAAATCGTGCTTCTTCCACTTGCAGATTTTGATGAAGCGTTTGGGTATGTCGATTTCGCTCTAACAAAGATGACACAGGGTAACACACCGGAAGAATTAATGATTTATTACGTCCATATTGACTCGGAAGGCAGCGCAGAGGGCTACTGGGGTACACGATATACGTTGTCAGGCAACGAAAACTTCTTGAGCGTAAATGACACAGTAGCAGGTAGTTATATCAACATTCAGTCAGCAATGACAGCTGGGTCTTTGCTGAAAGTGACAGCTATTGACGCAGATGGAAAACCGACCGCACTTGCTGCGGCGATTCCAGGGACGGACTATATGCCGGCTGTCCCAGTTACCGCATCAGACAATGGAAAAACGTTGAAAGTCGTCAATGGTGTATGGGCGGCATCAAATTGATGGAGGAATGAATAACCATGAGATTATTGACAGTTGGAGGGAAGGTAGTTTCGGTCGGCGGAAAGGCCATCGAAATACCAGACTCATCTGGCGGAGTATATCAAATTGCAGTGGAAACGAGCGCAGGTGCGACCGTCACGGCAACAAAGGGAACAACAACGGTTTCTGGAACAGCAGACACTGGTGGGAATTGCACACTGACAGTCTATGAACCGGGCCAATGGACAATCACAGTTGTAAAAGGTGATTCTAGCATATCAAAAGAAATCGAAGTTGGAACACAATCTCTCCAAATTTCTTTCGCACCAGACGCGGTTTTTTCCAACAATACATGGGGACAAGTCATTTCGGCTTGCCAATCTGGGCAGGTTCCAAGTACATGGTCTGTTGGGGACAGTTTGCCAATGCTTATCGGGGGCACAAATTATCAGGTGGACATCATCGGTAAGAGCCATGATGATTACGCTGATGGTTCTGGAAAAGCTCCGCTGACGTTCCAGTTACATGACTGCTATGATACGGGTTACGGCATGAATGATACAGAAACAGTTGTTGGCGGCTGGCAGAGCAGTAAAATGCGAACAGAATATCTGCCGTCCATTCTGGCACTTATGCCCCAGAGCGTTAAAAACGGTGTCCGGGAGGTCAGCAAAAAGAGCGCGGCAACATCATATTCTATTGCAACTTCGGCGGATAAACTGTTTCTGCTCTCGGAAATTGAGATTTTTGGCAGCCGAGTCGTTTCCGCTGCAGGCGAGGGGACAAAGTACAGCTATTACACCACCGCAAATAGAGTGAAGACAAAGAACGGAACCGCAACAATATGGTGGGAGCGGTCACTAAACTTTGCAGGTGCGGGTGGCTTTGGCTTTGTAGGGTCTTCCGGATCTGCAAACGGCGGTGAAATCACAGGACTGTACGGCGTGAGCTTTGCGTTCTGTTTCTGAGCAAAAGAGAACCGAGGGATAATTGACTCCCTCGGTTCTTTGCATATTAGTCGTGTTCGTCATCAAAATACATGACACCATCTTCAACGGAATCGAAGATTATTCTGTATCCCATGTAGACGATTTCTTTTTGGTGATCCCAGTCTGGGCCGCATAATATACCAAACAAACCATGATTTTCTTCAAGCCACCGGAGTGTGTTTGGCGTTGTGTGAATTGGGCCGATGCTGTTTCCTCCGCATAGCTGACAAAGCTCCCTAGCGACAGCATACGTTGGTGTCATTGGGGTTCCTCTTCCTCTTGCCAGAATCTGTCCGTTTGGCTTCCCAACGAAAATTTTCCTCATCGCAATCCCTCCCAAAAAAACTCAGCCTGCGCAGTCTTCCTCTGACATCAGTACGGAACAGAATCTGTCTTCTGGAAGCTTTAACGCTGCTGCATCTACGCTTTCTGCCTCGACAGTAATGAACTCAGCATCTTTTTCCCGGTACATCACATGGAATGTATAGCGCTTGTTGATTACGTTCGTGCGGAGTTTACCTTCCATGCGCACTCATTCCTTCCAAACATTTGCGACAGTGAATGTCATGCGCAGCCGACAGTTGACATCGGCGAGCGTCACCATATCTGCCAGCTTGTACATTTCTGAAATGCGATTGCGGATGCTGTCATTGAGAATACTGACTGGAAGCGGGAAGTCAACGTAGACGAACGTGTTCTGCTCACGCAGTCCCAAATTATCCGCGTGCCACGGGGTACGCATTGCCTTGGAAATCGCTGCCGCGTGTTCCTTGAGTTTGCTGTATACCTCGACCTTCTCAGGAACCATCTCGGTCCCACGGAATGCCTCATTCTTCGCTGCCATTGCAGCCACCATATCCTGAATATCCATTGCCATTGTGTTTGCCTCCTATAATTTTTGATGTGCCCGTGAGGGCTTACAGTTATGATTCTACCGGGAAATCAGTTTTGTCCCGCGCAGATGAAAAATATTTTTACGTTTCAAGCTCAAGAAGCTGAATTTTTGTAATTGCACAGAGCGCGTCCAGTTCGGCATCAGATTGTGGCCTTATATCACGACTAATGTTCAAGTCATCTGCAAGAACCTGCTTAAAAGCGTTGCCAACATCTGCTGCGTTCATTTGGAGAAGAGTTTCTTTCAAACTGCGAATCTCTTTGAGTTTTTCGTCACGTTCCGCATCACTCTCTTTTAATGCTTCTACGGTTTCTTTGCCGGCAAGTTTTTCAATCTCTGCGTATTCTGCTTCTGTTCTCATAGCTCCTCCTATTTTAGCCTCTGCATGATACGATTTCCCGCATTTCCCGCACATTCCGTGCCACGATTTTTACTGCGTCATCAACGATTTTGATATATCGTTCGAGGTTCAGCCCGCAGTTATAGCCCATATCATTTGCATTCGGGTCGAGTTTGTAATCGAAACTGAACCGGATGGCCGAACGTGCGCGTTCCTCAGAATATCCGGAAGCGAGAAGCACACGGGACGGGGCGTTATCTCCGCTAGAACACGCCGCACCGGATGAAACCATCAATCCGTCAGCCGCAAGACGCAGGACAAGTGCGTGGTTCTCGATGTTCGGGAAGGAAACGTTTGCAATGTACGGAGATTGCATGATTTCATTTCCCTTGTAAAGCAGCCCATTAAGCTGTGCGTCCGGTACTTCGTTCATGATACCATCAATCAGGCGGTCATGCAAGGTGGCTGCTGCATTTTTGAACTCTTCTATATGGTCTGTCCTGAACACTAACGCTTCTGCAAATGCGGCTGCGAGTGGAGCAGAAGGCGTTCCAAAATGAAAATTCGTTGTGATTGCTTCCGGATTTCGCGCGATCAACACGCCGATTCCAATCGGAGCACCAAACTTGTGACCACCTCCGCAAATGAAGTCTATTCCGCTTTCACGGAAGTTGATTTTTTGCTTCCCCATGGCTGCGGTACAGTCGGAGAACGTCAAATCATACCCTGAAAAGGCACTTCTCAAATCATAGATTTCACCGGTTTCGTTGTTGGTGTGAATATGCACGAAACCACGATTACCATCCCGGCGGTCACTATATACCTTGCGGTCTGTTATGCTGGTTACGGCTGCATGTTCTATTTTCGTTACATAGATTTTTTTACATGCTTCCGTCATTCTCGTGATTGCAATCCTGCAAGCTTCTGTTGCAGAGGAAACGAAGAACACTTGATCTGAGTCGCACTTTAAGCACTGCGCTACAGCTTCACGGGAAGCTTCCAACGCATTTCTGGCACTTTGCCCAAAAGAATGTAAAGAGTTTGGATTCCCCCACGCTGCCGTTGATGCTGCATTGAAGGCGATCTTTGCGCATTGAAGTGGGGGCGAAGTAGCAGCATGATCGAGATAAATCATACGCCCAACTCACCCTCCTTCGGCCAACACGGCAGCGTAGCGGCGCAGATCTTCTCATAGATTTCTTTCTGTGCAAGCAACGTATCGCGTTCCTTCTGAATCACACGATATGCGTCTTCTAATCCGAATGGCTCGTTGAGCGGAACGCGTACCTTTTCTGATTCCAACGATTGGGATACACCTACGATGCAGGTCGGAGTGGCGGTAAGCCCTAGGGAGACAAGAACAGCCTGGTCAACAAGTTTCATTTCGTCAGCTGTCAGCGTGCAAAAATAGTTTTCCAAACGTTCCTTGTCAACTGTGTAGACAGCCTCACAAAGCGCAGTAGATTGCTTGCCCATCGTTTCAATGGAAACGTGTGTAGGCATCGGCTTTTTCTCGGCAGTTGTAAGATAAACTATTTCTACAGTTTCGGAATATGTATTGTTCTTATCGTTGCTGACAATGATTGCTGGGCGATTCTTTCTCGTTTCTGAACCGACAGCAGCATAGTCCTGACGAACCCAGAAAATGTCGCCCCGATGGATTCTTATATCCTGCATAGAAGTATATCCTTTCTGTATTTTTTATATGTATAGGGGCTGTGAAGCCCCATGAATTACTTTGCAACTGCGTTTTTCAGAATGCTGCTCGGCGAGAATTTGACCGAAAAACGGGCTGGAACCTTGATGTTTTCACCGGTCTTCGGATTCCGCGCATCTCTGGCCTTCTGGTACTTCGCAACAAACTTACCGAAGCCTGCGATAGTGACATCTTCGTGCGAAATAAGAGATTCTTCAATCGCTTCAAAAACAGCATCGACAGCTTCAAGGCTGGCGTTCTTCGGCATATTGGTAATGCTGGAAACTGCCTGAACGAGTTCTTCCTTGTTCATGTGTAATCCTCCTTTCTCAAGAATGAATGGTGGGCCGTGTAGGTGTCGAACCTACGACCGAGCCGTTATGAGCGGCTTGCTCTACCGTTGAGCTAACGGCCCATCTATGACCGGCTTAACGTACCGGACGTGAGGTTTTGCGCGCAAACCAACGGCAAATCAGGTGATTGCACACCGGCGCTTGTTTATCAGCAGTCCTGAAAGCGTCCTCAAAGGTGCTGCCTAGCTTGGCGGATTTCGGTTCGCCCCAAGCATTACGAACAAGTGCGGATTCATCCGGTTCGACCACTAGTGAGTCTTTCCCGGCAAGCTGAACGGGACGTTCCAAAATAGACTTGTGCCGTCTCTACGAAGGTCTATATCCGCTTGACCTTTACCTTTTAGGCCGAAGCACACATTGGTTTCGGCACCCCACGCATCAAGCGCGGGGGATATGATGGCTGCTAATTTCACTCCGTTTACTACAGCTCCTATTTCCGTAGACGCTATCTTACTCATTCATTATCGGCTGAGCCGTCCTGTATTACCAGGCGTTCATCGTCTACAGCTTCGTATTACTAACACGCAGATAGTCTGCTGTTTCATCCAGATTTAAGATGTCACAGCCGGTTTATCATTCATGGCCCGAATGATTTTATCAATCATTCGGATTTCTTTTGCTTCATAGACTTCATTTCCGCAGCTTTCACATCTGTAACCTTGGATACCTTTAATTTCTATTTCTTTTCCGTTAAATCGAAATGTTTGGCTCGTCGTCTGCGGCAACATCTTCCCGTGGCAGTGATCGCACACCTTAAAAGTAAGTTCCTCCATGCCGTCCTCCTATTATAAGCTACAAATACATTGTTAAAATTACATGATAAGAATATTTATTATAGCACCATCATATATTGCAGCGTGGCGACTATCCCGCTTTCTGGCCCCTATAGCTGCATTTTTGCCTCGTTCTCCTTGGACGCTGTGGGTCAGCGCCTTTAGCCGGGGCCGCTACACTTCACGATCACGCTATTGCGTGCATGAATGGATAGCCGTATTTTTCCCCATGTTAAATGTAGTCGCGCGGAGAACCCCAACGGGCGGCTATGGCAGGGGTAGCAGGATTTGAACCTGCGAATATGGGAGTCAAAGTCCCATGCCTTAGACCGCTTGGCGATACCCCTGTATGCAGGCTCATGCAGCGGCGTCCCGCCGAACCAACCTGAAACCTTGACCAGAGCAGGCTCCGGTCAAGTAAGCGGCATTTCCGCTTAAAGCATGATTTGATGATTCCTTCTGAGTGGGGAGTTCCCATTTCGCTTGTTTACTCCCAAACTTCGCTATCGGCTATATCAACCCGACGACACCGCTGCCAGATGCGGAGGTTTCATTCCAACTACGATTTAACGAGTAACCACCTCGTATGTTGGCGGGCATGGTGGATGCGGCTGGGATTTGAACCCAGCATGGTGCAGGCAGTATGCGACGAGCTTTGTTCCCGTCCGAGGTGGCTTCTTCAACCCCAATAGGTTTGAGTGTGTCGCGCTTTCCTGCACCGCATACCCTTGCTGCCTTTCCACTCGGCCACGCATCCGTATACAATTCTAAAGAAAATACATCTCCACCGATACCTTTGGCCTGAAAAAGACAGGGTATTTTGCCATAAGATAGTGAACGAGGTCGTCTGGGCCTATCTGCCTCACCGAGTCTTCAAGTTCTGGAAACCTCCCGACAATTCCCTTTAGTCCAATCGAAAGCGGGTCGCGCCATCCGATTTTGCAGCACTGTTTCAGGAGCTTTGTGAAGTCGTATTTGTCCAGTTCTTCTGCGGCTTTCTTTTTACTTGGATTGTAGTCAAACACCAGCGTTCTCCTTTCCTTTTTGGCCGTCTTCTCGCTTAGATTGTCACATCACGGGCATCCTCAACAGAACCATTACGTTGTGGGCTCTACGTTCTTTTGAACCTCGATCCACCTACCGTGCAGTTTTCAGCGAGCATTTTCATTCTTTGTGGGGTGAGACGGGAACCGCCCACATCAGCTGGGAGCGACCCAGCAACTGGCGGCAGATGGAGGTGCCGAACCCCACGGCTTTCACCGCGCACTGTTTTCAAGACAGGCTCCGAGGCCGCTCGAATTCATCTGCCACATAGGCTGGAGGTTTTGCACCTTGCACGATCAGGAGTCGAACCTGACCGTTTGGGGACTCGGACCCCGCTGCACCTCCAAGGATGACCGCCACCCTATATTGCGCGGAATTGGTTTCGTCACCGCACCATGAGCCTTTAACCAAGCCTGCTCTTTGTCTGTTTCCCGAATTATTGAACAGCAGTCAACGTTGCGTGTTACGCGCGATATTCACCAACGATTTTTGCCCGCGCTGTTGTGTTTGGCGTATCAGCGCAACGAGGACTTTCATGGGTTCCGATTTTCTACACAGCGGAACGCTTGTGCGAACTAGCCAAACTCAGATGGTATCTCAACACCTTTCAGCGATGAAATCTTTTAATACTTTGACCGCATATTCAAACTGCGGCCGGATGTGTTCATAGTGGCCTGAATACAAGATCGTTTTGATACAGCAGACGCTATCGATTGCATCCCGCACGTCCTTGTCGGTACTGTCAAGTACCGCGTAGATCGGCAGATTGTCTTTCTGAATTACATCATGATACCATGTGTTGAAACCAGTGCGTATGTCTGTACATCGGGAATATCCGGCTTCAAAGCCTGCACTGTACACCTCAAACAGGAGCGATTTAAGCTGCGCGTCGCTGAAATCAACCGACCTGATATCGTTCATGCTCCTGCCCCCGTGTACCTGTACTTGCACGTTTTCCACGGCTCGACGCACGATTCAAATATGCAAACAGCACCTGAATATCCGGGCTTTCCGCAGTATTCGCACATCAGCTCTGGATACAGCACCTTCATTGCGAAAAAGAGCCGCGCTCCGTCAGGACCGACGAACATCGGTTTTCCTTCGGGAGCATAGTGCCGAATCTGAACCGGAATCTCATCCCGCGTTTCGTAGTAGTTGACAGAAACCGGGCGCGATGCACTGTCTACAACAACGTAGACGTTTTTTGTGCCGTTGGTTAAGTAACGAATCTCAAGACTCATGTTTTACCTCCGTTTGAATCAAATTTGTTTCTGATCTTTTCCAGCGATTGGTTGAACGCAAACTTCCTAGCAGCAGAATTTCGGTCTTCAAGTTTTGGAACGTAGACTTCTTCTCCGCAACTTATACAACATGGTCTATTCTCAATATAGCTGAAACGCACCCCACAAACATTCACTCTCACGCGCTGAAGTTTTATCGAATAATCTGTCGTCTTACCGCACCTGATGCAGTACGCAGTATTGTTTTCGTCCATCGTTTTTACTCACTTCCCACCCATTTTTCACAGTCATCCACTCTTGGTCCCAGAGCCGCCATTACTCAACGCCTAGACGCGGCATTGCGCCGTTGGTCTGCGTCGCCACACCAGTTTTTCTTCCATCTTTCACGCCTCACAGCGAACCGTCTGGAAGCCAAGAGGGGATTGACCACGGAACTTTTCAACCCTGCGCCGGTGCATCGGTCGCATCCGTTTTTTCAAACATTAAGCCGGAGCCAGCTAATTAAATTCGCAATCTGTCGTACTTGCACTACCTACAGATTGAGCGGATGGCCGGATATATCGTTTCACCAAAGCCTTTGGAAATTCAAAACTTTCCCTGAGCCCGCCGCAACACCCATGTGGAGTGCGTGAGGAGAATCGAACTCCCACCATCAGATTGGAAGTCTGAGGTTCTGCCATTAAACTACACGCACATGTTTCCCACAGCCAAGCTTCCCAGCTTGGAGCACCGGAATCTCTAATATGTTCCGGCGAGCGCCTGCGCTTACATGGGTGACGCTTTTCTTCATTAGAAAGGAGGCCATATGCCGTGCCGCAGAAAAATCGAAAAAACTGCGGCATTGTGGTGGAAATCGGATTTGAACCGATACCGAGTGGACTATGAACCAATCAGTGCGCCATTGTTCCACCATGCACCGGGCTTGAAAGAAACCCGGATGGTTTTAATTTTCTTGGTTTTTCTTGCTGACCTTCCCACTGCTGGAATCTGTAGTTTTCTTGGTCTTGTTTAGGCTATCTCCGGCTGGGGAATCTGTTTCAACCGGAGATTTCCGAAAAAATTATCTCCCGCTGCCTCCAAACGGTCTATATTTCTCTGCGCCTGACGTTCTTTTTCTTCTTGTACCGCCTTGGTCATGCGTCTGTTCTTGCGGCTTGTCAGCTTGCCTGAATAGATCTGCGTAGTTGAAACTGACTCATGTCCAAGCTTTGCTTGCAGTTCCTCAAAAGTCATTCCACTGTTCAGATCGAGCCTTGCTCCGACATGCCGCAGATCGTGGGAACGAATCATGTCTACACCAGTGACAGCCTTTACATGCCTCCGAACGACGTCTGACAGCCATTGCCGAGTCCCTGCGTGCCATTCCTCACCCTTATTGTCACCCTTAAACTCGAAGGTTGCTTCTGTCCCGAAAAGTGGGCCGCTATTTCCAGCGGTCTCAGGCCGGATTCCGCTATTTAAGTACATACGAACGGCTGTCTGCGCAAGAATAGGGAAGTCAACTGGGCGGAACTTGTCTCCCTTTCCGTGCTCAACGGTCAGCTCCGAGTTTTCCCAATCCAAGTCGTTCGGCGTGAGCACCAGAAGTTCACTGTTTCTGATTTCTGTTGTCAGAAGCAAAATAACAATGGCGTAGTTTCTCGGCCAGAGATATGGACGCTTGAGTCCTTTCGGTGGATTATTCCTCCATAGCAGCAAAACCTGTTCGTCGGTCAGAAGCTGATCATACGGGCGTTTCTCCAATTTCCTTGTGTCTGGCATCAGGAGTTTTGAAACTGGATTTCTGTCATACCATCGGTTTTCCCCCAATTCGTCAGATGAAGCGAAATTGTAGAGTGCGGAAAGAACCGTCAGGTATTGCCTGATTGTAGTTGGTTTCTTGCCATCCCTACGCAGCTGATCTCGCCATGCTTGAATGTCCGTGAAGCTTTCTTCGCGTCTGTCCCACAATTTGTTTTCCAGCATGAAATCGGAAAACATTTTGAACACAAACTCTTCGTTTTGAATTGTTGTTTCAGAACGGCCTATCGCTCGAAGGTTTTCTTCGTATGCAATCATTGCTGACCGGAATTTTTCATAGGCGCTTGGAAATCCCATATGAAATCCTCCTTACATTTTTCATTATACTCCAAGGGGCAAATGTTTTTTCCCATTCTTATGTCAACCTGCCTCTCCTTTGCTTTGCCACGCATTTCCGCGCTGCGCATATCCTTTGCTTTGCTCCGCTTTGATTCGCAACGCATATCCTTTTCACGGCCCCTCAGAACATTGCTTTTCCTTTGCATTTCACTGCTAGACGTAGCCAACCTGCACCACTCCAATGCTGCACAACTCCAAACACTTCCATTCCTTGCCATGCCGTTTCACCGCGTAACGACTCAATCCGTATCGCCGCCCAGCCGTTGCTAATCAAAACCACGCTATGCCGTCACCGCGCTTTGCCATTGCATTCCCTGGCCAGACCTCACCTTGCCTTTCCATAGCTCTACTAAACTCCGATCCGCTGTTCCATGGCTACCCGTTGCTCAACTAATCCGCCGCTCTGCTTGACTGCGCGATACACTTCCGATGCGTTTCTAAGCCGTTCTTATCCTCACCGTCGCTATGATTATCTGGTCGGTACACTTCCATTGCTGTGCCATGCGAATCCGTGCAATTCCATCGCCATTTCAACGCCATTTCAACGCAAGACAGCGCTTCGCGTTTCCGTTGCTAACCAGCGCATTTCTTTGCTGTTCCATTGCCGGGCAGTGCGAGGCTGAGCAAGTCCTTTGCTTCCCGTCGCTAACCCCCACATCGCCCTTGCGTTTCTGTGCGCGGCGACTCTTTACTTTGCCATTCCTTTGCTATACCTTGCTAGACCGTACTTTGCCTCGCCTCCGCTGCGCATTGCGACACCCCACTAAGCCATTGCGTTGCCGAGATACGCATCGCCCCGCAAAGCCTCTGCTGTTCTTCTGGTTCCAAAACAGAACTCAGCCTGCCCTATGCAGTTCTTGACTGTGCGGCGCTCCACCTCTCCGCTGCTATGCCTGGCCCCACTCCGCCCGGCGCTGCCTCACTCCGCTTTTCCTTTGCTGTGCTGAGCATTGCTGAGCATTGCTGCTCCTTTGCGATGCCAATCTAGGCCATGCCGCTCGACGCGTTTCCATCGCCCCGTTCGGCGGGCCTATCAGCCCGCCTTTTCCTCCGGGAAGAAGTTCGCCTCCTGCATCATGTAACCGAATTTCTCTGCTGTGCCGCCGAGGTTGTTGCCTTCCTCGTCGAGCATCTTGTAGACGAATCGGCCCTTGCCAGAGTTACGCCACTGACCGAGACCACGGAAGAACCCATTGTCCAGCCACTCCATCAGCAGTGCTTCGTGCGCCGGGTCTGCGAGTGTTACGCCGAACTGAATCGTGCTTCCAGCCGGGATTTCCTCGGAGTTTGCGAGGCTCACACGCTCACCCTGCGCAGTCTGCGCACGGAGCGGCCGCTGGCATTCGCCGATTTCTCCGTTGACGTTGATGGAAATTGCGCGGGGGAAGGGGAAGATCATACCGTCGATGACCTTCTTGAATGCTTTCAGGCCGCTGGACTTTGTGTACTTGGCACGGGCGAGGGCGCTGCAAGTGTCTTTGAAAAATCCTTTAATCTGGTAATCCCAGAATACGGGCTTGCCATCGACACGGGGGAATACCGTCATTGCCTTATCAGCCACAGCTTCCGCACCAATCGCTGCGACCTCATCTTCGATTGTGTTTGCGTCCGGAGACTTGGACGCGATGAAGTCACGCGCCACATTCTCGTTACTCGGCCAGGTGCCCAGCACCGGCTCAATGAACGTGAGCTTGATGTACCGTCTGATCGCCTTGGTCTCCTGTGCTTCCTTAGTTGCCTTTGCCATTGTTTTTACCTCCATAAAATAATTGTTGTTTGTGTGATTGCTTACATTTACTGTTCTACCGGGATTCTGGTTTTGTCCCGGAAAATCTACGCTTTTTGCGGGTATCTTGCGGGAACTTACGGGCATTTTGCGGGTTCACAAGCCTGCTTCGCAAGTTTGTCGAAGGATTCAAACCTTCTTATAATCGGGACGCACGCTGTTTCGGCGTAGAGTGTCCATGAGCCGTCGCAAGTGTTATAAAATACGTCGAAATCCGCTGCTGTCTTTTCTGGATATTTCGGCGTGTACCCGGCACTGTATCCGTTTCTGCACTGTGAGAAGTTCCAGTGCTTTGCAACGAAGTTCGGCCAGTAATCGCGGAAGCCTGTACAGAAATCTCTAAAGGTCATGTCAGTCTGCCTCCTGAACGGATTTGTACCCGTAGTCATGATGGACGAACTCTTTCAATTCCTCTGCGGTCATAAGTCTTGCCATCTTATCGATAGCTGCAATGTTGCGGCGGCAGGTGGCTTTCTCAGCCTTCGTCATGGACTCGCAATCCAGCCAGTTCCGACGATCCCATTCCATGTATTCGGCAGCAGACATCGGGCTTTCGCACGTCATGTCTTCCGTTTTCCGGAACGCATAAGAAATCTTTCCGTCTTTCGTGAAGTCGATGAACAGCTGGCCGTCGTTGTTGTCCTGCCAGTCAAACACAACATCATTGAAAGGCTTGTCTGGAAAAACGTCCTTCCATTCTTCGATGATCTTGATCGAAATCTGGTAGTCCTTGAGGTCGAAGTTTACGTCCAGGATGCGGCGCAAATGTTCGACGTTCACGTCGCGGAGAAAAATCCAGTTGCTGTAGTCCTTGACCGAATCGATGTACTCAATACCGTATCTAGCACGCGAAATCATTCGCTCGGCATAGTTCCATTGATAGTAGTTTGCGACGATGAGCTGCCCGGACGCGCGGACATAGATCTGTGAACGCTGTCCCATTTCAGATACCTCCGTACATCAGATCAGCGACGCGAACGTCGAACGTTTCCTCGAACCAGTGCCAAATTTCCTCCCGATTTGTTCCGGCCGGGAACCCGTGCCATGCTTCCTCGATGCACTGTGTTTCTGGGTTCATCGGCACATCGCCGAACTCGTTCCATAATTCCTTGACTTTCTTCATTGTTTTTGGCCTCCTGTATGGTGTTTTGTCTTACACCTATGTTTCTACCGAAAAAATGGATTTGTCCCACTTCCAAATGAATTTCTTACCGGAAATCATGCTCAAAGAAGTCTTCACAAGCGCGTTCATGTTTGAGAAGCCCTTCTCTGGACTTTTCGTATAAGGCTCTGGTAAACTCTACTTCACGAGAAAGTTCGCTATCTTCCGGAGAAAAGTCCGCTGTGTCACGCGCAGAATTCAATTTCTCACGCAGGAGCTCGCATTCCTTTTCCCGGATGTTTTTCTCCTTCTCAAGCAGAGAAGCGATGGTCAAAAGCGTTGCGTATGTCATGTTTTAGTACCCCCAATCTTGAATGACCTTTCCATCTTTGACGAGCCTCGGAAAGAATTTTCCGCCAGTTGCCTCATCCATTTTCTTCGCGGCCTCCCGCGCCTCGTCAACGCTGTCAAACGTACCGACAAGGGCAGGGGAGTCCGGATAGCTGTCATACAACTTGTACACGCGCGCACCTCCATTCAAACCATCGCAAGCACACCGCTTGTGATGAGTAGCGTAGCGGCTGCGGCAAGCGAGGATACGATAATCACGATGGAAGCAACACAGCGACGCTTGCGCTCCAAATACCGTTTGTACGCCCGCTGCGCGTTTCTGGCGCGCACAACGTCTGCGTGGTGACATACCAAGTGGCTGAAAACATCTTCTGGGGTGAGTTCCGGCACATAGACCAGATCGGTTGATTTTTTGCTTTTCATTGAATTTTACGTCCTTTCTCTTTCTATTTATGCGTATTTCTACAGTTTGCTATCTACCGAATATCTGTGTTTGTGACACTCCCCACGGCTAAATCCGGGGGATTCTCGTTTCGCCGACTGCCGCGCCGTAGTTGCGTCTTACATAGTCTCCACGAGCGTATAGGTTCGGGCGTGTCCCGCCCTACCGTATGTTTAGACTAGGCCAACAGGCGCAAGCCCTCACTCAAAATGTTCTTTGCGGCATTTACATCCCGGTCATGGTGTATCCCACATTCAGGGCACGTCCATTCACGCACGGCCAGATTCTTCGTATCGGTATTCCGATACCCGCAGCAGGAACATAACTGGCTAGAAGGGAAGAACCGGTCAATCTGTATGACTTTCTTCCCGTACCACGCGGCCTTGTACTCCAGCTGCCGCCTGAACTCGCCCCACGCTGCGTCGTTGATAGACTTCGCTAGATTATGGTTCTTGACCATGTTCTTCGGTTCTAAGTCTTCGATGCAGATCACATCATTCTCACGAATGAGCTGTGTTGACAGCTTGTGCATCATGTCGCTGCGCTGGTTTGTGATATGCTCATGCAGCCGTGCCACCTGAATCCTCGCTTTTTCGCGCCGGTTACTCCCCTTTGATTTTCGGGAGAGTTGCCGTTGCAATCTGGCAAGTTTCTTCTGGTTCTTGGCTAAATAGCGCTGGTTCTGGTATTCCATCCCTTCGGACGTGATTGCGAACGCTTTCAGTCCCATATCAACGCCGATCACAGCACCGGTCTTCGGCAATGGCTCGATTTCAACGTCAGTGCAGCAGAGTGATACGAAATATTTGCCGCTTGGATTCTGTGATACTGTGGCAGAGAGGATTCTACCCTCAACCTTTCGACTGATACGGCATTTGACTTTTCCCAGTTTCGGCAGTTGAACTGCATTGTCAAAAACTCTGATGCTACCATTTGACTTATAGCTCTGTCTGTGGTTGCGCTTGCTTTTGAACTTTGGAAAACCGGGCTTCTCACCGTTCTTTACTCGGCGAAAAAAGTTCTTATATGCGGCGTCTAAATTCCTCACAGCATTTTGCAAGGCGCATTTATCTGGCTCTTGCAGCCATCCGAGTTTCTGCTTGAGTACAGTGAGTTCCTTATCCTGCTGAAATCGTGTAGGAGATTTCCCAGTTTCTCGATACTGCGCAATGCGTTCAGAAAGAAAGTGGTTATACACAAATCGAGCACAGCCGAAAGTGCGCTGTATTAAGTTTCTCTGAGCCGCATTTGGGCACAGCCTAAATTTGTAGGAATATTCCATGTTTCATCTCCAACAATAAGTAGACTTGCAGCCCTTTACCCCATGCCTAAAGGCAGGGGCTTGTGGGCTGTTTCTTTGTCATTTCGATTTTCCCCCTGAATTTTTCTGATGATTGATGTTTGTGAATCCACCGAGAATCTACTTCTTCGTTCAGCTTCTCGGAAAGACTGCTTGATTCTTCTCGCTGCACCACGCTGCCCAAATCTCCGGCACATCTTCGCCGAGATTCAGCCGTTTGAAACAGAACATCATAAACCGGACAAATTCGTCCATGTCATCGACTTCACTAAGAAGTTTTCTGAATTCGTTTTCCATGGTATTTTCTCCTCTCACATGTTAGAAAATCTTTCGGTTAAGAACTGCGCCGAATGGCGCTGAATGATTGCAGAGTAGATTGCACGAAGTTTCGGGTCTGCTGCAATAACGGTCAGCTTGTTTACCGCCTGAATTTCGGCGGACTTCGCACCGCCTGCTTTCATCCGCTCCCGCTGATTATTCACGCGGGTTTCGAGCTTTACACGCGCATCCGCTTCCAGCTCGTCATAGGTCTGTGCGGTAAACTGCTGATAATTCAGGCCGTTTTCAAAACAGACCCGGCGGATTTTCTGTCGCGTTTCATCCTGCCAATGGTCGCGGCTGACAGTAGGGGAAGCGAGTGCGGAGAACGCCGTGCTCATTGTGTCGCGCATCTGCGTCTGGCCGGTTTCAAGAGCGGCGATGCGGCGCTCCTGATCTACCATAAGCTGTGCTTGCGCAAGTAACTGCTCGGCAGGGGAGGGTGACGTTTTCAAGCGCTTCTGCATTTCCTCAAACGCTGTGACGTATGCCGCAGTGAACAGAACACCTTTTTCACCGGTCATCTTGTTCGCTACCATGTCGCAGCCCTTGCGCGTGAGAAGGTATCGCGGGCGAGTTTTCCCTTGAGCGTCAACATAGTCGCTCGGAACAAAGAAATCCAGCGAACGGAATTTTCCGTTGGCTAAAAAATCGCTGTAGGTGTTGATTTTTTCAAGCAAATCCGCGTGCCGGATTTCGATAGCCTGTGCGACTTCTCGGCTGTCTAAAACCTCAATGCCGTTGTTCGTGGTAACTTGCAGCTTCATCGTGTAATCCTTTCCGGGAAATATAAAAATCCCCCTATCAAATTTGGATTGACAGGGGAATGTAATCACGGTATAATGAAAAAACCGTAAAGTATCCCCATGTCATGCGGGTATTTTCGGGCAGCTCCCTTCTTTGCGCCGGTCGGCAAACTAGCCGCAGAGAAGGGGGTGTTTTTATTTATCGGATTCGAGTTCAAGGTCTTTTTGAATCAATTTCAGAATGTATTCTTTTAGAGTGATTCCCTCTTGCGCAATCTTGATTTTGATCTTCTTGTACAGTTCTGCGTCAACCTTGATGCCGATATTTTTTTCTGCCACTTATCACACCTCCTTACGCAAACATGATAACACGATTGCACGATAATGTCAATACACGATTCAAGAAAATCTCTCTATTTTTCTATCTACACGAAATATGTGATTTGTCCCGCTCGAAGAATACGAACGAATTCTATCGCTGATAAAAATTGTTTGAACATTGAACGGAGGAAATTTTATGGAAAAGGAAACGCACGTTGGAGAAATGCTGGCGCAGTGCATTGAATCTGAATATGGTGTAAAAACTGAGCAGTATTTTATATGGGAACATACAGACCAAGTTCCAAACGAATTGCTTGCAAGATATCTTGATTTGCTCCATAGAAATAACGCTAGGTTTCTAAATGTCATACGAAGCGAAGACGGAATATCGATTATTCGGTATGTCGATATACGTCGTCGCAACGAAAACGATGATTGGTTTTTTGCCGAGTATAGAGACATTTTCCGTAACTACCTGCACGAACATGATGAATTTTCTGTATCCGTAAAAAGAAAATTATGGGGGGACCGCACTTGGGAAAGTATAGATTCAATACCTTATATCTGTGATTTGACGAAAACATATAACTACATATGTTTTCCAAGCAACTATGTACAGACGGTGACTGCTATTTGTAAGAAATACTGCGGAGAAAATGTAGAAATTGCTCAGGTTCCAAATACACCTGATTGGTCATATACTCTCCGAAAAGAGGATGATTGCTTCGCACGATGGTTTGTGCAGCATAGTAATCACAACAAGCCTGTAGAAGAAATTCTACACAGGAATGGGGTTCCGTGCATCGAGGTCATAGATGAACGCGGTAAAATCCGGATTGTAACTACAAGCTATGATGACTATAAATCTCAGAAATATAACATAGGCTTTCGGATAGACCTCGATCAAGCGCTGCGCAGTTCGTGGGAAGCTAATATTGCTAGGCTCTTGAGGTCAAAACATATTCCATACGAATATGAACGAGAAATGTTTGATCTTGGGGAAGGACTATGCTATACACCGGATTTTTTCTTGCCGAATAGCGTTATTGTAGAAGTAAAAGGCTATTGGGGAAACGAAAGCCGCAAAAAGGTTATGTTATTGCAAAAAAATCACCCGGAGCTAACGGTGCTACCTCTGGACAGCGATATGTACTATACAATCCAATCTAAATACTCTGGACAAATAGCCGGATGGGAAGGAAATGAAAAGGCGAAACTGGTTGTGGAAACTGTGAGTATTGTAGGAATGAAATTCTGCGCCAGTAAAGACACCTTGAAAAATCTCACTGTCGGTGACTCGCTTATTCTTGAACGAGAACCCGAAAACAAATACGACAAAAATGCAATATTAGTGAAAAACTCCTGTGGATTCCCAGTTGGTCATATTTCTGGAGATTGGGCGGCTGTCTACGCACCGAAGATGGACGCAGGCATGACATATCATGCTGAAATAGTGGAAATACAGCCTAGTTCAATTCACGCAAAGGTTAGGCGGGAGAATATCCACGCTGAAATCCTATACGCTTTTTTAAAATAATGCCCCTACATTTTCCCCTACGCGCCTACCGAATTTGTCCTGGAATGCTTAATATTTACTCTATTTCCACAATAGCACACATGTGCGGTCGAAACGTGTCGCAAAACGTCGAAAATTACATATAGCGTACAAAAGAAAAAGCCGCCCGTATGGGCGGCTCTCTTTCATGTTTAGTAACCATTATGTTCAACGCCGTACACGGCCTGATCATGCGTGAATCCTTCGTATTCCAGTTGTTCAATTAACCCTTGTTTTGAGAAAGAAGAATATTTGAGATACGAAGCGGCAGAAAGCACAGCTTGTTCATTCCAGTCGGCTCCGCAATGATCGACCGCGTAAGTTGCTTCTGACGTTGAATACCCCTCGTATTCGAGTTGGTCGATCAGCCCTGAATAGGAGAACGCGGAATACTTCAAGTATGACTTTGCACTTTCCAGAGCGTTACGCTCTCCCATCGTAGCACCGGAAGATGATAGCGCACTTGAAGCAGCTCCATCGACCATGAATTTTCCAATTCCATTTCTGGACTCATACACCACTACGTCAGAATCGTAAATGCGCCCTACAACGTCGATTCCCAGAAACTCGTGCGTAGAAGCAGAGGAACCGTCAAGAGCGTCGCACACATTTTGAAGGGTTCCTAAAGATGCCATTTCTGTGGAACCAAAAATATGAACGCTGAATTCGTATTCACCGGTTCTTTCGTTATAATAGTGATTGTGGTCTACACTTTCCAATGCTTCATCCAACAAGGAATCCGTTATTTCAATCTTACTGGCCAATTCATCGCTCACTTTTTGACTGTTGTCTGATTCGGCCTGTGCTGGAAGGGGCGCTTTTTCTTCTTGCGGCGTGGCAGATGGCTTGGATTTGACTGTACAAGCAGCCATAGACAATGCGAGAACAAAAGAAACGAGTACGCAAACAATCTTTTTCATAGAAATTCCTCCTTAAATTTTGTGTGTTTGCTTCTACCTTTTCTTCTACGCAAAATCTGCATTTGTCCCGCCTGCCCTTAAATTTTCTTGGTTTGTTGACATTATGTTATTGTACCGTTAAAATAAAAAAGCCCACCTTCCGGTGGGCGGGGCGCTGCATGGAGGTGGCAGACGGTCGGCACTTCCTATAAAGGAGGTGTTGCGCATGGCTACATGGACTGAGATCTTCTCGTTCTCCACCGTACTCATCGCATTTGCGGGTTTGATTGTTCAGATCTGCAAAAAGAAATGACCGCCATCAGCATAAAGGTTAGGTCAAATCCCATAGGCATCCTTGGCTGACCGCTTGTGGCAGCGCCCCTTTTCCTTCATTATACCGCAAAAACTGAATGTGTCAATGAAAACCAGAACCGTCCGAACGTGGATGGCTCTGGTTTTCTTGGTTTTCAACCATTTTCGTGGCCTCGCGGAAATGGTAACTTGCGTATAACTTGCTTACAACTTGCGTATAACTTGCTTACAACTTGCGTGCGGTTTTCGTGCGTTTCGCGTGCTATTTTCCCATAGTTGAATGGAGTGTTGCGACCAACTTGCGACCTGCTTGCAATCTATTTCGTGACCTCACGAAGTTGATTCAAATCCGCACGACGGCAGACTTGTACAGTTTCTTCACACCGTTCACAACGACTACTTCGCGGTTCTGTGAAACGATTTCCTTCCCGTAGGTTTCGATAGGGGAAATATCATTCGCGTCACAGAAAGCTTCCAGCGCCGCCAGATTGCCTGGTTTCAGCGGCAATCCAGTCGAGGCGGAAATAAATTCGTTTTCTTGGTTTATCCGGTACTCGCCGGGTTTGTAGAACATCGGCATCCCTCCAATCTCATCCCATTCTAACATGTGGATTCTGAAATTTCTACATGACTCGGAAATTTAGGCGGGATTGCAGAGTTCATAACCGTACCGCTTGATGTGGGAAAGCGGATAGTACAGATTCTCAGCCCGCGAAATCCATACCGGATTCTTGCGGTTGCTGATTCTTCCTTTTTCAAGCACGATGTTTTGACCACGCTTCTGAACTGTGATTTTCGCACCAAGCGGGAGATTTTGCAGACTGTTCGGTTTTTTCCTATCAGCAGCCTTTTGCACCGCATTGTTCCGGCAATCCTCTCGCCATTCCAACGCCCATTCGTCATCGCGCGGAGAAAGCAGATTCAGAATGGAAATCGGGCATTTCCGTTCGCAAGGCCCCATGGATTCATCCATGTCCTTGTAACCAAAGTTGCAGTATTCGCGGCTGTCTACGCTCGTCAGGCACACGCCAGCGAAAACGTATGGATTCTGGCCAGGTCTGGTTCTCTCACAAGCGCCATACCACGTCGCGCCCACCATTGCGGACTTCAAAACGCGGCATTTGTCTCCGTTTTCTTCAATCCATGTGTACAGATCGTCGCACTCTGCTTTGCGGTCAATGTTGCCCTTTCTATCGTAGAATTTCGCACACTGCCAAGTCCAGCCCATTTTATGTACCTCCCAGTTTTCTTGGTTTTTCTGTTCTGCTTTTGTATCTACCGGAAGCGGGAACTTTGTCCCGCCTCCGGCAAACTTTTTGTCAAATGGAACGATAGAACATGCTATCGATGTAGTCACCGATGCAGAGCGCCCACTTGTCTCCCTCACACGTCCAGCGGATTTTCGGTGTTCTTCGGATGTTCTCGCCTGTCGTTTGGTTTTTCAGCGTGACGGTCGTTGCGGTCGATTTGACAATTTCCCATACCTGTTTGACGCGATGTCCATCAACATATGCGCCGATTTCAAATGTTTCTCCAACCTTGAATGGGTGAGTCGGCTTTGTCGTTTCCTCTGCTTTGACGATTTCCAGAATTTCGGCGTATGCGGCAGTCAAGTCGAATCCGTTCGGCGTTCGATAGGTGAAGTTCTTCGGGCCAGTTCGCAGCACGGTGCAGTCGTTGTAATGCTTGATCTTCACGACATAGCCCGGCTTGATGTTCTCTTTGCTGAACTGCACGCCGCCATGCTCGTCGATGCAGGACTGATAATAGCAAGCCCTTGAGATTTCGGATTCGATGCGCTCGGCGCTGTTTTCCATCCATTGCAGAACTTCGTCGCGTGTGATTTCTGTTCCGTCGTAGCGTTTGAGCGTATCGCCTGCGTCGAGTTTGGAAAGATATTTGCGATAGTTGTCCATGTTTTTATTCTGGGCGCGGATGTTCTTTTCTGCGTCCTGCACTCTGCGATAACAGAAATCCTTGCTCGGTTTTTTCGCAGCATCTGCTGTTCTGCGGGCGGCTTCGGCACGTTCGGCGTAGTATTCCGATTTCTTGAACTCGTCCATGCCGCGCTCAAAGGCGGCAAACATTCTTTCACGCTGGCGCGTGAAGGTACGCCCGGAGGATGTGTTGATGTTGGGCTGGGTGAAGAACGCAATATCGCCGCGCCTGGCGTTGATGGGCTTTTGCAGCTGTTCGCCGCGCTGCTCTGCTGCATCGGCGCGCGCGTCCATGCGCTCGGCTCGTTCTTCCGCGCGGGCTGCTTTGCGCTCCATTTTTTCCTCGAAGGAAAGAAGCTCACCCGTCTTTCCCTGATTCTCCGCACCAAGGCTCTTTGCAACCTGTTCTGCGCGCCAGAGGTTCGGGATTTTTGCGCGGCTGACCCAACAGCCGCCGTATCTTGAAAAGAGGAAGTTGCTTTTGATGGTGGATTTTTGATCGTCAGAAAGCGCCTGGTATTCGGATTTATCAAAATGAAGCTCCAGCTTCTCGGTTTCTCGGTTGATGATGTAATACATGGTTTTTCTCCCTTCCTATCTAAAATCGTGCGATTCAAAGTCTTCTATGGTCACGTTCTTCTTGTGCAACTTGTTCTATGTGCGCCCGGACACACTGCGGAAGATCCTGTTTGTAGTAGGTGATTTCTCCGCTAGAGGATATGTGGGCGACCGTCTGATAGTCGTGATTTACCTCTTTCGCCCTGTTCCATACCGTCAGCCCATTTCCGAGATACCCAAAGCCGAGTCTGTAGTCATCTTTCATGGCGGTTTTCTCCCTTCTCATCCTTGCCGAGTTCGTATGCTTCCATCAGGGCGTCCCGAAGTCCCCAAACAGCAACATTGAGAAAGTCCTCGCTGTCTGAGTTGCGCGTTTTCAAGTCTCCACGATCTGCAACGGGCGGCATATGCTGCATGGCAATTTCCAGAAGCTTACGTTCCGTTTTTTTGCTGTATTTCATGGTTGCACCTCCGGTTTCTGTTCTGGTTTTATATCTACGGGAAAAGGCGGGATTGTCCCGCCATTTTTAAAATCAGGCGCTGAGAATGTCGTAGACCTCCTGCGTTTCGTAGCGGATGACGGCGCGGCCCTGATCGTCCTCCCCATCGTACATCGGCCCGCAGAAGTTCTTGAGATTCGGCGCACCCTGCAATTCTGCCCGGCACGATACGCTGCGGAACTCGCCGGAAGTCTCAAATGCTTTTTTTAAGTGTTCGGCAGTTTCAAACGTTTCGACAATCATACGATGCTGCGGGTCATCCGGGTTCATGCTGACGACCTTGTAGACCTTACCCTTCTGCTGAATCTCGGACAGGTGAACGCGCTCGGATTCCTCGGCAATCTTCTGCTCCTGCGGGAATCCATCAACCAGACCGTAGAACATATTCTTGTCAAAGCAAAGGAAGCTTCTGGGCTGCTCCCATGTTGTCTCTTGCCACCCGGAGAAGATTGCCACGGGCTTTGTACCATAGACGCGCATTCCATAGACTGAGCGGCCGCCGCGCTTTTTGAAGTAGATCGTCAGCGCGTCTTTGTACTGCGCATAAGGCTTGATATCTGCGGAATGTGCGTTGATGTGCAAAAAGTACACACCGCCGAACTCACTTTCGGTTACGATAGTCATTTTGGGATTCTTGGAACCGGATGCTGCGTTCACGGCGTCGGCGATTTTCTGATAGATTTCAAACTGCGTCATGATTGGGAACCTCCTGTTTTCTTGGTTTTCTTTACACCTTTATTGCTACAGGGAAAGTGCGTTTTGTCCCACTTGCATTCATTTTTGTGTTTTTTGTTAGTGGACTGGACATTGGAACAGAACGCAAAGATCGGCTCTGCTGGCAATCTCGTTGATACGTTGGGCGGTCGTGTTGCCGAGGGAAAATACGGCGATAAAATTCGCGTGGCAGTCGTCCGGGGTGAAGATCGGCTTGCACTCAACGCCCAGGGCGCGGAGATATGTTGTGATGTTGGCGGCTTCCATGACTTCGTGCAGCGCGTCGGCGTAGCACTCGCGGTAAAGGTCCACGCCGTATTTGTCGCGGATGGCGTCGAGCTGGTCCATGTCGAAAAGCTCCGTGAACGGCTCGTATTTGTGCGGGGTGGACAGGTGCGCGGCGATGATCTCGTTTCTGCAAGGCCAGTATCCAGCGGTTTTCATTTTGGGAACCTCCTGTTTTTCTTGGTTTTCTCTACACCTATATATCTACCGGCGCAGTGGCATTTGTCCCGCTGCGCCGGTATTTTTTATTCAACTTCCTGCTCGGAGATTTCCCAACTGTAGACCGTGGCCTGTTCCAGATAGTCGCGTCCACACCGCCCGAGGTGAATGCTCATGGGTTCGTCCCACGACATATCCTCGTCCCAGAAATCTTCGTCGTACTCCGCGCGGATGGCTCCGGCTCCGGCCACAATCTGCGCGCGGGCTTTCTCGATCTTTTCAAAAACGCCCAGAATCTCCACGCCCTCATTGTCTGGCGTATCCCAATGGTGAACGGCTACGAAAACGGTCATGGTTTTTTCCTCCCTCAAATGTAATACCAGACGATGAACTTGTTTTCTCTGCCGTCGGCGGACTGCCACGGCGTCATGTGCGCCTTGCGGCGTTGCTTTTTGCGAGCCGCCACAAATGCGGCGGCTTGCTGTTCTGTGCTGAAAAATTCAAAGGTTTTGCGGTACTGGTTCATGGTGATTCCTCCCTATGCGATCTGCTCGGCAGGCTCTGCAAATTCCTGCGAAATTTTGAAAAGCACCATTTTTTTGAGCGCTTGCCTGCTCATGGTTTTTTCGTCGTAGCCGTTCGGTCGGCCCCAGATACGGACGCGAAAAACGCCGTTGTCAATGTCCGCAATTTCACGGTATATGCAGATCGTCAAGCTACCAGTGAAACAGATCTTTAGGGCGTTCAATGTGCTTGCATCGCCCCGGAAGATCTTCATGCCTGAATCAAACAGTTTCGCAGCGGCTTCTTCGGAAAATGCAAGGGCGTGCTGCTCGACGTTTTCAAAACAGCCGAAGACGTTTTTTGCGTCGTTGTTTGCAATGAATTGCATGATGCCGCCCCCCTCACAGAATGAACTCGATGAGCGAGTCCGCGCACAGGATAATGATGAACATGACTGCGATGGCTGCGCCCGTGAGGAACATCTGAAAGCCGCTGGATTTGTAATAGTGTTTCATTTTTGCGCCTCCGTTTTTTGCTTTTTCTTTACACTTATACTTCTACCGGAAAAACGGATTTGTCCCAGAAAATCACATAAAATATGTGCCACAAAGGTAAAAAGCAAGCCGTCCCAAATGGGGCGGCTTTTTGTATATGCGCGGATGTATATTCACTGTTTGCTGTAGACTCCACTGTAGAATCTACACGAACGTCTACAACACATCTACCCTCTTATTCTTATTATCTTATTTCTGTATCTAAGAATATTTAAGGAAAGAAAGGGTAATAGAAAGGGGGTATGGGGGAAAGGAAAAGGGGAAGAATCCCCTTTTGTGTTCTCACGCCCTCAGAGACTCCACTTGCCGCGCAGTGAAGAAATGGGATAGTTTCATCCGGCAGAACCCGTTCGCCGCTTCTGCGGCCTCCAGCGGCTCGTCAGTGGTATTCTTACGGGTGACATACTTCCAAATCGGGAAAGACGCGACGGCGTGTTCACCCTTGCGGACGATGAAGCCACGCTGCTTCCAAGCGTTGAACGTGTGGATTTCTTCGGGGATTTCGAGTTTTTTGGTGCTTCCGTCCTCGTTTACCACGTCGAGGAATCGGCCCGTGCCTTTAAGAATGCCATCGTTCATTAACCGAACGGATTCATCCAGAATGATTGCTGCGTTTGTCATGAGTAAGTACCTCCGTTTGTTTTATCTTTCTATCTTTACTTCTACCGGAAATCGGCGTTTGTCCCGCACTGGATAAAGAAAAAACGCCGGAATTTCTTCCGGCGCTGTAATTGTGTGCGCTTATTTCAAAAAACTTTCGGCTGTTTCAACTGCCCAAGCGATGGCGGCGTCCCACTTATTGTTGGCGCGGCGCCGGACGTCAGTCGGCATCGGCGGTCTCCCAATTTGCGCGGCTACGCAGGATGTCAACCTCAAAAACATCCGCGTGTGCAGGAATCAACTCAAATTCCTGCGTGGAAAGATTGAAGGCGTTGCATCCATCCTTCCAGCCCTCCGCCCCAACGGGCAGATAGAGCTGACTATCATCTGGACCATTGAGTGTAAACAGGCCATCATGGCGCAAAGCTCCGCGAACTGTCCACTCTCCAGCTAGTTTCATTTTGTTATACCTCCATAATCTGTTTGTTTTGCTTCATCTGATGTTCTATTTTATATTCTACCATGTATTTCGGATTTGTCCCAGCTTTTTGCGAAAATTTTTCAATTTCTGAAATCTCTAGTTTTCTCGGTTTAGCTGGTTTCGGTGATCTGCTGGTTTTGTTGGTTTTCTCCCGATTCCTGATTTTTTTGGTTTTCTCGGTTTCGCTCCGTTTGTTTGTTCCCTTGGTTTTGGTTTTTCTGGTTTTCTCGGTTCTTCTGGTTTGCTTGGTTCATCGAAAGCAGTGAATAATTATGCGCATAAAAAAGGCGCGGAAGTGAATCACAACCGCGCCGCCGGGCGTATCATATTTTGCGGTAAACACAGCCCGTCCACGATTGGCAAGTCGTACCGTCGCAGGTCGCGCCGCGTCGTTTGCAGTCAACGCAGATCGGATTCAACGGCAGCGCGTCAGGCTCCAGCCACTTCACGCTGCGGACGTAACCGCACAGTTCCGGGTTGTAGTCGTTTTTCTTGATATACTCGCAGAGGACGCGCCGCACGTCGGCTTCTGCGCCGCCGTCGAGCACCGCCGTGATGGGGAAGACGATCTCCGGGAAGACCGTCCCATACTCCGCAACGCTACGGTAGAAGTCGGCGGGGACGTAGGGCTTGCCGTTTACTCGGTCGAGAATCAAATCAATAATCATTTCGTTCGCTCCTTTTCATTGGCCGCGCTTCGTGCGCGGCTTTTTCTGTCTTTATATCTACGCGATTTTTCAATTTGTCCCGGCCATCGGCAAAAAATTTTCGGAGAACGCAAAAGAAAAAGCAGCGCCCGGCTTTCGCTAAGCGCTGCTATACCCCGAAGTTTTCCGGGCACTCTGTTCAGTTTTTTCGGTGTCCGTCCATCAGCCCCAGAGTTTTCCGGCGTCCCTGTTCAGGCCGTCAGTCTCCCGGAGTTTTCGACCCTGCCTGTTCAGGCGGTAAGTCCCCAGAATTTCCGGGAGCCGTCTGTTCAGGGCTTGGAATTCCAGCGGACGCGCGGGCGGATTCTCGCAGCGCGCGCAGGTGGTCCGTGCGTGCGGCCCAGTCCACGACATCACACGCGGAAGTCTCGCAAGATTCAGCCGCCGCGCTTGCGTCTGCTGACGACGGCAAACTTGCATTTTTACACGCTACCGCAAGCAGGCGCTCCCGCGCGTCCGCGTCCGCCGCCTGCCGGACGGCCCGCGCCACAAATGCGGGCAAATCCTCCCCGGCTGCCGCCGCTGCCACCTTGGCCGACTCCAGCGCGGCCCCGTCGAGCACCTGCCCCGGCTGCGCCTCTGCTACCGGCTGCGCCGCCTGGACGATCTCGGCCGCAGGAGCCGCGCCGCCGTCCGCGTTTCCCATCCGCGCCCGAATGGCCGCGATGATATAGGCGTTGACGGATTCACCAGCCACCGCCGCTGCCGTTTTGATCTCGTCCCGCTGCCCCTTGGGAACTACTAAAGATAATCTATCCACATTTGCCGCTTGCCATTTTTGCGCCGCTTTAATTTGCGCGGCTGATGTTTTCGCCATTTTCAAACCCTCCATGCCGTTCTATTTTTTAATCTACCGCCGCGCGGCGTTTTGTCCCGCGCTATATGTAATATAGCATAAAAAAATCTATAGCGCAACTATACATTATATAGGTAATATCTATCCAGCATAAATCTATGTAATAACTATATAATTTACACAAAAATCTAGTTAATATTTAGACAATATGCCTATTGAAATATATGTAATAACTATATATAATAAAGCCATCAAATGAAACAACGAACGCCCCGCAGGGCATAGGCCGAAGGCCGGAAAGGATACAACAATGGAAGAGATCAACAACATCATCAGCAACGCCGCCCAGATCACGCTCCCGCAGCGCGTCGCGCTCTACGTCCCCGGCACGCAGGACATCAACCACGCCACCGACAACGCCGCGCAGGTTGAACGCGTCGCCCGCGAGTTTTGCGGCTGGTTCGGCGGCGCAACCGCCCAGCAAAGCACTGGCTATTGGGTGAGCGATAACGCCGGACTGGTCCGCGAGGCCGTGACGATCGTTTACGCCGCCTGCACCGCCGAACAGCTCCGGGATCGCCTGCCGGACGTGCTGACGCTGGCCCAGCAGATCAAAGCCGAAATGCAGCAGGAAGCCGTAACGATCACGATTGATCAAAAAATGTATATCATCTAAGGGAAGCAAGAACAAACCGAAGGGAGATAAAAGAGCATGAACCAGACAACGGAATTTTTGAAACTGTACCAGCAGGTGAAAGACAAGGAGCTGTTTAATCGCTTCTTGGAATTCTGCGCCGTGCGCTTGAAGATCGGGCAGGACACCGCGACCATCTGGGCCGCATGGCTGGACGCAAGACGCGCGGAAGCGGCTTACATGGCGGCACACGCCGCCGGGACAACCTGAAAGGAGCCTACACCGTGAAACACGAAACCGCACCAGCTCCGGCAATCATCGCCAAACTGACGAATGAACAACTTTTAAAAGCGTGGGAAACAACGGAATTTCTCAGCACATCACCGGAAACCGCGATCACGCGCGGCTGGATCATGGACGAACTCGAAAAGCGCAACCCCAGCGCGTTTAATGCGTGGCTGGATTCAGAAAGCCCGGAAGATTCCACCTTGCGCCGGTACTTCACCGAGAACTGAAAGGAGCCTACAACATGAAGATCAACATTAGTCCCACGGATCGCCCGCAGTGGCACACGCCCGCCGAGATCCGCGCCGCAGCCGCCGAGGGCCTGCGAATCGACTACAACGCCGGACGCGGGCAGGTCATCCGCTGCCGCAAGGCCGCGAACGTCAGCGGCTGGATCACCGCCGTGACCGAGGCCGGATCAATCATCCGCGCATGGGCCGGAGAGTTCACCGTTGCCGGGGAGGTGAGAGCATGAGCAGCAACTACAAGTTCGCTTTCCGCTGCGTGGATAATGGCGGCAAGCACCAAGCATTTACCGTGAGCGCACCCAACAAAGCGGCAGCAATCGAAAAGGCCCTGAAAAAGGCCGAGAAAAACGCCGCAGGCGACATTTGCGGCCGTTGGGAGATCAAGCTACAGCCGAGCTTCTGAGGGCACAGCCCCCCGCCCCGGACACCCTAGCAGAGCCGCACCCGGCACCAAAGCGGCCCCGCCCCATCAAGTAAAACGAATAAAGGAGATCTTCAACATGAGTAAAGCCCAGATCATGCGGCAGGCATGGAGCCTGTACCGCGCCACCGTCGCAGAGTACCCCGAGACCCGCAGCCGCGCCCAGTTTGCCATCTGCCTGAAAGAGGCGCACAGAACCGCCAAAGCCGCCACAGCAGCCCGCCGCGTGTGGGACAACATGAGCGGCGAGGAACAGTATACCGCGCTGATCCGCATGGCGTGGACCGTCAAGCACCGCGCCGAGGCCACCGGACGCGGAATCGATACAGAATGGATACGCACCCCGGACGACGCGCAGACCGTCGCAGCCGAGGCATGGCCCCGCGTCGCGCCTGCCCTCACGCGCAACGAGCAAAGCGACGAGCCGCACACCCTTACGCACATACTCTTTGCAGCCTGCACCCAGGCAACGCACGTCATCAGCCGCGCCGAGTACCGGCACGCGTCCAACTGCTGCCAACTCACCAGCGCCGCCGACGCGGACGGCGACGACTGCACACAAACACCGCTCGACTACCTGCCAAGCGTCACAGCCGCCCCCGTCAGCAGCAGCCCCGAAGATGCCGCCATTATCCGCGCCGCCATCGAGGCCGCAGCCACTGACAGCACCGACCGCGCAATCATCCGAGCACTTGCCGACGGGCACACCGTCCGCACCATTGCCGCCGCCCTTGGCATGAGCAAAAGCGCCGTTCAACGCCGAATCGATAAGATACGCGCCCGCTACCTTGCGCAGGCTTAACCGCCCGCCAAGGCCCCCGCAGCCCCTAGCCGACCACCAGCGCCACCACAAGCCCCAACACCGCCCCAACACCGACCCAACAGCCCAGCGCAGCCCCTACACGCCCCGCACACACTCCCGCAGTCACTCCATATTATATCGCGCGCGTATGCGCGTATGCGTGCGCGTCGCGTGCGTGCGCGTGTGTTGATTGCGCGGGCGAGTATTACACTATATTCTTTATACCCGCGCACCAACGTTCAACTCACCGCCAGCCCCTGCCGCCCAGCCCTGCCAACTAGAAGGCAACGCGCCGCAACCCAAGCGAACACCAGCCAACAGCTACTTACAGCACACCACAACAGCCGCGCGGGGAAAGTGTTCCCGGCTCCGCTCTGTTCAGGCGGAAACAAGCGGCAAAATTTCCAACCGCGCCCCATTGCACACCAACGGCAAGCCGCAGCAAACTGGGCGTGTCATGCAAAAATCCGGAAAAAGTTCGGACTTCTGCATGATTCTGACGGAAATCTTGCAAAAATGATGGTATGTCGTTTACTTTATAGGGCATAATGTAAACGACATACGCCCAAAAATGAAAGAATCACGTCAGAATGAAAGAACACCCCCCATTTTACAAGACCAGGACGCACCCAAAATCGGAGAACGCACTAAGCACTTCCCCCTCTGACCATGTTCCGCGAAACGACACCAAAAACGGACGTAGTGGTTGAATGGATGATCGCCGCATTCATGATGCAAGTGTGGAATGGTGCGACCGGTTGGATAAACTGGATTCCATATACGCCTGAATATGCTTTTGCGACGTCGGCTATGGTCGGCGCTTTCTTTTTGACTGAATAGACATGGGGGAGGGGGTATTTCCCAAACCTGAGTTAAAATTTTGGAACGGATATGGGGCATACCCCAAAAATAAAATTTGCGCGGTTGCCTTACGGCAACATATCGGGTGTCCTACGGACATGGGGCACATATTGCATAGGTATGAATCAAGTGTGCATCGGCTGATGGGAGGCGTGCGCCGGGATGGTGTGCGTACATGGGTGAGTTGACATAAGAATGGGAAAAAACATTTGTTGGCATGAGTATGATGAAAAATAGAGGGGGCGATAAAGCAATGGACATTCGAAAAATGCGCAAGGAAGATTTCGAGAAAGTTCCGGAACGGGAACGTTTTGACAGTAAAGAACCTGCGTTTGATAGTCTGGTCATCATTCCAATGGAGGACAGTTTGAGCCGTGAAACATGGGGGCGGATGGACTTTGTAGGATGTGTGGGACCTGAGCCGGTCGTGAGGCTGTCTGGAGTATCGGAGACGTTGGACTTGGAAGGACATGGCGGACATGGAGAGTGGATGGGACCGTGTGATTATCGGAAGATGGCGCTGCCGGCGTGGTCGATAGACTGTCTGCCGTGCGGGTATCTGCGGATATTCTGCAAAGGGCAGATCAAGGCAGGGGATTCGCTGACATCATTTGAGATTTTCTCAAAGGAAAGGCGGCGGTGAGATATGGCATGGGAATTTTTTAACTGCGACTGGTGCGGGAAGAAAGTGCGGCGGAAGCAAAGATACAGGCCGAAAGGATACCAACATAAGTTCTGTTCCTGCGAGTGTGCAGCGAAGTGGCGAGTAGCGCATGGATGTCACGGCCAGCTGCCGTCAAGCAATGAAATCAAAAGGCCAGGGGCGCTGCCGCACACGGATTGCGACATTCAAATCACAAAGAAGATTGACCTGTTCCCGGAGTTTCGGCCGGAAGTTGGGGCGCTGTATCGTGCGGAACGGTATGCCGGGTATGCGGGCATCAAGCAAATCGGATATGTGATTCAGGTCAACGGGCATCGGGTCAACATTCGTGAGAACGAATGCGTAGAAGTTTGAAACGACAATGGGAGGAAAAACAGTTGCGAGAAATTACGTTCAGAGGCAAGTCAGTAAACAATGGTGAGTGGGTATATGGCTATCTGATTGGCCGCGCGAATGACACAGGGCGCGCGTGTGAAGGGAAATTCTTCATCGACAATGGGGAGCCGTTCAATAAAGCTGTGGAGGTCATTCCGGAAACGGTCGGACAGTACATCGGGCTTGTTGACAGAAATGGCGAGAAAATCTTCGAGGGTGACATCTTGAGCGTCGAAGGCGTTCCACAGCTGTACTCCGTTGAGTTTACCACAGCAGATGCCTCATTTGCAGTCCGGAACTGCAAAGACAGACGGTACGCCACGAATCTTACGGTGGACGACCAGAATGAACTTCATCGGTGCGGCACGATCTACGATCATGAGGAATCCGCATGAAAATCAGTGAGAAGATTTACACAAGGACAGTCGCTCTGCTTGTGATATTGATTATAGCAATGCTAGTGGTCTCGGTTGCGTTTGCGGTGGCAGGTGAATGTGATAAGAATGCCACCAAAACAGAAACCGTAGCGGAGCACAGTCAGCAACGATTTCAACGGGTCATCAAAGACGATAATTCCGCTCTTATCGTGTATGTCGATACTGAAACAAACGTGATGTATCTGATTCGGAGCATTTACGGTGGCGCTTGCGTAATGGTAGACGCTGAAGGGAAACCACTCCTGTGGGATGGAGGAACGACGAAATGAACAGGATAGCATTTGCAGACAAAACTGGAATCTTCGCATGGTCAGATGTTCAAAACTGCCGCGATATTCTTCCGCAGCGCTATGCTGCTTCCCGATTCATGGCGCTTGTCTTTTCAAAGTTCAACACCGATGCGACTTCGTTCAACGGACGCATGACCGGAGCGACGTGTGAATTTGAACTGAATAGGGACATTCCAAATGACTGGGTATCTACGTCCAAAAATGAAGACGGTACAGTACGGCTCGAAATTCAGGCACATTTGTGTGTGGTTCCAGAACAACTTAGCAGAGGCCTTACCGTCATGCGATTCCCTGTATGGAGTAAAGAACCGATTGGCATCCCATTATGGAAGGGCCAAACTGTGATACCAAGGGTTGAACAACATGGAATGCAAGAAGAATGACTGCTTTAACTGCCCGTATCCAGATTGCATCAATGACTATGTGAAGAAAACATACCCAAGGAAAAAACAGTGGATAGCACACCAAACTGAGTATGTTTCGAAGCGCGCGAAACGTCGAGCTGCTGAAGGTCTATGCACAAAATGCGGGAAGCGTCCTCCACGACCTGAATACCGGACGTGCGGCGAATGCGCCATGAAATCACGGCGGGCGTCGAACGAACATAAGTGGCGGAACGGCACTACCCCCAAAGTTCTTATGGACGGCGTGACGCTATGCAAAAAGTGCGGGAAGAACCCACCAGTCACAGGTTATGCAGTCTGTGAGCGATGTTTGGCATTGTGTAGAAAGGCACTTGACAAAACACCAAGCCATAACGGGAAGGCACCGGACAACGGATTTGCGCGGGCGCTTCGCGCCGACTACCTGCTGAACAAAAAGGAGAAGAAATGAAAGTTGAAATTTTTACTGCAAGCGATGAGAGGGAACTTACAAGGGAGTTAAATGCAGTGCTTGAGGGCTACAACAATGAGGAAGTCGAAATCAAATATCAGCACTGCGCTACAAAAACTGGATACGGATGGTCACAATTCTTCTCCGCAATGGTCATTTTCAAGTGAGGGGATTCATCATGAAGCAATACTGCCGCTACTGCGTAAATGCTTATCTTCAAGGTGATGACATGATTTGGTGCGAGCCAAAAGACGAAATTCGAACTGACCGTCAGATAACGCGGCTGAACCGCTGCCCACACTTCGAATTTTGCTCGATAGACGTTCTTGACCCAGAACGGGAGTACAGGCCGGTTGAAAAACGGAGGGCGGCGCAGAAAAAGGAACCGGACATGGAGCAAACGACTATGTTCGGCGGATTGGAATGGGAGAAAAGGAAATGAGTAAACCCAAATATATGAAAGGCGATTGCATTCGATCACTGGACGATTTGGTGCTGCAAGAAAACATCTATTGGAACGGGAGAATTTGGAATCGAAAGTGGTTCATGAACCTTCAGATTCAACTGCTTCTGTCTCAAATCAAGCACAAGGCACTACAGTACGCTGTGAGGCTGGAAGGCAGAACAATGGGAGAGCTTGTCGAGCCGGTATTGTGGCATAAACTCAACGAACGCCCACTGACGGATGCGGAAAAAGCTGAATTTTCCGAGCATGGCTATTCGGATTTTGAAATCCCGGAGTATATGTTCGACTGCCCTATGCCTGATGATGGACAGGAAATCCTAGTCGCAACCGCGTGGGGAGTGGACAAAGACGTGTGCTGCGCCGATACCGACGATTGGGGAAACCATTCGTTTGGATTGGAGGGACGCGGAGATTGGGACGGCGTAATCGCGTGGGCGGAAATGCCGAAGTACTATTCGGAGGGGAACTGAAATATGAAGCAACAAGAGATTTTGCAGGAACTTAGGCGGCATGGCGGCTCGCTGGCAGTAGCTGCAGCCAATGAAATTGAGACGCTTGCGGCTAATAATGCGGAACTAGAAAAATCGTTAGGTGCCTTGACAACGGCATATAACAATCTGCTGGACCACATGCAGGCGTGGATCAGTGTCAAAGACAACCTTCCGAAGGCTAAAGCTGCATATGGGTGGGTGAGCTGCACTGTTACTGTCATGGAGTCAGTAAGTAATCCATTCACAGATGAACCGTATGACAGGAAGTTCGTTTCGCCCGCAGTTTTTGACACCGAACAAAAGATATGGCACATCGGAAGAGACGAAGCAAGTGAAGTCCTTGCCAATGCTCTTCTGAGCATCGAAGATGCTCCACTCAACGGATATTATGTCACCCACTGGATGCCACTTCCGATTGCGGCCGGGGAGGATTAAACCATGCCCATCATGAATTACACGACGAAGGTCGATGTGTTTGCGACGCTTGGTGAGATTCAGGGGCAGCTCGTCAAGCACGGTGCGAAGAAAATCATGCAGGATTACGACAATGACGGGCATATCACAGCACTGTCCTTCCTGATTGATACACCGAATGGCCCGCGCGGAATCCGTCTCCCGGCAAACGTTGATGCGGTGTGGGCTGTGCTCACGAAACAGAAGGTCAAATGCGACCGCGATCAGGCCGAGCGTGTCGCTTGGCGCATCGTGAAGGACTGGGTAGCTGCGCAGATGGCGATTCTGGAATCCGAGATGGTGCAGATGGATGAAATCTTCCTGCCGTACATGCTCAACGACAAAGGGGAGACACTATTCCAATGCTACCGGCAGAACCAGCTTTCAATCGGAGAGGGAACATGAATGGAATAAAAAAGCGCTATGAAACGCAGAAACTAATGATCGATGGAAAACTCCGGGATGTCGAGATCTACAGGGTTCCAGAATTGCTGAAGCAAGTACCTGGGGCAGATTGCCGGGAGTGCGCTTTCTTCGTAACGATAAAAGCATACGAACTCGGACTGCCATTCTGCCGGTCGGATGAAGTGGCCGAAGCCGACATTTTCGCGTTTGGGAAGCAGATCTGTTTCCGGAAGCGCAATGATACGGATTGAATTGGAGGGATACTGATGGACTTAGAACAAACCGCGATTGAGCGGCTGAAAATGGCCTCGGAGATGAGCTTGCGCCTGTACAAGCAGCCGCTTGTGATTACCTACTCGGGCGGCAAGGACTCGGACGTGCTTTTGCATCTGGCGGGAAAAGCCGGTATCCAGTATGAGGTTTTGCACTCGCTGACCACGGCGGACGCGCCGGAGACTGTCTGGCATGTGCGGGACACCTTCCGCCGCTTGGAGCTGGCTGGCGTAAAATGCACAATCGATACGCACCGGACGCCGGACGGCGGAAACGTGACGATGTGGAACCTAATCCCGCGCAAACTCATGCCGCCGACACGCCTGGCGCGCTACTGCTGCGCGGCGCTCAAAGAGACCAGCGGCCGCGGGAGGTGGATTGCGACCGGCGTTCGCTGGGCCGAATCGCAAAAGCGGAAATCTCGCGGCGTTATGGAAGCGCTGCATAAGAGCAAGGACAAGCGGCTGACGCTTATGAATGACAACGACGAGAACCGAATGATGATGGAAAACTGCCAGCTCAAGGGGACGCGGACGGTAAACCCAATCATTGACTGGCAGGATGCTGACATCTGGGATTACTGCACGGCAGAAAAGATCTCGATGAATCCACTTTACGCCTGCGGTTTTGAACGCGTGGGTTGTATCGGCTGCCCGATGGCAGGCAAGCACCGGAAGGTGCAGTTTGCGCGTTACCCAAAGATCAAAGCGGCGTATGTCCGGGCGTTTGACAGGATGCTTGCGGAACGGCAAAAGAGAGGCTTGCCTTGCGACTGGCAAACAGGTAAGGAAGTGATGCACTGGTGGATGGAGGACGGCGTTTTGCCGGGGCAAATGGTTTTTGAAGGAATGGAGGATATATGACAGACAGGGAAATTATACGGGCTCTGCGGATATGCTCCCGCAGAACAGACGCACAAACTTGTGCGGAATGCCCATTGTTTGACAGCGAGGATAGCGAGGATTGTATGGGCGACATGATGGTTGGTGCCGCAGATCTGATTGAGCGGCTGGAAAAGGAAAGGAATGCTTTGCTCGAAGCTGCAAATTCCAGAAAACTGTGTGAGATCTGCAAAAATGATTCGTATTGTTTCGATGCTCGGTGTACCGAGAACACCTGCGATGACTGTTATCAATACAGAGTTTGCCCTTGCTCAAACTGCTTATCGCACCCGAAATTTGAGTGGAAAGGATTGGAGAACGCGCTATGACAGACGAGGAAATTATACAGGTACTGCGTATCTGCGCGACGCATATAGAGAAGGGTTGCGGGCTTTGCCCACAAATGAAGTATGTGCGTTGCACGGAGCGGCTGGCGGATGAAGCTATCACCATGATCGAGCGCCTGACCGCCGAGAACGCGGCGCTGCGGGAGAAGGTGCCGCAGTGGATCAGCGTGGAGGACAGGCTGCCAATAGACCGTCTCAGCAAATATCTCGTTGCTTTTCGGGACGCGGGCGGCTCGATTGTAGATATGGCCAGATACTTTCCAAGCGACGGATGAACGTGCAATAACTGGGAGGCACCGCAGAACTTGATTACTCACTGGATGCCGCTGCCGGGAGCACCGGAGAAAGGAGACAAGGCATGATAGCTGTTTTAATCAGCATCAGACCAAGGTGGTGCGAGAAGATCATAAGCGGAGAGAAAACGATCGAGGTGCGCAAGACGCGCCCGAAGATGGATACGCCGTTTAAGTGCTATATCTACTGCACAAAACCGGAGGAAAAGCTACTCACCATTATGAAAGACGGCGATGAGAATTATGGAGAAACGTATCACGGCAAGCCGGTTTTCATAAAGACGGAAAAAGCGCCGACCACTGGCTTATGGGATAAGCGGCAAAAGGTTATCGGGGAATTTCTGTGCGATCAGATCATCAACATTAACGGCGCGGGAAGGATACCGTCGGATGCTGCGCGGCCAACCTGCCTAGAGCCTGCGGAGCTGCACCAGTATCTCGGAGCTGCCACCGGCTTCGGCTGGCACATCTCCAATCTCAAGATTTACGACACCCCGCGCGAACTGCGGGAATTTTACGCTGTGCCAAATGAGGTAGAGGTAGCGCTCAAGGCAAAACCCAAGCCAATCACCCGCCCGCCGCAGAGCTGGCGGTATGTGGAGGAAGAACTATGGAACGACTGACAAGACCCAATCTCAACATTGACCAGGACACTGACCGATTTCTGCACGCCGCGATCGGCGGCAAGGAAATCGACTGGAAGCAGAGCCGGGACAGCACGCTCAACGTTCTGATCAACGGCCCAACGAGCAACGGCTTTGGCAAGGATATTTTCCGCAAGATGGCCCGCGATCTGTACGGACGGCTGAAAGCCTACGAGGACATTGCCGAGTTGTGCGGCGGGTTTGACCGCCTCCGCGAGCTTGCCGAGGCCGACAAGGACGGGCGCGTGGTCGTGCTGCCGTGCAAAGTGGGTGATGTTCTTTATGCTGCAGAATCAGCCCCTGTAATTCCTCTGCACGTTATGGAGGTTGCAATTTATTTGGCATTGGAAGGCGAAGACGGCGGAGATTATGAGCGAATCAGTAATATCGGTAAGACGGTGTTTCTGACCCGCGCCGAAGCCGAGAAGGCTTTGCAGGAAATGGAGTAGCAGATGAAGAACAGATTGACGGTCAAACACGGGATGCTGTCCGACCTCAGAGCATACTTGAAGCAAAGTGGCTGGAAACTCGAAGAACCTGTCGGCGAGTACGAGGTTCTGAGGGCACGAAATCCGAATTATCCGCGACCACTTCTGGTTCACAACCGGGCAGAACGCGGCGTTGGGTACAGCATCGACGGGCGCGATGCGAAGATTTACAGTGGATGGAAACGGAACCGCCGCAAGCGTGGCTTCGACCCAGACTGGCCTACGCAGGAAGAACGGACACGGTATTTTGAAGGAGTGGACGGAGTATGAGTTTCAGTAAGAAAAAACGGGAAGCGGTCTATGCGAAGTATGACGGCCACTGTGCCTATTGTGGACGGGCTATCGACATCAAGGATATGCAAGTCGATCATTTCAAGCCGCAACGTGCATGGAACGCCGAAGACGCAGGGACGGACGATATTTCCAACCTTATGCCGTCATGCCGAATGTGCAACAACTACAAGCGGGCAAATTCTCTGGAAACGTTCCGGCGCTATATCGCGGAAATTCCCAGAAAGCTCCGAGAAAACTACATCTACAAAGTAGGGGTCGTTTATGGGAATGTCATTGAGCAAGAGAAACCGATCACGTTTTACTTTGAGATGGAGGACAAGGCATGACGGGAACTATGGAGATTCGCCCTTGCGGTGGAGACTGGAAGTGCTGCGCTGGGGCTTGCAGTGAGTGCCCAGCCCAGAAAACGTATACACTGGCAACATCGACGGAGAACAAGCCAACGTGGATAAAGGAGGGCAAGAAGGATGGCTAAGCACATAACCGAAGCGCAGTTGAGACAACTCTATCAGGCTCAGCTCTTCGATAACGACGAATATCTGAGGCTTTTAAAAGAGTTTGCAGGGATAGAATCCCGGCCGACCACGGAGTACAACCACTACGACGAAAATGGCGAGTTTATTGGCAGCAGCGTGGACACCGATCTTTCTGACCTGCTGGACGAGGCTGGCGTGGAGGTGCGGGACGATGGGGCAACATAAGCACAACCCGACCGCTATTGCGGCGGCAAAAGGTGAGCTGCCGCCGAAGAAGCGAGAGCCGCAGCTGACCAAGAGGCAGGCGGAGCAGCTCTTGAGAGCGGAAATCCTGAGTAGATGCACACCGCTTCTTGCATTGCCGTATGAAATGCAAAACAGAATCGGAAGGGAGTATATGGATTATGACTGATTATATCAGCCGCGAAGCGGCGCGAGCGCTGCAGGAAATGGATGGAAGGTCATGAAAAAAATCATAGAGATGTTCGGCGTGCCAGAGGGGGAAACTTTGAAATGGTGTATTACATCAAAAATCAGGATCTGCTAGACCTTCTTGACGAGAACGGAATATTGATACTGACTGCCGCAAAAATCAACAGACTTGAGGGAGTCTACTTTCCAACAGAGCTGCACGTTGGAGATCGCGCGTGGAAGAAGGCCATGAGCATTCTCGATAAGAAATACGCGGAAGCGAAAAAGCTGCCGTTCATCCGTGACCCACTGGCATGGGCACTGTATCACGCTTGGAAGGAGTTCGATGATGGGAAACGCTGTGACTGAAGAATATATCCGTCGCTCAGAAGCACTGGACGCGATTCGTCGGTTTTCAACCGAAAAAGGATCTGTGCTTGGCTATCACAGTGGCGCAATCGACCTCGCAATGGAGGCAATAGAAGCCATCCCTGCTGTTGATGCAGCACCGGTTGTGTACGGCACATGGATGGAAGAAGACGGCATGCAGATCTGCTCAAATTGCGGTGAAGAACACGAATGGGATGACTACCGTGCATCTTACTGTGAGGATTGCGGAGCAAAAATGAGGAGATTGCATGATGACTGAAGAATTTATCAGCAGAACCGAGGCGCTGGAAGACTTTGAATCCTGCAACGCGGAAAATCCGAACTGGACACCTCAGCGGGTGAAAACGCTCCTGCTGCGTCAGCCCGCCGCCAACGTTGCGGAGGTGGTACAGGGGCAGTAGGAAGGTGAGGGAGACGGATACGCAGACGGCGAGATTGTGCTTGATGTGTGGTATTGCTCTCAATGCGGATACTGCATCGACGACGGCACGGATAACCCGGATTTGCTGCCGAAATACTGCCCCAGCTGCGGTGCGAAAATGGAGGATGGAGGGAACGAATGATAGCTTGCATCACTTACAACATCATCAATATTATGGCCTGGTGCTGGCTGGCTGAACGATTTGGTCATTGGTGGATCGCGCTTTTTTCGATATTCACGATGATCCATTCCAGCAGCACCAAGAAGTCAGATGGTGGAGGTGACGGAAATGCGCCTGATTGATGCGGACGATGCGAAGCGGACATACACCCGAGATATGTTTGATACGGAAGAAGATTTCGAGCGTGTCAACGACGTGCTTGATTACGCACCCACCGTTGATGCCGTGGTCGTGACGCGGCGCAAGAACTGCAAGTACGGAGAACGGAGGGTTGACCATCTTGCATTGGAAGCGGAAACCACGCAGATCATTGAAGGATGCTGCACAGCCTGCGGTGCATTTATGGATTGCATCGAAGCGGCAGAATATAAGTTTTGCCCGTATTGCGCGAAACGGATAGTATGAAAGGCTTGCGTTTCGCACGCGGAAGCATGAAAGGAGGACAACAAATGCGATTGACCGACGCTGATGCGATTATCAAAGAACAGCGAGAAATCATGGAGAAAATGTACCGCTCGACAATCCCAGAATTGAAGAAACACATGAGCATAGATGATGATTTGTCCGTCTATATCCACTGCATGGAACTGTTCTCCCGTGCAAAGCAGTTTTATCACGGGTTACGGGGTATCTTGGAGAATGCTCCAACGGTGGATGCTGTCGTGGTAACGCGTTGCAAAAACTGTAAAGATTTCCGTCAGAACAACGAGAATGACCCGTACTGCACGAACAGGCACGGCCTAGATGATCCAGTGCCAGACGGGTTCTGCAACTACGGGAAGCCAAAGGAGGTAAGCGATGAACGGTGAATGGGTCTTGGCAAATAAATGCCCGCACTGCGGCGGACGGATGACTCTTTCCAGCTTTTATACATATGCGCGCGAATACCCGATTTTGAAAAATGGGAAAATGGCGAAGCGTGGAAGGCGGGCGGAAGAAGAAGGAATTGGGATTATAACAGCATACTGCGGTTCATGCCATGTGACATGGAACGCCAGCAACACTTTTGTAAACGCGGATGGAACAGTTGAAATCAGCGGAAATGGAGAAGGATGGGAAGAAAATGGGCGTAACGATTAAATGCAAGAAAACCGGTCGGGAAATCGACCTTGGATGCGGCGGATTCATGAATCTGCGGCGGAAGGTGGCTCAACTCATGGGAGAGCCGTTTTACAGTCACTACGAGAAGCTTTGTAACGCGCCGATCATCATGCAACCGGAAGTGGAAGAGAAGTTTTGGAAAGATTGGGACACGGAAGCAATCAGGATGGTCCGTGAAAAAGACCTTCCGGTGAAAGTTGTGAATTTCCTGCTTGAAAGAGCCTGTGATGGGAAAATCCGGTACGGAGCCTGCAAGGAAATTCTGAAGGTCATCGGGGACTACGATGACAACATCTGCTACGGCTATGCCGGCCGGAGCGACTGCGCAATGTTCCGAGACTTCAAGGCAATCCTGCAGGATTGCGTGGACAACAAATGCGATATGGTCTGGATGTAGGAGGATGGAAAATGGATGCTGTTGCGTATTTCAAAGCATATGCGAGAATGTGCGATTCTTTTGACTCTAAGCACAACATTACGGGAAGACCGTGTGTAGGCTGTCCACTTGACGATATTGGACGCGGATGCCATATGAACGATCTCACCAACAACGCAGAGGAATGTGTTGCTGCGGTCGAGAAGTGGGCAAAAGAGCACCCGGCCAGAACGAGACAGAGTGAATTGCTCAAGCTGTTCCCAGAAGTAATCTCTGACCCAGATGGGTTTATTGATATTTGCCCAGCTCTTATCGTTTCCGCAAAAAGAAAAACGAAAACGGGCGGCTGTAGATATCCGTCAATTAGCTGTGAAGAATGCAAACGTGAATTCTGGCTGGCTGAAATCAAGGATGGTGAGACCTGATGGACAAGCAGCTGATTTACAAGGAAGACGCGCTCGAAATCGTGCGCCGGACATCCGGAGACTATGCTGCGGCATTTGCTGAGATCAGCCGACTGCCGGCAGTGGACGCAGTACAGGTTACACGCTGCAGGGACTGTGATGGCCGCTGGGCAGAAATTTCGTGGTGTGGGACATATGTTAGGTGCGGCTTTCGTGACGCGACCGGCCTTAATATGCCGGAAGATGGGTTCTGCTCTTTTGGGAAAGGAGGACAATAAATGCCGCTCATAAACGTTGCTTTATACGGAGAAGGAAAACGAAATAACCGGCTTCGGGCAGAATACATTTGCTGCGATCACGCGCAGGAATGCTCCGCATACCACGAGGGGAAATGCCTGAACGTTACAATACCGTTTAACCGCAGGTGCGAACTTGGCAGAGTTGAAAAAGTGGATGGAGGCACAAAACAGAGCAAACGCTATGACACTGTGACAGACGCAGTGCAGCATTCGCCAGAATATCGTAAACTCAGATACCCATCCTATTGGTATGTAATTCGCATTGGAGATATGGCGTATCTGAATCTTCCTTACGTTGACCTCAAATTGGACGGAAGACGACTGAACGCAGCAACGGCGATATTCACAAATCAACATTTACTAGTGGACAGACCAATGCTGACACCGGACAATTTGGACAACGTACTTGGCTATAACCCACGAAATATGTGCGGAGATATTATCACGAGATATGCGGATGAAACCGTACCGAATTTCCTGCACCAATTCAAAAGACTGTTTCCATTGGAATATGAACGCTTCGTGAGAGAGTACCCGAAGTATGCAGAGATGTCCCCGACATTTATCGGAAGATACGCAAAACTCGCAACGTGCAATCCAGACTGCGTGTACAAGGATTCAAGCGGGGATAAGTTCACAATGGAAGACGGAAAACGGATGGTCTGTAAAGAGTATAGATCGGGATTCCTTCCGTTTGGAGCGTCCAAGGCAGAAGTCATTATCACGCTTACGGACGATATGAAAGTTAAAATCACGGACAATGCGCAGGTCTTGAATGATACTGTGTTTGTATAGGAGATAAGATGAACAGCAAATACTTGGAATTTCTGAAATCAAAAATCGAGACGGCTCCGGTGAGCGGCTTTTCCGTTCCAGAGGAAGATATCAATCTGGCGCTGAAGCCGCATCAGAGGGATGCGGTACGTTGGGCGCTGCGCGGCGGCAGAAGAGCTCTCTTCGAGAGTTTCGGATTAGGTAAAACTGTACAGGAACTGGAGTTCTGCCATCATGCCGCGAAACATGAAGGAAGGCCAGCGTTGATTGTGCTGCCACTCGGCGTGCGGCAGGAGTTCAAACGGGACGCCGTGAATATTCTGGGATACGAAGAACCGGTTTATGTACGGACGATGCAGGAGGTACGCGAGAACGCCGGAGCGGAGATCATGCTTACCAACTATGAGCGTGTCCGGGACGGGGATATCGACCCGGCGTACTTCGCGGCGACGAGCCTTGACGAAGCATCGGTACTTCGCTCATTCGGAAGCAAGACCTATCAGACGTTCCTTCAGAAGTTCAAGGGTGTCAAATATAAGATGGTCGCAACGGCCACACCGGCTCCGAACAGGTATAAGGAGATCATTCACTATGCAGGATATCTCGAAGTCATGGACACCGGACAGGCCCTTACACGGTTCTTCAAGCGGGACAGCACAAAGGCCAACAACCTGACCCTTTATCCCCACCGTGAAGAAGAATTCTGGCTGTGGGTCAGCTCGTGGGCGCTGTTCCTTGGAAAACCGTCAGACCTCGGATATTCTGACGAGGGATATGAACTTCCTGGACTCGAAGTTAGAACGCATGTTGTTCACGACGAATTCGGAAAGATCACGGACCGGGATGGTCAAGTGAAGATGATGAACGATTCTGCCACGAACCTTCAGGAGGCATCGCGGGAAAAGCGCGAGACAATTACTGCACGCGTACAGATGGCGAAGGAGATCGTTGACAGCGATCCGGAGGCAAGCTTTATCCTCTGGCATGACCTCGAAGCGGAACGACATGAGATACACCGCGCGATACCAGAGGCCGTAGAGATCTACGGAACAATGGACTATGACGAGCGCGAACGGCGCGTCATTGATTTCTCCGACGGAAAAATCCGAATCTTCGCTACGAAGAAAGAGCTTTCTGGTCAGGGCTGCAATTTCCAGAGGCATTGCCACAGAATGATCTTCGTCGGGATTGACTATGAATTCAACGACTTCATTCAGGCGATCCACCGCTGCTACCGCTTCTTGCAGACGGAGAAGGTCATTGTGGACATCATCTATACGGAGGCAGAGATCCCGATTTGGGACGTTTTGCAGAAAAAATGGAAGCAGCATGACTATATGCAGGAGCAGATGCGGGAAATCGTAAAAAAATACGGCCTTTCCGGCGACCGCATGAAGCAGGAAATGGCCAGAAGCATAGGAGTTGAGAGAATGGAGATCAGAGGAAAGAACTGGATCGCGGTCAACAACGACTGCTGCGAGGAAACGGCGAAAATGGCAGACAACAGCACAGATCTGATCGTTACGTCCATCCCGTTTTCCAATCATTACGAATATACGCCGAGCTATAACGATTTCGGACACAACGAGGATACGGAAAAGTTCTTTGAGCAGATGGACTATCTGACGCCGAACCTTCTAAGAATTCTGAAACCAGGACGTGTATTCTGCTGCCATGTGAAAGACCGTGTTCTTTTCGGCAATGCGACAGGGACTGGTATGCCGACGATGGAACCATTTCATGCTATGTGCATTAAGCACTATATGGAGCATGGATTTGCATATTTCGGCATGATTACGGTCGTTACGGACGTCGTTCGAGAGAACAACCAGACGTACCGGCTCGGATGGTCTGAGCAGTGCAAGGACGGGACAAAAATGGGCGTCGGCTGCCCGGAGTACATCTTGCTATTCCGGAAGCTTCCAACCGACCGCTCCAAAGCATATGCGGATGAGCGCGTATCCAAGACGAAGGACGAATACACACGCGCTCAATGGCAGATCGACGCACACGGGTTCTGGCGCAGTTCCGGAAATCGGCTGATTACGAAAGACGAACTGCTGCATACCGACACGGGAAAGTTGCAAGCAATTTATAGGAAATACAGCCGTGATTCCGTTTACAGCTATGACGAGCATGTAAAACTGGCGAAAGAGCTTGACAAGGACGGGCATCTGCCAGCCACGTTCATGGTAGTTGCGCCCGGAAGCTGGACAGATCAGGTATGGGACGATATCAACCGAATGCGGACGCTCAATACAACGCAGAGCCAGCGCAGAAAAGAGAACCATGTTTGTTTGGCAAAGGGGAGCCTCGTATTGACCAGGGATGGATATAAGCCAATTGAAGATATTTCAATTGGAGATATGGTACTGACCCATACGGGAAACTGGAAACCGGTTATCGCAAAGCGCTGCACCGGTGTGAACCCTGTTGTTCAGACCAAGGCTCAAGGCGTGGCAAATCTGATTACCACACCCAATCACAAACTCTGGACGAGAAAGAATAATTACATCCGCAGCAAGGACTATATGCCTAAGACAGAACCAGAATGGACCGAGGCAAAAGATACAGCTGGCGGATGGGTCAACCTGAAACTTCCTGCCTGCGAGGATAGCAATCTAACCGCTCAAGAATGGTGGATTGTTGGCCGTTACCTTGCAGATGGACATGTTGGGACATATGGAGACTGGTTTATCAGCGTCGGAAAAGCCAAATCGGCTATGTTTGAGGAAATGGCACAAGGATATTTTGGCTCCTGCGCGGTACGAGATGCCATCCAATACAGATTGCGTTCCAGCGCAATGTCAGAAAACATGAAAGGAATCCTGCGTAAATGCGGACGTAGAGCAGAAAACAAGCAAGTTCCTATTGAGGGAATTTGCCTGAATCCAGAGTTGGCAAAATCGCTTCTTGATGGATACCTGTCCGGAGACGGCAGCAAGGCTGGAAATGCAACGATGGCGTGCTCCGTTTCGAGAGCCTTGATGCTTGGAATGGCCATGGTTGCGCAGCGTGCGTTGGGCGTTATCCCCTCGGTATTTGCAGGGAAACGTGCGGGGAAGCATACCATTGCTGGCCGCGAAGTCAATCAGAAACAGCTATGGGTTTTAAGCTGGAGGAACGGCACACATCATTTCGGCAGCATTCTTGACGATGGCGCATGGAAGCGCGTGAAATCTGTGGATGATGCAGGAACCGCTGAAACGTGGAGCATTCGTGTTGCTGACGATGCCAGCTATACAGCAGAAGGGTGCGTTGTGAAAAATTGTCCCCTCCAGCTGGACATCGTTGACAGGCTTATCAACCGGTACAGTAATCCGGGGGATTTGGTGCTTGACCCGTTTGGTGGACTTGGAACGGTTGCGCTGGAAGCCATCAAGGCCGGCAGACATGGCTACACCATTGAACTCAATAATGACTACTTCCGCGATGCGGTCGGCTACCTGAAGGAGTTTGACGAGTCTCAGCAGAACGACAATCTGTGCCTGTTCGATGTAATCTGAACTGAGTATAAGGCTGCAAATCACGCTGGTTGATTTCAATTCATAACAGCATAGTGTTGTTTGAGGGTGCGATAAACACCCTCTTTTTTTGTACCCCCCTGACGGTTGACATAAGAATGGGAAAAAACATTTGCAGCCACGACTAAAATTAGGAATAGGAGGGTGAAGCGATGAACGATAAAACGAGCAAAGTCCGGATGCGGTACACGGGGAAGACCGGATACCATGGGCTAAAGCATTTGAAAGTCTATGAAATCAGCATTGTCAGCATGTACGGAAAGTTTTGGGTAGAGGTTGGGAGTGAAGCTATTAGCTACGTTTCGCTTGCAATGCTCTGCCGAAATTGGGCGGACGCTTAGAAAGGAGATCAGCATGACAGATTGCGAAAGAATCGTTGCGTATTGTAGGGAACACGGCTCCATCACGCAGATGGAAGCAACCAGAGAACTGGGCAACACGCGACTTGGAGCACGCATTTGGGACTTGAAAAACAAATTCGGCTATGAGGTTGAAGATATATGGGAAACGGCCACAGACCGTTTTGGAGACCCAACACGATACAAGCGTTACTTCGTCAAGGATAAGACACAATGAGCGATACATGCAAAGGATGCAAGTGGTGGGAGCCGTTTAACTGGGTATGCTGCAACGGAGACAGCCCCCATTGTGCGGATTTCGTCAACTGTGGATGCAAATATTTTGAACGAGAGGACGATAAGAAATGTCAGAACGAAAAGGAACAACGCCATTAACCGCGCGAGAGGAACCGGAAATCGACCGGAAAACCTGCATGGGATGTGACTCATGGGATAAATTCACCTGTTTCAACGCGGCAAGCCAGTTCTTCAGCGGAGCAGTTGACTGCGGGTGCAGATATTACGGGACGGAGGTCGTGAAGAAATGACACAGAGAGAATTTGTGCTGAAAATGGAACCGGGCGCGGAAAACAAAAGCTGCTACGGTGGAATACGTTATTGCCCACACGCCTATATAGATATTCTTCCTGTCCCGCTTGACCTGTGTAATGCAAATACAGCAAGTGCAGAACTCTGTGAGAAATGCTGGAATCAGGAAATGGTCCTCCCTGCACCAGCTAAAAAGCCAATGGCGCAGGTCAACGCATTCATGAATCAGGATGCTGACGAAAAACCGGCCGAAAATGCCGTAGATCATCCCCAGCATTACAATCAAGGCTCTATTGAGTGTATCGACGCTCTGAACGCGATGGTTGAAGGATGGTCCGACCCGGTATCTGCGGTATTGGCGTGGCAGACAGTCAAGTACATCTGGCGGCATCCGTTCAAGGGAAAGCCGGTGGAAGACCTCAAAAAAGCACAGTTCTACCTTGAGCGGTTGGTACAGCGGTATGAGTGTAAGAAGACAGACTGACCGAAGATTGACATTGCTTCGCCCGTGCGGGACGTGCGGACAGATGGTTGTTACAAGCGCGGGTTCTCCGTTTCTGAGAATGATCGAACGAGATGGCAAGAAAGAAGCAGTCACTTACTATTGCTGCCAAAGCTGCTACAAAGCAAGCTACAAACACATTGGATGGTACGACGGAAAAGCTGATGAACGCCGCGCGGAACGTGAAAGAAATCGGGACAGACGCGAATATAATCGTCGTTATTACGCTGAACACGCGGAAGAAATCAAAGCCAAGAAACGAGCGTACTACGCAGCGCATCCGGGGCTGTCCGTTCAAAATAGCCAATATTACAGAGCGAAGCAAAAGCTTCTTGATGCAGAAGCTAGAGAAGGAGGACCGGTAGCATGAGAAAATTCCTTTTCTGTGTCTGCGTGATCCTCGTCCTCACATCAATCACAATGATGATTTTTCAGCGCGATATCGAGCAAGCGCTTGCCAACAAAGCAGAATCAAAAATTAACACTGAAATGCCTATTACTGCACAAGAAAACCTGAATGATCTGGAAAACCCAGAGGACACTGCACCGCCGACACAAGAGGAACAGCAGGAACCTGATACCGAAACAGAACCTGACTATTCACAATTCTGCAACCCACCCCACACAAAAGACGGCATCGGCGGAGCCGGCGGATTTATTGTAGATGACCCGCAATGTCTTGAACTGCTTGCACGGGCAATTTACGCCGAGGCTGGCGGGAATGACTGCAGCGACGAAACCCGCATCATGGTCGGAAATGTTATCCTCAATCGGATGCGATGCGAATGGTATCCAGACACAATGGAAGCGGTGCTGACCCAGAAAAGGCAATACAACACGTTCTACTGGACTGGCGTCATTTGGGACGAGCGTGCGTCAAACCCAAGCGAAAAAGAAGCAGTAGAGCGGGCGTACAAATGCGCGGAACGTGTGCTGCTTGGAGAACGGCTACTCCCAGAAGACGTGGTGTTTCAGTCAGAGAACATTCAAGGAACAGAAATTGTAGCATATCAGGACGGGATATACTTTTGCAGATAGGAGGACGTAGAAATATGGCCGCAGTCATTCAAGCACCGTGTAAAGGGTGCGAAAAACGCGAAATTGGATGTCATGGATGGTGCAAAGCATATTTGGCCTATCAAGACGAAAACAACATGTACAAGGCAATGAGCGCAAACGACAGAAAGTCGCTGTCCCCAACGAAGTCATTCACAAAAAGACAGCGTGAACTTATCCGAAAGGGGATGAAATGCGTCAGATGAACGGAAAAACGTACTTGCTGTTTGCAGCACTTTCCGCAATCGCAAGCATCGCAGGTGGTACGCTATTCATTCAGCTTTCGCGCTTTGGGCAGACAGCAAAGGAGCGCTTTGGAAACATCCTGATTGGCGTGTGTGCGGTTCTTGTGGGAACTGTGCTTTGCGCGCTTACCGTTCTTGAAGCGCTTGGAGCGGCTTAGAGGACATTTTCACGCCAGAATGTGAAAATACACACAAAGAACGTACAAACGGCGTGTGTGGCGTCTGTGGGCGCGACGCACGCATCTAAATGAAATAGGAGAGTGGAAAATGTTAAACAGAATCACTGTACAAGGAAGAATCGTAAAGAAGCCAGAAATGCGTGTGACACAGAGCGGAAAGTCTGTGGCAAGTTTTACGCTTGCTGTTGAACGCGACTATGCAACTCAAGGACAAGAGCGTGAAACAGACTTCCTCGATGTGAACGCATGGAATCAGACGGCAGAGTTTGTCGGAAAGTATCTTGACAAAGGAAGCATGGCTGTGGTTGATGGTAAGCTTCAAATCCGTAACTGGACGGACAAAGATGGTAATAAGCGCCGCAACGCAGAAATTGTAGCTGAACGAGTCTATTTCTGTGGGAGCAAGCAGGCAGACGGAACGTCGAAACCAATCCATACAGTACCGGCACCGGCATCTGATGTTCCGGAAGGATTCACGATGCTGGATGAGAATGCAGATGATCTGCCATTTTGATGGAGGTTGCAAATGACTTTGAAGTTTGAAACAAGAATTTTTGCCGATGAAAGTTTGGGGAATTTTGCTGATCCAGAAGCGCCGATGATTGACTTGGGAATGCTAACTGAGGAAGAACTTGGGGGCATCATGGACATCGCAGCTAGAAAAGGATATTGGGTGTTGGCAAAGCCCACATTTGTTGCGCCGGAAGTTCGAACCTATGGATAACGTTCAATGGATTAAGCTCAAAGTCGGAATGTTTGACGGTGAGAGCTTCAAGAAAATCAAAAAAGCCAAAATCGGTGGCGAGAGCTTCCGCGATAAACTGACGGCTGTGTGGTTTGAGTTGCTGGACTTCGCCGGCAAATGCAATCACTCCGGATTCCTCATAAATTCAAGGGAAATTCCGTTTCAGTCAATCAGCGATATAGCGGTCATGATTGATCGAACACCGGAAGAATTGGATCTCTGTATGAAATTCTTCATCAATGAGGGCATGGTTGAAATCATTGACGATATATACCTCCTGTCGAATTGGATGATGTATCAGAATGAAGATAAACTGGCAAAAATCCGAGAACAAAAAAGAATTAGCCAAGCAAAATGGCGGCTGTCAAAGAAACTGAAATCAGAAGATACAAGCGATAATGCAAAGTCAGATGTAGAATCTACAGGAACATCTACAGCACATCTACCCTCTTATTCTATTTCTAATTCTATTTCTAATTCTAGTTCTACTTCTAGTAATAAAGAAAAAGAAGGAAAAGGGGGTACGGGGGAAAGGGGAGGAAAAACGCAGCCAGTTTCCGATGAGATCAGCGCGGCTATGTCTAAGCTGCCTTCGCTGGTTCAAGTACAAATGCAGAATTGGCTTGAATACAAAACCGAGCGCAAAGAATTCTACACCCCTCGTGGCTTACAGTCTTTGATGACGGTGGTGAAAAAGAAGGTAGCCCAGTACGGAGCACAGGCAGTCAATGATGTTATTGAACGCACCATGGCGTCGAATTATCAAGGAATAGTGTGGGAATGGCTTGACCGAAAAGCACAACCGGCAACGCAATCCACACGCGAAGCGTCCAGCAGCAATCCATTTTTACGGGAGGACATATGACAAGAGACGAAACAAGAAAAATCCTTGCTGTGCTACGAACGGCCTATCCAAACTTCTACCGGAATGTATCGGATTCAGATGTAACCGATACGCTCAACTTGTGGGCTTCAATGTTCACAGATGATGACCCAAGGCTTGTTGCAGCGGCAGTGAAATCTATCATCGTAGCAAGCAACCGAGAGTTTCCACCAAATATCGGAACAATCAAGGAACAAATGAGAAAACTGATGCAGGATGATGACCTTTCCGAAATGGAGGCGTGGGCCAAAATATCTGCTGCGTGCCGGAATGGTATATATGGAGCGCAAGAGGAATTCAGCAAACTGAGTCCTACGCTTCAGCGTATTGTTGGCAGCCCACAACAGCTTAGTGAGTGGGCATTGCTGGATACTGATTCTCTGCAAAGCGTTGTAGCATCAAATATCCAACGGTCGTTTAGAATGGTTCAGCAGAGAGAACGCGAACAGACAAAATTACCGCAGGAAGTACAGGCCCTCTTGCAGTCGATTCGCATGGGGAGCGCCGGAAATCTGGAAGGAGAGAATGATGTTAAAAGAATATCGTGACAAGGCTTTTAGCACACACTGCCAACTGTGCGGAGAAGAAATACTGGACGAAGAAGCGTTCTATTTCGACGATGGCAGCTATTTCATACGCGGGTATTGCATACACCAAGTTTGCGCAGAGGAACAGACACCAAATATGCCGGGATATACAAAACTCAGGAATGAAATGCGTGAAAATATGACGCTCATAAATCCGCTGCAGGAAAAGGATTCGGTGAAAAATGATGGCGTTTGAAGACAAGCAACAGACTTCGGCAACCGGTATGTGTGCATGGTGCGGCGCGGAAATCTATCCGGATGACGATATCTGGTACGACGGCTTTGCAACGTACATTCACAATGAGTGCGTTGAAAAAATCGAGGCCATGCCAGACGAAGCGCCGATAGCTGCGTTTATCCGGGAAGATTACCGGCAAACGACCATGCGGAAGATCATAGATGACCGCTGGGCGAGGGAAGATCATGAAGTTTGAAATCGTAAGAGCGTTGGACGGGAAAGGCATGATGGAGACGGATTATGAATTCTGCATCCCGTCGGATGATACTATCCGCAGCATGATAAAAGCCGGCTATAAGGCATACAAAGACGGTCGGGTTTATAAACCGAAAGATGGAGGAAAAAATGGTACAGTTAGGACAAACGGTAAAAAAGGTCGTTAGCTTTGCCCCAGAACGAAATATAAATCAGTTCAACAGTGAAAAGAAGACGCTCTACGGAAAGGTCATTTTTGTTCATCCAAAGAGAAGATTCTACACCGTGGAATTCTCACTCTGGAATGGGAGTAAAATCCGCTCATGCTATACGGAGGGATTGTAATGGGAAACGGACTCACATACGCGCAGAAACTTGCGATTGCAAGGCAAACTGAACTGACCATTGGTGTTGACACCGGTTTTCAAAAGGCGGCAGACTTCTTTTCTATCGCGCTTTATGAAGAAGGGTTTGGAGAACAACGGCAAGAAAAAATCGCCAGACGCGTTATGGAACTCGATCAAGAATATGGGGATGCGTGGACTGGACGCGTGGAAGCAGATTACAAGCAGGAACAGATAGACCGTATCTTGAAAAAAGCATACGGAAAGAATTTCACCCCGTTCTTGGAACGGAATCCGTATATAAAGAAATTCAACTATGCAGGGAAAGGAAAACGTTAATGCAAAAAGACAAAATAACAGTGGTCGAAACGGCAATGAAACAAATTGATGCAGAAGCAAACCAAAATGGAACTGGATGCGCGTACTGGCGCGGATTCTTGCAGGGCGCGCTCATGCAGCAGCACGAAGACATGCACGGTATTCAAGAACAGCTTGCGGCGAGATTTCTTGAAACCGCAAAATTTGAGGACAATCGTGTGCGCTATGTGAAAGAACCAAGTGCGAAGACCCCGACGTATGCGCATCAGGACGATGCCGGCATGGATTTATATGCGTCGAAGGGAAATTATATTCCAGCCGGCGGAAGATGCACTTTCCACACCGGCATCCATGTCGAAATCCCGAAGGGGTACTTCGGCGCAATCAGAGCCAAGAGCGGCCTGCTTCGGAATCATGGAATCATATGCTCAGGAACAATCGACGTGGGATATACCGGCGAAATCATGGTAACGCTCGTAAACACAAGCGACGAGATTTACTGCGTTTCAGAAGGGGACAAGATTGCGCAGTTGATTATCATTCCATATGAGCGTGTTGAACTGGTTGAGGTCGAATCTCTTGAAAAGACAGAACGCGGAGACAATGGCTTCGGGAGCAGCGGAAAATGAAATGGGAGGGAATGGACGGATTTGAGCGAAGCCGACAGTTCAAACGCCTGAGAGAACTCTTTTTTGAAGCGTTTGAGAAAACGTGGAACGAGGATTTTGCAGAGTATCAAACTGTATTCGAACCTCTGATGCCGGATGCAATCGACAACAACAAAGTTCACAGCGGATACGGGAAAACAATGCAGATCATCCCAGATGGCGAGTGGTCGTTGATTTGCGCGCTTCGTGGAGGGAAGATAGATGGAATGTAGTTACCTTCAACGTGTAACAGCGTTTTTCGAGAGCTATTTTGAAATCCCGAAATTCTACTATGCAGAGAAGAAACGGGTGATTCGCACAGAAGCAATACACGACCTCATGTGGCAGCTCGTCGGAATGGGCGTTTTTCAGGACGAAGAAGACGTTCGGAAAGAGGCGTTGACGGACTACGATGTGGTGATTCCACCTACAGAATAAGTGAATGGGACTGCTAATGCAGTCCCATTTTTGCGTTCAATTTCGTGCCGATTTTCGTGCCGATTTTGAGGCAAAAAACGCTTACAGAACTAAAAAACCAATGCAAGTAAATGAAAAACTGCTTGCAAGGAAAAAGACCGCAAACCGTTGGCACACAAAGAAAAGCCCGTAATCATTGAAGATTACGAGCTTCCTTATTTGGTCGGAGTGTCGGGATTCGAACCCCCTACCAACATAGCAAATCGTTATATATATATGAGAAAAAAATTAGCGTGCAGAAATCTGTGCCGATTTTGCCAGCTTTTTGCGTGCATCTATTTATTGGGGTCGTCTTCAATCAAGTTACCAAGATAAAATCGTCGCATCTTGTCGGTCGCAGCATTCTTGTCCTTTGCAGATTCTTGAAGGTAACACTCATGAACGACTTTAATGTCATTCCAGCCGCCGACACGCATGGTGCGCTCCTCACTCCAACCGAGATGGTAGGCAAGGGAACAGAAAGAACGACGCAGTCCATGAACACCAACCTGTGGCAGAGTGTTTTCTGCACAAACGCTATTGATCCTACGAGTAAGCGTATTAGGGTAGCAATCAATTATTGGATCGTTATCCGGAATGATTTCAAGAAGCCTTGGAATGAGGACTGGAACAGGGCGTGTAGATTTCTCAGATTTGTTAGTGTCTTTGCGAACGAGTTTCCCGTTTTCATCATAAACGATTGCTCCAGCAACTGAAATATATTCGGAACCTTTAATATCAAAATGAAAATCGTCATGGGTAATAGCCATAATTTCAGAACGGCGCAAAGAATGCAACGCTAAAAGGGCACCAAGTTCAATAGGCTTTCCACGAATAGCCTTAACAAAGACCAAAATCTGCTCAAAATCGAGAGTCGGAAGGCCACCTTTTTTGAATGCCGGGAGAGTCACAGTGGGCACGTCAACATCCAGATAATTCATTGTGGCAGTAATAAGTGCCCATACATTACAAACGGTTTTAGGTGCGCAATCTTCCAATTCTTCACCAATGGCTATCTGCCACTCGCTCTTTGAAATGCCAGAGATGTCTCGACTCATAAAGTTGAGAAAATGGTTTTTCCTATACGATATATAGTTGCGGCGGGTTGAAGGGGAAAGTGAAGGTCCACGTTCAGCAATCATCTTGTCAATGGCGTCCCCAACTGTCAGTCGAGTGGAGTGCTTCTTTTGTTCAATGAAACCAGCCCGAATCGCTTTTGCTCTTGCTACGCAGAGCGCTTTTGTTGGCTCGGTGATACTCTGCTTCTCTGCATCAAGGTAAATGCGGTAGTTCCCACTTGCCAACTTTCTTGGAGATGGTATTTTTATTTCATCCTTTTTCTTCCGTTCCTTTATCTGTTTTTCTCCACACCAGTTGCAGAACATAGAGTTGACTTCAATTTCACGGCCACAGGATTTACACTTCATGATGGGATGCCTCCTGCAATTTCTCCAAGGCATCATTACGTTCCTTCATGACACGAAGAAATTCCTGCTTTAAAGCATAAAAAGTATCTGCACAGACTCCGATGCTTGGAGCAATCTTGATGTTTTCATCAAGCGCGTCCAGCACTGCTTGATCGCGCTCATTGATATTGTTTCCCAAATAAATAACCTCCATGGAATTAAAAAAGTACAGAACACAATCAATCTTGACAAAGAATCCAAGAATCTCTTGCGGAAAACTGACAATAAAGAAGAACTCTTCAGATTCCTTCGGTTTTGCGTTGCTCGTCTACAAAGGTGCGACCAAGCTCAAGAAATTTGGAACGATTGGATTCAGACATCTGATTGAATAAAGAGACAAGCTCGTCAACCTCGGCATCATTTGTGGTGCCGGGGCTATTTTTTTGCACATCAGGAGAAACAAAGGACTTGCCTGTCAAAAGCCAGTCAGCTGAAACGCCATAGAAAGCTGCAATCTTCGGAAGGTATTTCATGTACGATTTCGACCTTCCTGCTTTCCACTCTGTTACCACGTTTTTTGCTTTTACGTCGATTGCACGCAGAAGCTCCAATGCCCCTCCGTGCTTGTCACCGATTAGGAAAAGAATGCGTTCAAGCACCTCGTCCTCTGAACTGCTTTTGATATTTGGCTCTTTAGACATAAATATACCTCCAGATTTGTGCAGACATACAAAATCACATAAAACATGTGATATTACTTGAAATCACATAAAACATGTGATATAGTATGCCCTGTAAAGCAAAGTTGACAAGAAAGGCAATAAAAAACCAAGCCTTTTGGGGATGAGAAACCAAAAGACGGCACCTGTTTCATGTGATTTGACACTAGCATGATAATTTTTTTGCCCGCATTTGTCAAGCCTACTTTACGAGAAAATCATGAATTTTATGTGAATTTCTTAGGGGGTGTAACTATTTACGAACTTTTCAAAGCGGAAATCGTAAAGCAGAAGCGGATACGGAAACTGACGAACGAGGATTTGGGGAAACTGACCGGCTATAAAAGGCAAACGATTGATGCGTTTATGGCCGGTGCCAGAGAGTCTGAAAATGTGGCGAAGGCTATTGCAAAGGTTCTCAAGATCGAACTGTGAGGTGGAGACATATGGACAGTCTCGTATTCTTGGCACCAAACAAAGAAGACTCGTTCACGACATCGGAAGTCATCGCCGAATGCGCCGGAGTTCAACACCATAAGGAGTTTTTGGCGCACACGCAGCGCAAGGAGGAAATATGCCACGCTTGAAGAAGAAAGAGCCTGACTTCATAAGGGTCACTCGTTTGATAAGAGGATATGCGCCTGTATCGAAGGTCGCGGAAATGATTGGTAGATCTGTACCAACTGCACGCAAAAAGATAAACGACCCTCGACAGTTTACGCTCGGAGAATTACAGATGATTTCCATGAGGGCGCATATTCCCTGGGAAGACATGAATCAGGCGGTGAAGCCATGAGCCTAATCCGGAAACATTTTGAAGACCGGGAAAGCTGGCTGGAAGGCCGGCAGGAACTCGGAATCGGCGGCTCGGATGCTGCGGCAGTATGCGGGCTATCTCCTTGGATGTCGCCAGTGGAACTCTGGAAAATAAAAACGGGGCAAAAAAAGCAAAAGGACATATCCGCGAATGCTGCGGTTGAACGCGGCGTTCGGATGGAGCCAGCGCTTCGGGAGTTGTATGTAGCCATGAATCCGCAAATGCAGGTTGAGCACTTCCCATACGACATTCTGGCTCAGAGTGAGCGGCCCTGGCTGACGGCGACCCTTGACGGAGAACTTACCGACGAAAACGGTCGGCACGGCATCCTTGAAATCAAAACCGGTCAGACCATGAAGAAAGTTGACTACGAAAAGTGGGCGGACGGAAATGTGCCGATTTACTACCTCGCCCAAACGCAATGGCAGCTATTGGCTACTGGATGGGATTTTGTTGATCTGTTTGCCGCGCTTCAGGACATCCGTGGTGACTGGTCAATACGAACACGCCGAATCGAACGGGCAGAGTGCGAAGAAGACCTCGCATGGCTGCTGGACAAAGCAGATACGTTCTGGGGGTACATCCAAAAGCGGCAGATGCCGCCGATGACTTTGAGAATATGAAAGGAAGGAACACATTGATCGTTGAAGTCAAATTTTACAGAGAAAGTGCGAAAGCATACGTCGGACGCGGGTACAGCTATGAAACAGACATGGCACTGAACGTTGGAGATCGTGTGCTTGTGCCGGCTGGAAAGGGAAAGAACAGAGCAATAGTCGTGGCGGTGAATGTGCCGCGAATTGCCGTCAATCCTGATTACTTCCCATTGAAGCGCATTACGGAATACGACATGCCGGAGGTGAACGCTTGATGGAAACAACGGAAATCAGGATGATAACCGACCTCGACAAAGCACTTCCACAGAGTATCGCATTCAACTTCGAGGAAGTGAAAACATGGCTGACCGAGAATCTTGCATCTTACAAGAGCATGGTCGTCACCGAAGACGAAATTGGAGCGGCAAAGGCTGATAAAGCCAAAATTTCAAAACTGTCAAAGACCATATCAGAACAGCGAATCGCAATCAAGAAACGCTATCTGGAGCCGTACAACGACTTCGAGGCGAAAATGAAAGAACTGTCCGGTATGTGCGACGAGGCTGCGAAGAACATTGACGTACAGGTCAAGGCTTTTGATGAAAAACGGAAAACAGAGAAGCGGGAAGAACTCAAAGCATTCTTTGAATCGCTCAATCAGCAAGCGTGGCTTCAATTTGAACGGATTGAAAACCCGCGCTGGATGAATGTCACTTATGACATGGAAACGGCAAAAGCGGACATCCAGCAAACTGTGAGCACCATTGCAGAGAACGTTGCAACCATCACAGAAGCTGGCGGAGAGTTTGAGAGTGAAATCTTTCTGGAATATCAGAAAACGCTTGACCTTGGAGCGGCCATGCGGCGCGGCGGAGAACTGAATAGGCTGAAGAAGGAGCGGGAAGCACGCAGAGCTGCCGAAGAAGCAGCCGAACGCGCAAGACGTGAGGCGATTGCGGCGCACGAAGCTGCTGCGGAAAAGGCACAGCGCGAGCAGGCCGAAAGGGACGCACAACGGAGAATCGAAGAAGAAACTGCGCGCCGGGCGGAAGAAATGCTGAATTCGTCAAATCTTTCCCACGTCGAGGGGATGGAAAACGCGCAAGCGGAACCGGTTTCTGTGCTCGATTTCAGAGTGTACGTTACCAATGAACAGAAAATCAAACTTCGGGACTGGCTGAACGCTAACGGCATCCGGTTCTGCCGTGTACCAAAATTCGGAGACTGATATACGAAAGGAATGTGAAATATGAACGCAACAACTAGACTTACGCCGCCTGCAAAGACGCAGACGTTTTCAAACGCCATCACGTCCAATGCGATGCAAGGACTTATTCAGAAGTCGCTGAAAGACGATAAGGTCGCTGCAAGATTCACATCTACGCTGATTTCCGCTGTCAACGCATCCGAACAGCTTAAAATGTGTGACCCAGGAACAATCGTCGCAGCCGCACTTCGTGGTGAAGGTATGGGGCTGACCCTTGGCATGGGATATTATCTTGTGCCGTATGGACAGACGTGCAGTTTTATCCTTGGTTATAAAGGCATGCTCCAACTGGCTCTTTCTACGGGGGTCTACAACGATATCGATTGCATCGATATCCGCGAGGGTGAATATAAGGGACGTGACCGCAGAACTGGGAAACCGTCGTTTGACTTCAACGTATACGACACGGATGAAGAACGTGAAAGCGCAAAAATCACCGGCTATTACGCATACTTCGAGTTGAAGGACGGACTCTTCAGAAGTGAATACTGGTCTATGGAAAAACTCCTGAATCATGCAGAAAAATACGCGCAGGCGTTCAAACGTGACAAATATGACCAGTTTATCGCTGGTGAAATGACGGCGGAAGAGGAAGAAAAGATGCGCAAATCGACGCCATGGTACGATGTTGGCGGCGGTCAGGAAAGAATGTGCAAGAAAACAGTCCTACGAAGCCTTTTGAACTCTGGCTATGCGCCTCTCTCAAATGAAGTTCGTTATGCGATGGACAATGATTCCGAATCAGGCATCATTCCCGATATGCCGATTATCAACGTTGACAAGTCAACTGGAGAAGTGACTGGCGCGGTTCCGACAACTCCTGCTATCACTGCTGCATCGGACGATGACTTCTTCGATGAAACTGCCGTGAGCGCTGAACTTGATCGAAGAAATGATGCCAAGCAGGAAGAGGTACAGGCTCCCGAACCCGTCAAGCGGAAAAAGGCAGCAACCGAAAGCAAGCCGGAAGCAGTAGGAACGTCCTACACGGACGATGGCTTTTTCGGCGGTGGTGAATAATGAGGCCAATCATAAACGGCGGGGTCACACAGGACCCAAAAGACCCGAAGCGGCAGTCATGCGAAACCATGCTTATTTGGGGAAAGGTTACGCGGGACGCAAAGCTCGAATACACAAAGGGTTCAAACAACAAACCCCCGATGCCAAAGGTCACATTTGGCGTAGCATACGAGGAAAAAAAGTTCATGAACGTCCTCGCATTAGGGGAATCTCCTCAAACCAATATCGCGCAGCGCGTTCGGAAGGGCGATCAGGTTTTAATCGTCGGAAGATGGTCAAGCAAAGAATACAAAAACAGCGCCGGTGAGGAGAAAACGTGGGCTGAACTGAGGGTTGAACAGATTGCCATTCAGGGCGATGGATACCGCGAAGAAATGATCGACTGCCTCTGGACTGCGTTTGCAAACGCGATGGCAAAAGGATATATGCACGACAGGACAGAATTCATGCGGGCATTCAACACCGGCTTCGTAGATGCGTTTTGGGAACTTTGTCAGTCCATGCAGGGAGAAGAACCACAGGAAACGGATGGCGGAGAAGCGGCTGATGGCGATGACTACGAGCTGACAATTTGAGGACTTTTCAATGGGAAAGGGAATTAGCCTATCTGACTTGCCGGAGCCATACAGACGGCAGGCGGAGCAAAAGATCATACAAGAAATGCAGCGGAGGGCGTCAATACAGTCCTCGGACAAGGCCGAAAATCGGAAAGTAGCTGTGAAAAAGGGCAAAACCGATAAGCCACCAAAACTGCGAAACAAGAAGGTTACTCGCGGAGGCAAGACCTTCGACAGCAAGCGTGAGGCGGATCGGTACGATGAACTCGTGCTTTTGGAAAAACAGGGAGTTATTCAGAACCTTGAATGGCAGAAAGAATACCTCCTGATTCCAGCGCAATATAAAACCGTCGAGCAATACGGAAAGCATGGAGCGAGAATCAAGGACAAGCGCATTCTTCTTGAACGGAAGGTGTCTTATATCGCCGATTTCGTTTACGAGAAGGATGGAGAAACAATCGTGGAGGACTCGAAGGGCTACAGAAATCCGTCTTCGGCACCTTATGCGAAGTTTGTACTGAAGCGGAAACTAATGCTCTGGATACACGGAATCAGAATAACGGAAGTTTGAATCGGAGGCAGAAACAATGGAATCGATGCGCGAAAATGTTTTCAGGCTGGCAGTTGCGCCGTGGAACAGTGCTTACCGGGAAGACCCAGTAGAAAGCCACACTTGCGATACGCAGGACGAAATTGATTTCTGCCTCCATCATTGTCCGTATGCCAGCTCGGAGTGCTGCAACTGTCTGGAAGGTGGTAAAAGAGAAAAGCCTGGAAGGCCAAACATCGGTGGACAGATTGACTTGAACCGGCTGAAGGAAATGATTCAGTTGAAGACACCACAAGCGAAGATCTGCGCGGAGCTCGGCATAACCAGGAGAACCGTATACAACTACAAGAAAAAACTGGGGGTGATTTAGGTGATTCATCTTGGCGATATTTGCAAAATCAACGGCGCGGAAATCGAACCGGTTGACTGCATAATTGGTGGTTCACCTTGTTAGACAGGACTTGTCAATAGCTGGAAAGCGCAAAGGACTTGCAGGCGAACGTTCTGGCCTTTTCATGGAACAAATCAGAATTATCAAGGAGATGCGAGAGCATGACAGAAAGACCGGACGGACAGGTGAGTTTGTTCGACCAAGATACATGGTATGGGAAAACGTCGTTGGTGCCCAGAGTAGCCAAAAGGGCCGTGACTTCGCGGCAGTCCTCGAAGAAGCAATCCGCGTCGCAGAGCCGGAAGCTCCCGATATTCAAGTGCCTGACAAGGGGTGGCCAACTTGGGGGGGGGTACAGGGACGTGGACGGACGATGGAGCGTGGCTTGGCGCGTGCTCGACGCGCAATGGTGGGGAGTGCCCCAACGCCGCCGTAGAATCGCGCTTGTCGCAGATTTTGGAGGAACGACCGCACACGAAATACTCTTTAACACCAAAGGCGTGTATGGGCATCCTGCGGCGGGCGGAGAAGCGGGGGAAGGATCTTCCAGAGGCACTGAAAGCGGCACTCACGAATCAGGCGCATGGGCAGGATGCCTGACCCCGTATGATACGCAGACAAATCGTGTATACGGCGCGGACGGAATTTGGCCTACGCTTCCAGCGCGGGAAAATATCGGTCAGAACAGACAAAGCGTTTTCTGTGTACCTATCAACGACAAGGCAACTCGATTCTCTGGCGGTGGTGACACCAGAAAAGACGATGGTGCGGGAAACGGACTCGGAGTGGGACACGACGGGGAACCCTCTCCGACGCTCACGGCTGCCGACAGGCATGGCGTGTATTGCGCGGGATTTAAGCTTGGCAATGGCGAAAATGCGCGGAGCATCGGGTATGCCGAAGAACTGAGCCCCACACTTAATGCGGAGTGCGGCGGAAACAAACCGGCAATTCTGGACATGAGCCATGCAAACGACGTGATCCGAGAGTGCGGGGAGGTAGTGCCGACGCTACAAAGCAGGATGGGAACGGGCGGAAATCAAGTGCCGCTGACATATCAGAAAGTCGCAGGGACACTTTCACCAGGCGCTCATGCAGGAAGTTACAACGGTCAGGACGCATACAATGATATGCTCATATGTTCGGCGGAACGTCCTGATACACATGAAAGCGCTCCAACCGGAATCGTGCGCCGACTGACACCATTGGAGTGCGAGCGTCTTCAAAATTTCCCTGATGGTTGGACAGACATCGGAGCATGGACAGACGAAAAGGGAAAGCTTCACAAGGAATCATCGGACAGTGCGCGGTATAAGGCGCTGGGAAACTCCATCGCACTGCCGCCGTGGAAGTGGGTTCTAAAGCGGCTTTGCGCGCAATACGAGCGCGACGCGACGATGGGGAGTCTTTTTGACGGGATCGGCGGATTCCCTTTGATCTGGATGCAGCTCAACGGCTGGAACAGTGTCAAGTGGGCAAGTGAAATTGAACCGTTTTGCATCGCGGTCACGAAACGGCATTTTGGGGATGAAAACGGAGATGGGGATGCGTGGAGGCATCTGATGGAGGTGAAGAAATGACATTACTTGAGCTGCAAAATGTTCTTGGGGAACAGATATCTGCGATGGTGAATGGTACGGCGGACGTGGAACACGCGAGAGCGATTGCCAGCATTGCAAAGCAGATGATAAACAATGCCGACGTTGTTATGCGTGCCGACAAATACACAAAAGCGGACGGAAAGCGCATCAATAGCGTTGTAGGAGAACTGAATGGCGGTTAGGTTTACTGCGGAGCAGGACGCTTTTCTTCGGGAACACACACAAACTGCACGGACTTATTATGATCTGACAGAGCTGTTTGTGGCGAGGTTCCCGGAGCATCCGACAGATTTTCGCAATTTGCAAAAAAGAGTGCATAAGCTTGGAATTCGCAAGGGAACGCACAATGTACGCAGAGAACTGTTAAGAGCGAAAAATCCCGTTGGAACGGTCATATGGAATGGGAAAAAGCCAGCGAGGGTGAAAACGGAGAACGGTTATGCCGCCGCAAACAAATATTTCAAGGAAAAGTATTTTCCGGGGAAAGACGGAAATCTTGTATGGCTGGACGGGAACCCCAAAAACTGCGCAAGGGAGAACGCGGAGCTTGTTGAAAAGAGCGTATACGCTTCTCTTTGCTGGAGGGGATGGTTTTTCGTGGACCGGGAGCTGACCAAGACGGCGATATTGACGGCGAGATTGCTCCTGTTTTTCCCAGAGTACACGCACAACGAAAATCAATATCTGAAAATTGGGAGACGTTGATGGAAAAAGAAAAGGTCGTGGAAGCACTTCGATACTGTACTCAGAACGAAAAGAACGAGTGCGGGGTATGCCGATACAGGCCGTTCGTCCACTGCAAGCAGAGGCTTTTCAATGATACGATTGATTTGATTGAAAAGATTTCAAATGAAAACGCACGGCTGAAAGAATCACTGATGGGAACGCCGACACCGTGCGACGATTGCGTGACGGGGTGGGGAAATCCATATACAAGAAGCTGCATGGATGAATGCGAACGGCTGAAAGATTTTCTGAAAGAACGGGAGAAATCATGAAAACGGAAATTTTGAAGATCAAGGGAGACTGGATGGAGGTCGCTTCCGATTGCCGGTCAACGGTCGGCAAGCCGCCGCTCGACCATGAGCCGAGTACGGAATTCAAACGGAAGATCCTCCTTGCGGAGCACAGCCCAATCCGGGATATCTCAGTAAAATGGACATGGCGCGGAATCAAAAGCTGGGTCGCTACCCACTGGAGCAGACACAAGTTCGAGAAGTACATCAAGTCTCAGCGCTCAGACAGAACCGGCATCCCGCGCGACAAACTGCCGCAGGACGCGCCTGTTGACTTCACTGGCGATGCAAATGTGCAGGCACTAATCGATACCATGCGGAAACGTTTGTGCCGCCAGTCCTCAACAGAGACGCGACAGTACGCCGAGGATTTCAAAGCGGCGCTGCATGAGATCCAGCCGGAGATTGCAGACACCCTAGTATGTAACTGCGTCTACCGAGCGGGCTGCCCAGAAATGACACCGTGCGGAGACGGAAAATGCTTTTTCGATGTCCTGATTGACCAAACGGCCGGCGCAGTTGCGACGACACACATTCAAGACCGCTACGATGCCTACAACAAATTCTTCTATGAACGGAGGAAATCTGAATGAGCATTCTCATTGAAACGTGCCCGAAATGTGGCGCAGAGCTGCAGAATATCGTGATCGCTACATTCCCGCCTATCCCGCAGAAGAAGTGTTTTAAATGCGGGTGGAGCTGGGAAGGGAAACCTGAGAAGATCGAGTACAGGAAGTTTGCGGAAGCCGCTGAAGAGAAAGACCAATGTCGGTAAATGTGCAGTTTGTCTGCCCGGTGTGCGGGAAGCGTGTGACGCGAATCAGGGAACCCGGACAAAAAAGTTATTTCTGTAGTCAGACTTGCTTCAATTTCGCGCGGCGCAACGGAATGTTGGGCCAACGGAAAGAAACCAGTTTGCCGGGCGACTTGGCACATGAGAAGGTCACGATAAAAATTACGCAGGATATCCCGATTTTTCAGCAGATGCGGCCGAAAATCGGTGCGCTGTATGCAGCGGAAAAATACGACGGAAAGTACCATGGATACGTTATCAACGTCAACGGGTACAGGGTAAACATTCGGTGGAACGAATGCGTGGAGGTGAAGAAATGAGCCAAGCAGTGCTCATCAGCATCAGACCAAAGTGGTGCGAGAAGATCATAAGCGGTGAGAAAACGATTGAGGTGCGCAAGACGCGCCCGAAGATGGATATGACGTTTAAGTGCTACATTTACCGTTCGGTTCAGGGCGGCGTCATTGGAGAGTTTGTATGCGACGACATTTTTGAAAAGATCGTCAGAGTAGGAGGAAGCTGTGAACCGCCGAAATATTGCATCTGCGATTGGAACATGGACTGCACACCACTTGATACGCTTCTTGCGGATGCCTGCCTGACAAAAGACGAACTGGAGAAGTATCTGGACGGCGGCGTCGGCTACGGTTGGCATATTTCAGACTTCAAACTCTACGATAAGCCGCTGCCGCTCAACACCTTCAAAAAGTGGTTTCGGGAGTGCGCGTATTCAGATCTCGGTTTTGCCATCCCGGACTGCGAGAAATGCACGGACTCTGGATGCTTTGTGCAGAAGCCGCCACAGTCATGGTGCTTCGTGGAGGAGCTGCAATGAGCGGATTTTGCAATGGAAAAAACGTTGCATGCGCGCATGCGACGAACTACGGAGACTGCCAAATCGCGGCGTGCTGCAAGCACCATGAACCAAAAAACGAATTATGCAATAGTCAGCTCATACGTTGCCCAAACGGGCATATCGTCGGAGTTTGCGGCGTGAACGGGACAGTAGAAATAAAACACAAGGGCCGAACAATAGTTGTAAGCTCATCAAATGCAAACGTGCAAATAACCTGCGAACAATGCGGCAAGATGGTCACAGTCTATCTTGACTGCGGAAGAACTGATGTGGAGGAGTGTATATGATAATTAAATCCGGAGATTATGTAGAAAGTCTGCACGGGAATGTCGGTGTAGTAAAAACAGTTGGAAAAACACTGCCTGTTGACGGTAAGGAGCAATTCTCCTTCGATTGGGAAATCACGCGCCCGTCCATCAGAAGCGGCGACCGTGGCTTCTTTGCTGGAAGCGAATCCGATTTGTGGCGGCACTACCGTCAAATTGGCATGTATCACAACCCGTTCCAGAAAGAGCGAATGACAAAGCAGAGAATCGAACCGATTGAAATCGGAAAGATTGAAAAAGCAAGAGCAACGAAGGTGACGATTTCGACAGACGGGGATGTAAAAACTGAACGCGGTGAATTTGATGTACTGAAACGCACAAAATTAACGGTCACAGATCTTGCAGTCAAAATCAACGAAATCATCAACTATCTGAATGCGGGGGAATGTTAATGGAGCATATTGTACAGTTTGGCATCAACATCGACGACGAGGCAATCAAGCGTACCATAATGGAAAGCGGCGTTAAGACTATCGAAGCGCAGATCAAACAGGCAATCATCAATAAAGTTTTCACAGCATACCGATACGGAAATGCGAATCCTGCCAGTGATCCGTTATCTACATGGGCGCAGAATCTCGTAGCGGACACGCTTGCAGAGAACCGAGATGCGATTATCAACCAAGCAGCGGAAATCCTTGCGGGAAAGATGGCAAAGAGCACGAAAGTCCGCGAATCAGTCATTGCAAAGACGGCAGAATGAGACACGTCAGAATTGTAGCGTTCCCACCGGCTGAACCCGAATGGAGCGTAATGCCATATTTCTGCAAGACGGAACATAAAACCGGCGACATTGTGAAGATAACACCGAAGGAATGTGGAGAACTGAAATATATTTTCACCGACGAATCTCGTGATGTAGTATACCCGGCTGAAGGCCCCATTCCGGAAGAAACCGATAGCTTTCCGGCAGGAAAATACTACAGGGTGTATTGCTTGGATGAAATTTCATTGCTGTGCAGCAACATTCCACTCAAACTGGATGGTTTCGTTGAGAGATATTTTGATGGGGCATACATTTACGAAAACAGGAAATGGGGGCTACTGTGGTGGTAGATTTCATGTGTGCGCGTATCTGCGATAATCTGCAACTTGAACTTCATAAGGACGTGTTGCGGTCGATAATCGATCAGGACGAGTTCTACCGAGTATTGGGTAACTTCTCTGTGGAAATAATGGGCATTGCGCCTGACACCGGTGCTTTTATCATTAAATTTCATGACAAGGATAAGAAACACGCGAAAACGGTCTACGATAGCGAAGTCTTGGAGGTAACACCGGCAGATATGATTAACCATGACTTGCAGAACAGATCCCGAAATGTCGGCCCATATGAGGTGGAATCCAGCAATCCGAACTGGACAAGGGAGGGAAACAAACCAGTGGTAACAATCTATGGTTATAGCGACGATACGGTCGAAATCGAAAACAGCAACTACAATGATGGTAGTATTGACTGCTTCGACAAGGATGTACGGTTGTGGTTTAGTGACGGAACAATCATTCGCATCGGTTACTGCAAACCAAAACTCGGTGTCTGGTACATCGTTAGGGAACACGTCGGAACGGCAGAGCAGACACTGTTGGTCTGCGAGGATGAAGACGCAGATCCGTACAGCGATGTCTTTTGCATCAACGCGGAAATCGAACGGCATGAGGTGCTGGGAGGGAACTTTGGAGAGATTAACATTACGGAGCAGTGACACCAACCACGAAAATGGAGTGTGTTGCACGCACTTTCAAAGCAAGGAATGCCTCGAAGTCGGTGGGAACTGTGCTTACGGCTGCAAGTGGGAAGAAAAAGTGTGGGCGCGTGTGGCTGAATTTGAGGACAGTGGCCTTGAACCGTGGCAAGCTGACGCTGCTAAGAGCATCGTTGAAATGGCATTCGGCGGGGGAATCAGCTCAATAGAACGTATTCGTGATCTGGTAAGAGCAGATAAAGCCGGCATGAACATTATTCTTCCGTGCAAACCGGGCGATAAATTGTTTGTTCTGACCTCTGACAGTTTGACCGGCATCGAAGAAACAAAATGCAAACGCATCATGATCTGCCGCGCTTCCGATGGGTTGTATGCGAAGGTCGTTGCGCCGTGCGTCTATGATGATTGGGGTGACGCGCATTGGGAGTTCACAGAGGAAGATTTCGGAACAAAAGTGTTCTTAAATCAGGAAGACGCCGAAAAGGCCAGGAGGAAAAATGAACTGTGGAGTAAAGGAATGTCCTTTTGTTCGGAGCGGTGAGTGCGAAGTACCGCCGTGCGGAACGTGCTTCCTTCCGTGCAAAGCGAGGGAAGAACATGACTGATCTCAAGTGCTGCCCATTCTGCGGCGGGAAGGCCGTCGTGATAAGCGAACCATACACGCACGATAGATTCCTTGTAGCCTGCAAAAATCGCGGGGACGTGTGCAAATGCGAACCGTGTACAAACTGGTTTGATACACGGGAAGAAGCTGCGGAAGTGTGGAATAGGAGGGAAAATGAACGATCTTAAAGGCTGCCCGTTCTGCGGTGGAGAAGTCGAGGAACGGGGTGGAACCTGCAACTATGGAAAAAAGGTCATGACGCTAGATGTAAAATGCCAGAAGTGCGAAACGACATTTAAGTTTAAGCACAAATGGTCGCTTAACCCATACGTCGAAACCGTGGATGCGTGGAACCGGAGGTACGATGATGGAACAAATTCGTAGTTGCCCGTTCTGCGGCGGGCGCGGGCGGGTGAGTTTCAAGGATGCTCGCTTCGCAGGTCAGAATTACAGAGGCGACAAGAAAATTGTGTACCGCGTACAAATCATTTGCAACCGGTGCGCCAGCCGGGGCAAGCCTATCAGAACGGAGCCGTTGATTAACCCTTGGCCGTATAACAGTGCATGGGGGCCATCATATGTAGAGAAATCCCCTGTATGCCAAAGGCAGACGGAGCTTTTTGCGCCCTACGTCGAACAGGCTATTCGTGCATGGAATGAGAGGTATGTAGATGGAGCAACCGAGTAACTGCCCATTTTGCCACAAGTGCTCTGTGGATTGGCCGGTGTATCTTGATGAGATACACCAGTTTAATGCAGACATATACCCAGAAGTGATGTATCAATGCCGCTGTACATACTGCGGGGCAAGTGGACCGATAAAAGGTACGAAGCGTGCAGCTATCAAAGCTTGGAATAGGAGGAACGAAAATGGTTGAAAATCGAGTGTGTTTTACCGTCCGAGGAGAGTTCGGAGCGCAGATGAGCTTCGAGGCAAAAAACACAATCCCGTATGAAGATCTGTGCAAGTGTATCAACAAGGATACGTTGGTTGAGCTGATGTGCCTCGACAGTCTTGGCTATACCGGTGACGATATTCAGTTCATCACGCCGGAAGAATATGACGAGCGCTTTGGAGATGACGAAGATGAGTGAAATTATCATCCCATGCCTGCGGTGCAGTGCCGACGCCAAACTGCGCAGATGCGGTGATGGCTATCGCGTCGTCTGTCCCGAATGCGGCCTGAAGGGCGCACGGAAATGTGAAACCGCACATGTAGGACGTGGTAAAGCAAAGCAGCTGGCTATCCAGAAGTGGAACCAAATGCAATGTAACATTGTTGATGCTGCAATCGAAGCACGTTGTTGGGGGATTCTGCAACCGCCATATGGAGAAAACTTGTGCGTTTTCATCTACAGGGGGCTTACCTCAACCATCAGGTATGACGTTGACGACAATCTGTATATTGGCGAGATTGTGGGAATTAAAGACGCGGTGGGATTCCACGGTAGGACACTAAATGAATGCTTACATTCGTCCGAAAAGGCCGTGGACAAATATCTGAAGATGATACTGGAGGAAAGATAATGGTAGATTGCTGTGCGACCTGCGCATTCCACGAATGCCAAAAAGGGTATCTTTACCCGCACCGGTGCAAAAAGCACAAAGGCGAACGCTTTTCAGAGGTCGAATGGAATCGTATCGTGTACAGCCTGTACAAATGCGGCGAGTTCAAAAGCATTGACGCTGTCAGTGATGTAGCGGACAGAGAACGTGAACATGAACGATGCCACTAAAATTGTCAGGGAGGACGCAATGATGGACCTGGAATCAGTTTTCAATGAAATCAAGGCAATGTCGCAGGAACAATTCGACGCTCTCATGGATGAAGTGCGTGCAATGTCCGAACCACCATATGATGAGACTGTCAATGAAGAACCTACAGTTGCGCCGATGAATCAGGCTGATATCAGCGAGCATAGCCGGTACAGGGATCTGAAAGTGAAACCATGCGCAAACGGTGTCCATTTTTCTGCTGTCATGGATGACGAAGACGGTAGCATTGTCGTTTTCGGAGAAGGTGGATGGGCGATGGGGTACATCGACTACCCGATGGGCACGGCCAACTGGATCGTCACGGACGAGTGCAAGCCGGGTGTGCAGCGGTATTGGAAGACGTGCTCGAAATGTGGACAGAAAAAATGGTTCTTCAACTATATCGACGCACGGAATCTGAAACAAAGGTATCCGCTCTGCGAGTGCGGGGCGAAGATCATTGGTGTGGAAGAAAGGTTTGAATTTGAATGACACTGTGCGAGGCAATTAAACAGTATGCTGGCTTTCCACCGAAAGAAAGCTTTGACTTTCCGGTGGAAAGCATTGGGCCGTACATCATGGGCATTGCGTCAAACTATAAGCGGGCAGAAAACCGGCAATCCTTCACGATAAAAATCAGATATGGTGTCAATATGTTCTCTGACTACGCTGGCCGTGTTGGATTCAGAGATGGACTGCCGGGGCGGCTATACAAAGCAAAAATTGACGTAACTGCGATGCTGGATGATGACAACGCGATTGATCCAAATAAAGACGGCAGGTTTGTTGTAACCGATAATGTTACTGACAAGCTACAAATTGAGAAAATTGAAGTCGGCCCCATTTCACTTGTTGCGGTATTCGACGGGAAGGAGATTGACACCACATGGATAGGTACATAAACGCGACCAAACTGATTGTAACACTAGAAGGTGCAATCGAGAGGGCGGAACGCGAAGAACCAGCAGGAATCGAAAAGCTTATGGCCCTAACGTCTATGAAATACGCAAAACGGCTGCTGGAAGAAGCGTCTAAAACGGAGGCTGAACGTGGATAAATACGTTAATGCAACGCACATCATTGAGGGAATCAACAAAGCACTTGACTCCCTACGGCGAGAAGATGGAAGCCTGCCGGACACGGAGGATGTCGATGAATTGCTCCGTTTCAAGAGAATGCTGAAACTCGCACCGGAAGTCCCAATTAAGGAATATCGGCCAGAGAATGCGCCATTTGTGACGTTCAACGGCAATCCCGTTGGACTTCTGAAAAGCATACGACCCGATATTACTGAAATTGTAATTTCAACCAGCTACTGCGGGTGCGAGTTTGTAAACGGTGAACTTGCATCAGTGGAAATTCTGAAAAAACCGTTGGACAAATGGGAGGAACGATATGGTAAAGCTATCGACGATTCAAAAGCACAATAACCCGCACGCCATCCTTCGGAGTGATAACGAAGGACCCGGAGGCGGCTATCACGATTACACTGTGATGGATGTGGACAGAAAAAGTGTGATTGCACAGATAAAATTTCAGAAAGGCGCACGAAATGACCCGAATGCGCGTCATGGTGTTTTGGACGCTGACCTTTTGGAAATCGTGCGTGACAGGCTGACGGCCTTCAACAAGGGTGAGTTCGCCACGCGGGAGAACGCCTGTGCAATCACACATATTGAAGAAGCCCTCATGTGGATGGCGAAACGCGCCGATGATCGGGCGGAACGCGGGGTGTTGGGGACGTATAACAAATGAAAACAGATGAAGTCAAGATGGTTTTTGTATGCAACACAATCACCGGCGACGTCTATGAGGTGAAAAAGGGCTTTGGCATCGACGAGACGTGCATCAGGAAGATTCAGAAGCGCGCGAAAGCACGCGGAAATGAATATATGGCTTTTGTACTTCCAGGTGATGTAAAGAATGATGATATTGAGAAATTAGCCAATGCCGTTTCGGATTGGAGACGATTTCAAGATGCCAGACTCCCAGAATGCGTGTATGGAACACCAGAAGCGATTGAAATCCTGACGGCTGGAATGATGGGAGAAATAACATGAATGGTAAAAGAGAATACGGAGACTATCAAACACCAGAGTTTTTTTCTTTGGCCGTTTGTCAGTATCTTCAAAAGCAAAGAAAAGTAAAGCCATCTGTTATCATAGAACCGACGTGCGGCGTTGGAAGTTTTGTGAAAAGCAGCTTGATTTTTGATGCTTCAGAAATCATTGGCGTTGAAGTAAACCCGGAATATTGTGAGATATGTAAACAGGAGATTAGTGATCCCAGAGTTCAAATTATAAATGCAGATTTTTTTTCTTTTGATTTGAAGTCTGTGATTAAAGGTAAAGAACAGTTCCTCATAATAGGAAATCCGCCGTGGGTCAATAATAGTACTCTATCAACATTGAATTCGGATAACCTTCCTACAAAAGCAAATTTTAAAGGCTTAAAGGGAATAGATGCACTTACTGGCGCAAGCAATTTTGATATATGCGAGTACATTATTCTACAGTTAATAGCTTCTTTACCCAATACGAATACAACAGTTGCCATGCTTTGCAAAACATCTGTTGCAAGAAATAGCATGTTTAAATCTCCGATAGTTAACAATTTCAAAAAACAGGTAATTGTTACGCAAAAAAAGGTTCGAGAAAATACTGCTCATATAGAAAACGATGCACCTAAAACATGGTCTTATTTGGAGTCTCATAAAGAGCGTTTCTTAAAAAGAAAGAGTTCTATATACAAAGATGCACCTGATTATTCTATGTTTGGTATTGGTGATTACTCGTATGCACAGTATAAGGTCGGAGTAAGCGGCTTCTATAAAAAACCGCTATTTTCTGTTCTTATTTCTAACGACGGCAAACCTGTTATGACAGATGATACAAGCTATTTTATTTGCTTTTCCACTTATGATGCCGCATATACTGCCATGCTCATACTAAATTCTGAAAAAGTTCAACAGTTCCTTTTAACTATTGCTTTTTTAGATGCAAAACGTCCTTTCACCAAGAAGGTACTTGAACGAATTGATTTCCATAAAATTTTGGGTGCAATTTCTGCTTCAGATCTTGTAGATACTGAGAAACAGTTAGGCTTACATCGGTATTTTGATGAAACGATGTTAGCAAACTTCAAATTATTACCGGAGTTGAGCCAAGAGTCTTGAACAACGTCGGTGCGTATGGTGGAAGCACTGCTGCCGGAGCAGTTTGAAGAGGAGCCGTGTGAATTCAACTGGAAAACTGTCAAGATGAATACCATTGTGAAGCACCGTACACTCGGCTATGGGATCATGCAGGGAAGCGTGTATCGCATAAGCCCCCAAAATGGAAGGAAATTAGGCGCGGAAATCCAGTTCGAGAATGGCGTGACGAGGCGTTTCTTTGGGGACCAGTACAGGGAGTTCACGAAGATCGGCCCGTGGACGGAGGAAACTTTGAAATGACTATTGAAGATTATCGGAAAAACCTCGACGTTATTGCCGATATAAATTTGAAAGATGAGCAACTACCTGCTGGATTCCGCATCGGAGCCTTTTGCGGACTACAGCTTGCTATGAGACTATTACCGGAGCAATTTGACACGGTTTCTGTACCATTTGGTCAACTCGCCAGCAACGCACTCGAAAAGATTTCTTATAGACTTGCAGAAATGCAGGAGGCAGCGCGCGGCGTACTGGGGACGTATAACAAATGAGAGAAGATGGATTTAAGACTATTTTCGTGTGCAACACAATAACAGGCTCCGTATGTGAGGAGCAGTGTGGCGTTGACATCGACGAGAAGTGCATCAAGAATATTTTGGAACGCGTTAAAGCGCGTGGAGAGGAATATGCTGTGTTTATGCTTCCGGGCGTTGTAAAACATGGTGACATTGTGAGATATGCCAATGCTGTTGCAGATTTGAGACGACTTCAAGATCCTAGAATCCAAGAAATTGTGTATAGAACGCAAAAAGCGATTGAAATCCTGACGGACGGGATGGAGAAACCGTATGGCGAAGCATAACCAACAATGGCTCGATGCCAGATGGAAGCAAAAGAAACGCCAGAGGGACGCTGAAAGCAAGCGACGGGAATGGGAACTGTCAGAATTTGCACGGCAGGCGGACGAAGCGCTTGAGCATATGCGGCAATTCTCCGATTGGGCGGAGCCGATGATAGAAAGACTTGATTTTTTGAAGGAAATCGGGCCGGGAGTCAACTTCGCGGAGATACTGGAAGGAACCAAGTACAGATTCGTTTCGCAGAAGTACAACGGTGATGGGACATATGATGTCATGTTCGAGGTAGACGTGCTGAGCAATGACAGCAAACACGAAAAGATCGGCGTGCTGACGGCAACTGCTTTGCGCGTGTCGTATATCGCGGGGAGGTTAGAAATTCATGGACGATGACGAGAAATTTGAAGACTTCTACTCAAACGCAGAACGGCGCATCCGAGATCTTGAAAAGAAACGCGATGCACTGAACGAAAAGCCACAGGAGATTTACGCGAAAATCGGCGAACTGATTGGGACACTCACCTTAGATGGCGAAGATTATCCGATAAAGGGGCTATCGGATAAAACCGCGCAGCTTCTTCACAGAACGGTTTGCCCAAACTGCGGTGCGCCGCACTCACCATGGGAAGCCCAATGCGAGTATTGCGGTGGGTATGTTGATGTGGAAATGAATCAATTTGAGATAAAACCGCAAACTGGAGACTATTCGTTCATACGTTGGGACGGAGAAAGGTGGATACAAACACCCGCAAGACTCCTGGACCGTATTTACGCAGAGAGAATATCGGAAGAAGACATCGTTGGATACAAGGAGGAAACACAATGAAAAACACAGTAGCCACTTCGGTAAACCAACTTGCTGATTGCAAGTTTGAGTGTAGCACCCCCATTACTGCATCCAGAATGGATGCAGGGGAAGCGGGGACACAACATCGTGTCATGGAGTTCATACACATCGACTATGCCTTGGATAACAACACAGAACCTGTCAATCCGGGGGAGATAGGAACGCTTGACGATGAAACCGTAAAGGCCATTTTGGCCGCGTTTGAAACAGCCTAAAACAAACTTTTGCAACTTCTCTTGCATTTTTGCTGATTATATGGTATAATTAAGCAAAATAAACAGAGGTGCTTACGCGCTGTTCCGGTGCTTTTCCTATGGGAAAGGTATCGGGACAGCGCTTTTTGCGTTTTTGGAGGTAAAATGAGCGAAAACGTCAGCGAACTGGAACAGCAAGAATATTATGCGCAGCTTGCAAAAAAGACCTCGGAAAGTCTTGCATATTTCTACTGCTGCGTCAAGTATGATGTTCCGTTTGCGCGCGACTGCGTTCCGCGCGATGAAGGGCGCGACAAGTGGCTTTCGTACCTCGATAACCTCCATATCAAGAAACTGGATGCCAGCAAGAGCGGCGAGCGTTACGGCTTCCTCGATGGCTTGACCGACATCACGAAGATATTCGGCGAGGGCCTGAAAGACGGAGAGTTCACGAAGGCCGTCTATGCAGAAAAGAATGCGCAGTCGGCCAAAGCTGGCACGGTGAGGCAGCGGAAGGACTGGGGAACCGACTATACCAATGAAGACTATGCGGAATTTGATCGCATTTATGAAGCCCTCGTATCAGACTTCGGTGGGGAAGATGCCATCAGTGCAAAACAGCAGCTTATTCTTCGGAACGTTGCACGTTGGATGAAGCAGATGAACGACATGACAGCCGCTGGAAAGTTTGACGCTGCGAAGAAACTGTCAGGCATGATTCAGGAAAACCTCGCAAGTGAAAACCTTCGAAAGAAGGATGTTCGGCCTGCCGACATTGTTCGTCTGGATGAAATTACAGACAGACTCGAAAAAGCTGGCCTGATGAAAAACGGAAAGCAGTGCAGTCCTGACGAAATGTTTGAGTATTTCTTTGGAAGAAAGCCTAGATATCCCTACACAGCAGACGCAGTAGACCAAATGATTCTCATTAACGAAAACAGAATGCGGCAAAACGACGGAATGCCGGAACTGTCTATGCTTCCCGATGAAATGAGAATCCACGACGAACTTGGAGAGTTCGCGGTAGAACCAAATGAGCAGGAAAAAGAAGCATATGACAAACTGGGACTTATAAGGATGCCCCCAGTGAAAGGCGACAAGAAATAGGACGGTGATGTTGGGTGGCTAGAAGATATGGCAAGATTTGGTCGCCCGGTTAGGCATCGGATGGATTCAAAAACGAGAGGTTGAACAACGCGATTATACATCGTTTGAGTCCGAATGGTGGGCATTCTTAATCTGGGTAATCCGCTGGTATCCAGACAAGGGATGCGACCTATTTCGTGACGAATATGCGGATTACGCGAATGAGGAAATCATGCAGCGTATGATGATGCGCGCATACGCGAGAAACGCGGATGTTGCATTTACAGGAACGCGCGGCATTACAAAAACAAGCACAAAATTCAAGTATGCCATGTTAAATGGCTTGGTTTGGCCGGGAACGCAAAGCGCATATTATGGGCCTTCATACAAACAGATGGCACTTATTGGAAGCAAGCAATTCAAACAGATTGCACACGATTATCCAGCCTTGGCAAAAGGATGGCGCGTTACGGCAGAGAGTAAAGACGATTTTAAAATTGAAACAGACCTAGGAAGTGCGTTTTACATCTCTGCATTTCGTGGAGATAATATTCACGACGTAACGGCAGAAGAATTTGCGCAGGAAGAAAATCCACCATTTGATTTTACAGAGTATTCAACGATTGTTCTGCCGGCAGTCCGTTTGCGGCACAATGTAGATGGAAAACCAGATCAGAACTTCGTTTCATATAAAAACCACTCTATCACAAGTGCTGGACGGAAACAACATCCGTCGTTCCAAGTTCGATGCGATACCCTTAAAGAAATGTATCGCGGAGAAAGCGCGTTCGCTTATGACATGAGCTGGGAATGCGTCGTTTTGCAGCAGATGCGTCCGTATTCCTGGGCGCAGAAACTGAGATCGAAGCTGACCCCGGAGCGCTGGATGCGTGAGATGGAGAGTCGATATACCGGCGCGGACGAATATCCCATTATCTCGGACGAAAGCCTTTCTGAGAGCTGCTGCCTGCAATCTATGGAGCGGCAGCATTGCTGCAAATACCCAGGAAACAAAACAGACCCGAAAGACGTGATATACATCGTCTGCTACGACGTTTCCTATGAAGACGCAAAAAAGAACGCAAAATGCGCTGTTGGCGTTTGGAAGCTTACGAAGCAAGATGATTTCCTGAAAAGGGACAGATACTTGAAGCAACTGGTGTGGCTGGACGATTGGCCCCCACCGGATAACGCTATGAAACAGGCGCGAAAACTGAAAGACGTCTGGTATCGGTTTTGCTTTGATGGCGGCAACACCACCTATATTGCAATCGACGGATGGCAGTATGGCAAGGCGGTCATTGAAGACCTTATGAAAGACCTCGGTGATGGGTTGCCGCCGCTGTGTATCTTAGACCATACCGAATATGTGGCTTTGGAACAGGATGGAGCGCTGCCGGTCATTTATCCCATCAAGGCGGGCGGAAGTGGCGTGACGGACCCAGATGTTGAAATGATCCGGTACGCGCAGACGCAGTTCGATAACCACAACGTACAGCTTCTTACGATGAATACTCGTGAGGGTGTGGAGGCGTACAAGCGGCTTCATAAGATCAAGGACGATGATCTGGATTATCAGATTGCACGTCCATATCAAAAGACCAGAGAACTGTCTGGACAGATTCAAAACCTGAAGGCTGTCCCGTCGGGCGCTGGATTCAGCGAGAAGCGCATTTCCCGCGCAATACAAAGAGACAGCTGGTCTGCTATAAAGTACGGCTTGCGCCTTTCTCAAAAGCTGGAAAAAGAACTCGTCTTGAGCGAAGTCCGTAAAAAGAGCGACTGGGACGCGCTTCTTTCCAAGTATAAGGCAAAGGGGAACGTAAAAAACGTTACCGGAGGAAGCACAGGCGCAAGGCTTGTGACGCAAAGACGCGGAGGAAGGATTTTTTAATGGCGGAAAATCAGGAAAAAATATATCGGCTTTATGCGCTGACCATAACGCAGGAATCTGTGGAAATCGCCATGATGGAACGGTTCAGCCGGATTGCACCGGGCTATATCCTGATTTATACGGCAGACAAGCAGCCGAAAGGCAGCATTGAGATAAACGGCGAGGACGTAAAGCGGCTGACGAAAGCCGACAGCGATTGGATTATGATCTGCGCTGCAACGCTGCTTCGGGAGCGTATGGAGCAAAACCAGACGCAATCAATGGAAAATCTGAGCCGAATGGTTGACCAACTTTCGGCAGCCCTCGCGGCGGAGCGCGAGAAGATCAAGACCGGCGGGGAGGAAATAACAGATGGCGATAGAGACGAGCGAACTCAATAAGCTACAGTATTCTTCTTTTCCGAAGATTTTTGAACGGTTCCGTAAGATGGCGGCTGAAAATCAGGGTATCCCGATGTCCAGTATTACCTCCGCGTTTGCCGGAATCAATTCTGGCCGCTATGGTCTTGCGAACCCGTACATTCAGAACCGGCGTGTAAAGCAGATTTCATCGCTGCCGGCTGATTTTACAAAAGATCAGGTCGCAGAAATGCTCACAAAGCCGTATGACAGCGAACAGCCACTTCGGCAAGTGGCGCATATTCTGGAGTATACGGCGTATCCGCTTTTCCACATTCGCAAAGTCTACCAAGAAATGCTGACGTATCACAACTATGTGATGCCGAAGCTGACGGACTCGGCCGACACCAAAAAGGACGAGTTCATGCGCGAATGGAAGCTGCTCGAAAAGCTGCGCGAGGAATTCAAACCAAAGGAAACTGCGCATCAGATCGTAGGCCAAGTTGGCATAGAAGGGAAGGTCTTCTATTATCCTCGCTACAGCGTAGACAAGAGCCATAACAAGGTGAACTACGCATTCATGCAGCAGCTTCCCAGTGACTGGACGAAAATCACCGGATACAACAATATTTCCAAGTACACCGTGGCATTTAACATGATGTACTTCCTCCAGCCGGGCTGCGTACCGGAGCAATACGGTGATCTGTTTACGCCGTACCTTTACGATTTCAGCAGCGTCGTGCAAAAGCCCAAGGGAACTGGCACTTCGCTGATCTTCGCGCAAAAAACGCGCGTTGATATGCAGCAATTCCAGCGCATCCAAGCGCGCGGCGATATGGCCGGAACCCCAGATGTCTATTATCAGAATGGGCGCTGGTACTATTGGGTTTACCTACCAGCAGATGCAGTATTTACGTTTGAAGCTGACGATGTAAGTCGGACTGCAATTTCTCCGTTTGCAGGACTGTTCCTCAACATGATTCAACTTGCTCAGATGGAGCAAATTCAGTTGGAGCTGATTCAGAACCCGTTGGTCAGCCTTCTGCATGGTGAAATCCCGTACAGAGATGACAAAGAAGCGACCGCAGAAGACAAGTACAAACTTAGTAATGCCGGTCGGCTTCTGTTTGAAGCGATTTGGTATGATATGCTGCAGACGAACAATACAAGCGGAATCGGCCTGTATGCGGCTCCGTTTGCAAATATGAAACTGGAAAGCCTGTCGGAAGCTCCGTCGGCCATGGACATCGTTAAGCAAGGATACAGCGACACCATGAGTCAGGCTGGCATGGGCGCAATCATTCCACTTGGAGATGATCCAAAGGCTGGAACCGCGCAGATCTCTCTTCAGATTGAAAGCAAATTTATGCAGACAGTCTACCGCGACTATGAGCGGATGATGAATGCTATCATCAAGAAACTCGGCCCTCGGTATGATTGGAAATTCGTCATGTTCGGGGATATCTCCGAAGACGAAAAGATGCTCGAACGGTGCATGAATGGCATGGAGCACGGCATTCTGCCGGATACCATCGTATATAATGCACTGCTTGACCGGTCCGTTCTGGACGATATGTGCCTGTCTGATGTTGTCTATAACAGCGGGATTCTCGACAAGCGTATCCCACTTGTGGCTTCGTATAACATGGGGAGTAATTCAAAAAGCAAAGCCACTACAGAAGCAAAAAGCCCCGGTCGTCCAAAAGGTGACGGAAACGCCACAACAGACGGAAGTGAAACCATGATTGACCAGTATGGAGGTACAAATGACTGAATTTGTAAAGAAAGAAGACCTCCACATTATCAACAGGGCGCTTAATAATGGCAGTGATGTGAAGATTCAGCTTACAAAAGACGGATACCGTATCACGGAAGATACCATGAAAGTCCTGAAACGAGTGGCAATTAGTCAGGAAAAAATGGAAAAATAAAAAATTGTACCTGCGCCGAAAGAGCGGTGCAGAAGAGCCGAAGAGGGCTACCGACACAGTGAAATGTGCCGGTAGCCCTCTTTTATTTTGCAAGGAAGGAGACAACGAAATGGCTCGACTGAAAGAACGGTTTGACTTCGAGAACGGTGCGCTTGCCGCTGTGCGAGATGCTGCGAAGGAAGTAACCGGCGCGTATCAAGATGCTGCGCGTGGACTGGATACGCTGAAAGAATGGGTTCTGATTGAATTTGGAATGCCGAATACGGCCAATGCCATCCACAAATTGGCTCATCTTCAGCCTCAACGATTCGATGTAGTCGGAGATCTGCTGCATCAGCGGCATATCCTGCAAATCTATCCAGCAACTGCGGAGTACGAAGGACGGCCTGACAATCTGGATGGTGTGTTTGAATCCATCATTGACATGCTCCAGAAAGTCGAAGATGCGCTTCGCAAATGTGTCGAGATCTGCGATAAAAACGGTCTTTATCCGCTTGGACGCGGATTTGAAAACCTTCAAATGGAAAACAGCGCAAGCTACGAGAAGTTCTTGTATGCGTGGCAGATGTACTCCGAACACGAGATGAGCGCGACCAGTTTTGACGGCTGGATTGAAGAACTCTTCGAGGAAGAGGGTGACTGACAATGCCGCTGACGAAAATCAAAAGACCAGTTGCAACCGGTCAACTCAAGGTGCTTCAAAAGCTGAATCCGTATGAGTTTGGCGTTGAACTGTGGTTGATGCGTGAAGGGGTCAACCAGAACCGGTGGAATTATCAGAACCTGGAGAAATACTACAAGACGTTCGTGGGACGGCCAATCCTGATTGCCTACGTCATGGGAAAAATCGGCGACGGTCACAACAGCCAGCGCAAAACTGACCCAAGAACAGGCGAACAGTATAACTCCTATACGGATGGGACGGCGGAACGCATTGTTGGAACGCTGTCAGATGATGAACGTGATTTCTCCCTCCAAAAGAGGGATGGTCAGACTTGGATTGTGGCGCGTGGAAAACTCTTCGCTTTCTATGCAAAGGAAACCGTAGATGAAATCGTGCGAACAGGGCGCATGGATGTGTCTGTGGAAACCTTGATAGACGAAAACCACATGGACGGAGATGTCGAAGTTGAGGATGTCTGGTCTGGGGTTGGCGTCACGATCTTAGGAGCGGGCGTTGCTCCGGCTATTCCGGGGGCCAACATCGCTCGACTTGCCGCATTGGATGAAGAATTTAAAACATTGAAACTCAAAGCGGCATCTTTGCAGAAGGCCCCGGATAAGAACAATGCCCCGGATAACGGGAGTCTATCACACAAAGGAGTGAAAGATTTGAAAACTTATAACAAGAGACAGCTTGCCGAACTGGCGGCGCGTTTTACAGATTATAAGGTTCTGGCGGCGGGCGAGAAGGACGGAAAAGTCTATGTTTGCCTGATGGCGAAGAATGGCGCGTACAAATACTACGTCATTGAGAACTCCGCAGAAACCATTGTACCTGAACGTTTCCAGAGCATGTCTGTCAATGCGTCCATGCAGGTGGGCGAAGACTGCATCACCATGGAGGCACAGGACTTCGTGGATATGGTCGTCGTGGAAAACACGGACCGTCTGAATGCAGCCGAAAGCAAGGTTAATTCTCTGAACAAGGAGCTTGAAACTGCAAATGCGCAGCTCGAAGCCATGCGTGAGTTTGAAAACAAGCGTCGGCTGAATGCTGCCAAGGACAAGGCAAAGGCGACTCTCGCAAAGTTCAATGCGAACCGTGAGCAGAAGGTTGCTGAAAGTGCCATCGACAACATTCTGACCGATATCGAAGCTGGCCTCTACACGAACAGCTGCGACAAGGACAAGAACTGGACTGGTGAGTCAGAGGTTGCAAAGGCCGTCTACGCGGTTTGCGGTGCAGCTGTCGAGAAGATGGATGCGGAAGCCGCTCAGAGAAACAGAACAGTTTACGCATGGGACAAGTTCAAGAACAACAGCGGCGAAGACGATGGATCTATCAATGGTCTGCTTGCCAAATGGGGCGTCGAAGCTGCATCGAAGTAAGAGAGGAGTGAACAGAAATGTTTAATGCAAAAACTGCATTTGAGGCCCGCGTGACGAACAACTCCCGCAATGACCTCATCAATGTTACCGGCAGATATCAGGCGTCCAGTGCTGACGCGGACTGTGATGCCGGCCGTCTGGTCATCCGAAATGGCCAGCTTCCGTGCGCCGGTTTTACCGGCGTGAAGAATGAGAATGCGTGGTACATGAACGACGCTACTTCCACCACTACAGCTGGTGATGTGGTATATGCCGCGAATACCTACGAAATCCAGCTTCTTCAGGGTAAGCATGGCAACATGTATGCCGTTGGCACGGAAACACTCGGCCTTGGCATTCCCGCCGGCCGCGATGGTACGTTTACCAAGATCGTCTTCGACGGCGACCATGCGTACCGCTTCGGTATTGGCAACGTCAATGCCGCACTGAGCACCAATCAATTCTTCACCATTGATGCAGGCCAGTTGAAGCCCGCAGCTTCCGCCCCGACCGGCAATGGTGCGCTGTACTTCAAACTGCTTGGAACTGGCAACTTCACTGAAGGAACCACTTCCAGCTTCGAGTACGTTGACGTGCAGGCCTTCACGGTCTACGCATAAGGAAGGAGTGAATATCAATGCCGAGAATCAATCTTAACAGCGTTTCTGCTGATGTTTTCCGCGTGAATGCTTCCACTGGAGAAGCCCAGCGTGCGGATATCGTCTCCAAGGGCCGTGTCCTCTTCTATGAGCACGCTCTTACAGGCAAGGAAGCGATGCTGGCTGTCAACGGCCTTCAGTCCACTGGCATTTCCCATATGCTGTCCGCGAACGGCTACAAGGAACTGAACGAAAAGTTCCAGCGTGAGCAGCTTCTGTATGCGGCAAAGATTTGCTGCGCACAGACCGGCGAAACTGCTCCCGCAGACTTTGAGTCCTTCAAGAGAAACGGTCAGCGTTTCTATGGCAACCCTGCTTTTTACCGTGTCCTTCAGGGCATTTGGCAGGAAGTTGTTTATCCGATTCTTCCCAATGTATTCTCCGAAGCCGTCGATTTCTTTGCAGAAACCATTCAGGTCGGCTTTGGCGAGACTCATACGATCTCCATCGGATCTAACGACATTCCCATCTTCCAGGATTCTTCTTGGGGTGCATCCAGAAGCGTTCCTCGCAACCGCTTCTACAGCAAGGATTACACGCTGAATCCGCAGCCGAAGACCGCTCAGATCACTGCAAAGTGGCATCAGCTCGTCGGCAACAACACCGACTTCGGCGCGTTCTTTGCGAACCTCGTTGCTGGTATGTATGCGAAGGTTATGGGCATGTGGAATCAGTCTATGACTCTGGCTGCAGCCGACACTACGCTCATCCCCACGAACCTGAACCAGACGTTCACCAACCAGAACTGGATTTCTCTGGCGAACAAGCTGTCTACCATCAACAACGTCGGTCTGCGCACCATCATCGCTACCGGTTCTCCGGTCGCTCTGAGCAAGGTTCTGCCGACGCAGGCTACCGGCTCCACCAACGTCAACATGGATGCCGCTCTTGCGATGCTCCTCGGCACTCAGTACAACAGCACCGGTATGCTGGGTGAGTTCCTTGGCGTTCGCCTGATGCCGCTCCGTGACGCTGCGAGCCCGCTGAAGCTGAACACCGAACCGACTACCATCCTGTCTGCAAACGACATTTGGATGCTGTCTGCTGCCGGCCGTAAGCCTTTGACCATTGCTTACAACGCCGAAACGCCCATTACCATCGAAATCGACCCGACTCGCACGGCCGACTTCGAGATGGGCATCAACCTCACGACCGCTCTTGATTCGGTTGCAACGTTCTCTAGCAAAGTGGGCCATGTAACGGTCTAATCTCTTCTTCGCGGGGCGGGTTTTACCTCCAGCCCGTCCCGCACCATATGGCTCTGCATGGTGCTGCAAGATACGGTTCGAGTCCGGACGGAGCCAACATTCGTGGAGGAAAATAGCCATTAAATCTGGAAGGAGTGTGCGACATGGCTGAAAACAAGAACACTGGAAAGAAACCCGGAAGACCGAAGAAAACGCCTGTGGCGGAGGAAGTCAAGGAAGAAGATGTTTTCTTTGATGTTCCGGAAGAAGATCAGACCGCGAATACTGCTGAAAAGGCAGAAACGGGTAAAGGAAATATCCTGTCTGTCAATGCAGATGATGTGACCGGAATCCGATACGACGGAAGCGAAGTTCCGCTGACGGAAGTTGCGCCTGAATTGGCGGGTGAAACCGTTAAAGTTCACACGGAAACAAACAAGCGGGCAGAACAGACGTTCACGATGGCAGATGTGCAGAAGATGGTAGCCGAGGCGGTTGCCAAGGCGGTTGCAAATGTACAGCCGCAGGCACCTGTGACTCCGCAGATTATTCAGGTAGCAAATGACTCCGAAATGGTGCATTTCCTCTGGGAAGCTCCTGTCGCGGATGATAACGTCGTGTTCTTCGGAGAAGGCGGCATCTTCGGTCAGATCGTAGGCAAGAGTGGGAGTTTCTATGTGCCGCACCGTGATCTCTCCCGCGTTCTGACGGACGTGAACCGTGTCTTTATGGCGCGCAGATGGCTGATCGTTGTGTCCGGACTGAGTGACGATGAGCGCGAGGCACTTGGCGTCAACTATAAGGATGGAGAAATCCTTGACAAGAGAGTATTCGCAAAAATGGCGGAATACAGCGATGAAATGCTGTCACTTTACCCGAAGCTTTGCGAAGGACACAAGAAGATGGTCGCGCAGACCTACGCGGAAGAATATGCGCTTGGCAATCCAAACATCACGCGAGAAATCGTCGTGAAACTGAACGAAATGAGCAAAACCCCGAAGAACCAGAGGGGTGACTTCATCTCCATTATCGAAGAAATGAACGCGCGGGACGCGCAGTAAACATTGCGCCGCATACGGGCGCAGGAAAGAGGTATTAACATGAGTAGTCCTGTCTATAGCGAGTTTTCCTTTGTGCCTGCGTCCGCATACGCGGCAAACAAAAACATTCTTCCGACGGTTCGGGCTGTGGTTGAAACGAACTTCAGTGACCAACCGTGGAACGGTTCAGAGGCAGAAATCCTTGGCGTCGAAATGACGGCTGCAGCATCTTTTACGGTAAAACTGAACCGCGAAACGCAGCTGACAGCAAAGCCGGAAGGCGATGTATTCACCGTCCGGTATTATGGCCCGATTGAATATATCGTATTCAGTGCAGCTACAACACTTACCTATATGCACGTCAGATGGGCGGCGCAGAACAGGGTGCATGGAGTTGTTACGCTTACCGCTGTCACTGGAGCAAAAGTATCTCGTGGCGGCTATACAGTTCCAGAAGTCGATGCTGGAAAGTATGAGCTGCAAGTCGGCGGCTATATCGTTACGGCAAACGGAGTAAACAGCGGATTCTTCTATAATCTCGAAAATGCAGTAACGGTCAAGACCAGCATTGAGAGCGCAACAGTTGTGGTGAGCGCGGCGCTTACCTATACGGGAAGTGAACAAACCAAAACGGTTACAAGCGTGACGCTCGGTGGAACAGAGCTTACGGCTGACACGGACTACACTGTATCAGACAACAAAGGTACGAACGCCGGAGCATATTCCCTCCGAATTGACGGAATCGGAAACTATAAGGGAACCATCATTGTTCCGTGGACGATTGCAAAGGCCAGTGCTGGATTAAGCGTCAGTTCGGAAGCAATCGAAATGTCCGCTGGTACAACCGAAACATTCACGATTACGACTGCATCAAATAGTCAGCTTACCATCGAAAACAGCAACCCTTCTGCGGTAGCAATCAGCCCAGTTGTGAACAACACCACCGTCACCATAGAGGGACTGAATGCAGGAAATGCGGTTCTGTCTATCGTGCAGGAAGAAAACGACAACTATCTGGCAGGACAGGCACAATGCACTGTTACTGTCAATGCTTAATATAGGAAAGGCGGCGGTCGAACCATGGACAGCAAGGAAAGAATTGAGGCTCTATGCGGCATCATTGAATCTCTTCTGCTTCTGATTGAGGATGAGGCTGCCGCCGATTTTATCCGGGAGGAATACCAAAACACCATGAACGATTCTTCCTACGAAAAGGAGGAATGGGACTAATGGGAACCTCTTGGAGCGATATCATTACAAATCACGCCATGGTTATCATCGGCGATGACCGAATGACAGATGACCTGAGAACAGATGCAGCACTGTTTTTCCGACGCATGAGCGCATGGGTGAAAATGGCAATCCCTATGCTGAAAAGCCCACCTGAACTGCTTGTGTTCCTGACAGAAGGACTTGAAGAACCACAATATTCCGATTTCGATTGGACAAGCGGACAGACCAGTACAACGCAGGAAACAACGATTCAGACAGGAAAAGTTGGATATGAACTTTGCAGCTGCGTAAGTGTGCAGTACGCACGAAATGGAGACGCTTCGTTCGTCCCATACACGGATTTTACCTACGACTCCGAAACGGGAAATGTAACATTTCCACAGCAGGACAACGCAGGTATCGAATATCGTTTGGATTTCTATACAGACGGCCATTTTTATCATGAACTTACGCTCAAACAGAAACGTCTATTGGGATTGGCCGTCGCGGTGACATGGGATAACCGCTTTAACCGTGAATGGCTGAACATCCAGCCGAAAATAAAGGACAAGAGTTTTAATACACCGAACGAAAACACCACTATGAAGGAATCAACGGCTCGGTACAAGGAAAACTTACAATTATTCTATGGTGAACTGCGTGGGTATGAGCAGGAATGCGCGTATATGCGTCAGGTAAATCCCATGCGGCGCGTGTTCACACTGCTCTAAGAAACATCGGAAGGGAGGCTGGACATTATGCCGATCTCGGACAATATCAAGAACGGATTGATTGCTTCCGGCCACCTGAAAACAGCAGTCAGGAACACCCCATCGCAATACAGAGGCCGGCAGAAGCAGTATTTCGGAGACCCAAGCGCAGAGTTTGTGCATCAGTATGCGAAGTATGCTTCTGACTTTATCGAGGCGCGTGTGCAGGGATTGAACCCAGATGCGTTTTATGAGTGGGAAACTACATCCATTCGTATGGCGGACATAGCACCGAAAACGGCATCGACACTCCGTAAGCAGGATGATTACAAGGACATTATATTTGCCGATGAAAGCATTGAGTATGTGCCGGAAGGGACAAAAATCGATGCAATGGGAAGCATTTGGCTTATCACAAACCCGCAGAACATTTCCAACGCAACTGGCATCGGAGTTGCACAACGCTGCCGGTCAACGTGGAACCATCTGGACTGGTACGGAAATCTCCTGAAAGAACCGATATGTGTCGAAAAGGCAATCCTGACAGCAAACGAAAGCGATATGCAAGAATATGCCCTTATTACAAAGGGTTATGTTAATATCATATGCCAGCGAAACGAAGAAACAAAAAAGCTTAACACAAACAGCAGAATCATTCTCGGGTCAGCTGCATACCACATCACCGGCTTTGGTGATTACGCGCAGGAATTTACCGGAGATTATGATTCAGTCCGGCTGCTTGAATTCACGGCTAGATATGAACCGCCGAACGAAGAAATTGACGACATGGAAAACCATGTAGCAGGCGGAAAGACGTTTTCATGGGAAATTCGGGTGAAGGGAAACCCCATCATAAAAAGTGGCGCTACAGGGCAGCTAGAGGCTGTCAGCATCAGAATGGGGAAGGACGCAGACCATGACTACGATCATCCAGTCAGCTACATTTGGGAAAGCAGCGACACAAATGTTGCGGACGTTGGTATGGATGGAAGCGTTTTCGGCGTAACCGAGGGGACTTGCACAGTGACCTGTACACTAGAACAGAATCGAAGCATCAGAGAGGAATACGAAATAACCGTTGTTCCTGCGGAAAGTGGAAACGAGGTCGCGTTCCTAGGGAATATTCCGGACAAGCTTCGCCCATATGAGTCCGTCACAATAGAAGCCGCGTATTTTGAAAACGGAGAAGAACGGTTAGATAAAATAACGTTCTCTTATTCTGGTGCGGATACGATGTCATATACTGCGACGGAAGCAGGGAATAGCACACAAATAACTTGCTGGACTGCAAGCAAATCACCACTGGAAGTAACAGCGTCGTTTGGGGAATATAAATCAAGCGTAGAAATCGGTTTGGAGGGTATCTGATATGGCAATTTCAATTATGCAAGGTGATAGTTACTCCATGCCGTTTGTTTTGCGAATGCTGGACGGCACGTTGATTACCGAAGATATGGTGGAAATTGTCGTCCTGAATCTTGGAAAGCTTTCCAGACAATATCCGGGCGATGTAACGTACAAGAGCGGGAAATGGCTGTTTCCTGTTGAGCAGGAACAATCTTTTTCAATGAGCGGGTGTGTCGAGCCACAGGCTAGAATACAGTTCAAGGGCGGCAATATTTTTGGCGGCATCGGACGTCAAATCCGAATCCTGACAGCTGCGAACCGTGGCATTCTGATTGATGCGGATTCATCGGGCGGAACAGTCACAGATGATATTCCGGTTGAAATCGGCGCGGTAAATGGAAACATTAGTGTAACGGTAATGGCGGCAGGCGTAAATGCCGCATTGGGCGCAGTCCGATACGATGTAGAGCAAAACCTTACACCAGAAGAACAGCAGCGCGCACGCGCGAATATCGGCGTTGGAGCAGGTGATGACCTCCACTTCGCATTCACACAAAATGTAGCGTCCGATTTATGGATGATACAGCACAATCTCGGCAAATACCCCTCTGTATCAGTTGCAGATAGCGCGGGTACAGAAGTTGTGGGGGATGTGCAGTATATTGACAAGAACAAATTGTCCGTTGCGTTTACTGCTCCATTCTCTGGGAAAGCATATCTCAACTGACCTGAACACGGAAAGAGAGGAAACTTACAATGAGTAGAAGCGTTCTTACAAACCTTGACCTCAACAAAAACGAAATTCAGAATGCAGTGCTTCAGCCGCTGGCTACTGCACCCGCAAACCCCAAGCAATTCCAAGTCTATACAAACTCAAATGACAAGATCATTTATCAGTACGACGGCGAGAAATGGAAGCCGGTAGGCGTTGTTTATAGTCAAGCGGGCAGTACCGGAACAGTAATTGTTGGACTCGGAACGGATGGAACTGTAGCGACGAAGAAGATTGTCGAACTCACTCTGAACGACTATCAGCCGGTCGATGGTGGCTATATTGCCGATGGTGATACGCTTCAGAAAGCATTTGCTGCGCTCGATACTGCTGTTAAGAATGCAGTGGCCGGAGGCGGTGAAGTCAACCAGAACGCGTTCTCCAACATCACAATTCCGCAGCAGAGTACGAATGACACCGCCGAAGTTGCAGGCCAGAATGCAGCGGCAACGGTTTCTGCGACCAGCAAGACCGATACGTTCTCTCTTGCGTCTGGTGATAAGTGGATTCATGTCAACGCAGACGGCACGACCAAGATTATCACGCTCGGACATGTGTTCTCCAGCGCAACTGCTGGTCAGTATGGCGATGCGACACACACGGTTTCTCTCACAATCGATAAGGCCGGGCACATCACGGCGGCAGAAGTCGTTGAAATTGTTGGCGCACAGTACATTTCCGGCCTTACATCCGATGCACAGGCACAGCTTAATGCCAAGATTCCCGCATCTGAGAAGGGGCAGCCGAACGGCGTCGCAACCCTCGGTGCAGACGGCCTTGTCCCGGCTGGCCAGCTGCCCAGCTATGTCGATGATGTCGTTGAGGCGTATATCGTTGGCACCACGCCGAGAGCGGCTGATTGGCTTTCTGCTACTGAGGGGGGCACTCCGCTGACTCCGGAAACGGGCAAGATTTACATTGTCATGACGGAGGGAAGCTACCAGAACAAGCAGTACCGATGGGGCGGCACAGTTTATGTTCTCTGCAATCCGTCTGACGTCAATTCAGTCAACGGCAAGACCGGTGTTGTTGTGCTGACACAGGACGATATCGGCGAGGGCGAAACCTATACGCAGTTCAGCAAAGTGGACAAGACAAAGCTGGGCACAGTTGCCGAAGGTGCTACCAAAAATACCATTACACAGAACGGCACAGAAACGGCGAATCCGACGTTCTATGCACCGACTACGGGCGGCGAAGTTGGTCAGGTTCTGACTTCTAACGGCGAGGGACAAGCACCGACGTGGCAGGCCGCTCCTGAAAATCTGCACAAGTATTCGATTACAAATCCGGTGCTTTCTGCTTCAGGTGGCGCATTCACTTGGCAGATCGCCGCACAGACAAATGGCCCGCAGACTCCGATGCTGGTGCAGGTATACGAAACGGCTACGAACGCAATGGTGCTGACTGACGTGCAAATCGGTGCTGATAACAGCATTACGATTATCATCAACCAGACCGATGAAAGCGTAACGTCTCTGAGTGCCGGTGCATACCGCGCAGTCGCAATCGGCTGATGAACGCAATGCCTCCCGCGTGAAATACCGAGGGAGGCTAACTTGGAGGAAATATGAAGAATTTAAGTCGATACGATGAAAACTTATCCGTCCCCCGCAAGAAGGATGTGGATGGCAAGCAGGCAAAAATCGACGGAGATGGCATCCTGAAAGGCAACGGGAATGGCAGCGTTACAACTGCAATTCCCGGTACAGATTATGCGTTACAGTCCCTCGGAATGTCTGGCGCGGTCGCAGGGCAAATGCCAGTAGTAAAAAACATCGACGCACAAGGCAGACCGGTCGAATGGGAGCCTGCGGACGTTGGCGGCGGCTCGGATGTTTTTATTATTACCGTTGGCACAACGACAGACAACGGCAATGGAACATTTTCCTTTACACCGGACAAGACATACGAGGAAGTAAATACTGCAATTCTGAACAAGAAGCAGTGTTATGTGAAATATAATGGCATATATTACCCGTTAGCGGATGTGAATGAGAGAACCTCCGATGATGGCGCGGCCTATGTCGCTATTGCGATATTCACCGTGGCATTCGAAGGTCTGGCGATGCGAAGCATCACTATGGTCAATGGTCTTCACGGTGATACCGCAACATGGGTTATACAAGCGACAGAAACTGCAGCAAGTTTTCCGCCAAATCCGAGTGATGGACAGGTGCTGTACTACAGAGCAGGGGGGATAGGTCGAGGATGGCGTGACACAAACATCGGGCCTTCGCTTGCCACCGATTTTACCGGAATTATCAAGGGTGCTAACGGCAAGCTTGCACAGGCTGAAGCGGGCACGGACTACATGGCTCCGGTTGCTGTGACAACTGCCGACAACGGCAAGTTCCTGCGGGTGGTCGGCGGCGCGTGGGCGGCTGTCTCAATTTCTGATGCGAACGGGGTGAGTTTCTGATGGCTGAATATTTGACGAATACAGCTGACCTCACGTCAGTTGCCGACGCAATCCGCGCAAAGAGCGGGCAGACCGGCCAACTTATCTATCCGGATGGATTTGCCTCTGCTGTGGCCGGAATCAAGAAAGCACCGACTACGCCGTACATGGAAGCGGAGTATGGTGTGGGGGAGGATACAGACGGCATCACGAACCACTATATCAAGCGCGCAAAACTCTACAATCACACGGCAATCTATGCGTATGAGTTCGCAGGGCAGAACCAACTAAAAAACCTTGACTGTAGTGATGCTTCAAATAATATCACGGCAATAGAAGCAATGGCGTTTAATCAGGCACAGGTGAATGGGCTGGTTCTGCCAAATACGATCAGCGTGTTAGGGAATGGATGTTTTAATTCTGCATACATCACAACGCTAACAGTTCCGCCACTTGTGACAGTGCTTCCAAACAATGCGTTTTTTATTATTCAACCACTCTACAATAATGAAACGGGGGAAGAACTTCCAATCAACATCATCCTGCCACAAAATCTCACAAAAATAGGAATCTCTTGCTTTGACGGTGCATTGATTAAGCAAATCGCTATACCGGATACGGTAACAGAAATCGGGGACGGTGCTTTTAACTACTGTGAGCAACTGGCATCGATTGCACTGCCATCAGGTCTACAAAAAATCTCAAGCAGAATGCTCGCCGATTGCAGGAGTCTGACATCCATTACAATTCCGGCATCCGTAACTGAAATCGCTAGTCAAGCTTTTGCAAGTTCCGGGCTTACATCCATCACAATTCCATCAACGGTAACGACACTTGGCAGTAGTGCATTTAATAACTGTGCATCGTTGGCACATATAGATATACAGGCACATGTAATAGAGATTCCGGAGGGTTTCGCAGAAGAAAGCGGCAGAACGTCAGTGACGCTGCCGGATACAGTAGAAACGATCGGCAGAAGCGCGTTTATCTCGTCCCGCGCCAGCCTCACGGAGATCACTATCCCCGCCTCCGTCACGTCGATCGGAGATTATGCGTTCGCGCAAAATGCAAGCATGGCGACAGTTACATGCCTGGCTACAACCCCGCCGACACTCGGAAGGAATGTGTTCGCTCTCGCTACAGTATCTGTCATCAAAGTCCCGGCTGCATCGGTCGCGGCGTATAAAGCTGCCGACGGATGGAAGGATTATGCGAGTTACATCGTGGCGATGTGAACGCT